TGGATAATTATATATCTTCATATTTCTAGGTTCACAGAGATAAACGTCGTAACTTGTCACCACAGTGTCTGTCTTTGCTGGTTTAGAATGTCTGTGAATCGAGCAGAACCTACCTCTGCTTTCTTCTTAGTGACTTTCTTTTCGACTTCAGCAGACAGATTGTCGTCTGTCTTGATCGTGATGTCGATGTTGCCAGAAATGTCTTGTTGCTGGTCTGCCCAAGCTTGAGTCTTCTTCATATTAGTAGAATCGACTCCCATCTCATTCAGCAAGTAGCGCTGTATGGCTTCTGAATCTTTGCCACCAGCTTCTCCACCGCCAGACAATGTCGTCATCGTACCAGCCATCATAGCTCTTGCATCATCCATCAGACCATTGTCATTCAGATATGCAGAAGCCATTTCAGGTGTCATAGCATTGTAGATAGAGTCACCACGTTCATTTGCAATAAGCATAGCTGCATACTGAGCATAGCTAGACTGTGCAAACTTTCCAGCTCCTTCAGACTGCTCTAATCCAGCTTCTTTGTTCTGTTCGGCAATCTCTTTGCTAGACTTTGCAGCATGTTCTGCAGCATTGTCTCCACCTATCAGCCTGTCTATCTGATTTGTAGTCTGAGCTGTCTGACTAGCAAGATTCTTGAAATCTGTGCCCAGTTCTTTAGCATTGTTCTTCAGATTCTTGATCTGCTCATTAGCTTCTTCAGTAGAGGCTCCAGCTTGAAGCATAGACCTCGTGAATGTGGCTGCAGCTTCTGCATCCATGCCATTCTCTTGAGCATATTCCTGAACTTTCAGAGAGTTTTGTCCAGCTTCAGACTCGATATCGAATCCCATAGCAGACGATCTTTTTCGCATGTTCTGCAAGTCATTGCCAGAGACGTTGGTCAGACCAATCATCTTCTTGACATCTTGAAGCTTGTTTTGTGCAAGCTGCTTTCCGCCTTCAATGTAGCCATCGCCTTGCAGAGCACCAGCTTCTTTAGCTTGCCAAGCAACATCTCTTACTTTTTGGGCTGCTGTAAGACCAACGCCAATAAGAGCAGCTGGACCACCAAGCTTTGTCAGAATGCCACTTGCAATGCCGCCTATGCCTCCAGCAGCGCTTGCAGTAGCGCCTGTAGCAGCTTTAGACATAACATTGCCAATCGCTTTTCCAGCCACATTCTCGACTACCTGTCCAGCTATCTGGCTAGCAACACCAGGTGTCTTTTGCTGCACTCCTTCAGGTGTCTGCGATACAGATGCACCTCTGTACGATTCTGAAGACTTAGTGTCGATGTCAAACGGTACAGAAGCTATGTCTTGAATGACAGAATTTTGATTAGAGTCAAAGAACGAATCTGAGTCAAGCACTGCGTTTGAAGCTCGTATAGTGACATTCTTAGCTTCGAAGTCTTGCAGTCGTCTCAATACTCTGTTCACAAACTTGTCATAGTCACCAGTCTTTGTCTGTTGATTTGCAAGCAACGACACTTGGAATGCTGCGCCTGCAGAATCAGTATCAGATCTGGCAGCTGAAGCTTTCTTAGCTTCATTGCTTGCAGAATCAGCTGTCTTGTCTTTGCCAATTCCAAAGAAGTCTTTGACTGTATTGAAAGCTCTAGTCTTCTGGTCCATCTCACCAGCAACCATAGCTACATTTCTAGCAGCTTTGTTCCAGCCAATGTCTGACAAGAACTGTCTTGCACTTGCAGACTCTTCATATCTTGTCATCGGCTTAGCTGGATCAGCTTTTCTTCTAGCAGCCATGACTTCATTCTCAGCAGTGTAGTCTACTTCGTCAGACTGCCTGTCAGATCTTGGAGTCCAGACTCTGTTTCCGTTCTCGTCTGTCTCGTAGTCACCATGCTGATACTGTCTGCGTCTCATTTCAGCTGTCTGCTGATCATATGCTCTAGCTAGTACAAGCATCTGCTTCTGAGACTCTGCTATGTCTGCTAGCAATGACTGAGCTGCTTTAGTGTCTTGAACGTTTCCAGTAGCAGCAGAACTGTAAGCAAGACTGTTCATCATCCAGTCTCCAGCTGTCTCACTATCTTGCATGCCCTGGACACTGTCTTCGTAGAACTTCTTCAAGCCAGAAGCTATAGCATCTGACAGTCTCTCATCTGAGAACACTGACATGTCATCTCTGTCAAACATTCTACTAGTCTTTCTCTGTCATGTGCTATGCTATCTTGAAGTTCTTCAGAAGCTCGTTGACTTTGTCAAGGTCTATGTCTTCTGGAGCTATAGACTTAAGCTTCTCTTCTTTAGCTTGCTTGATCTCGTCTTTGTATATCTCTCTGTACAAGTCTGGATTGCTGAACAGCTGAAGTCTCTTGACAAGCTCAAGCATGTCTCTGCTTCTAGCTCTCTCTTCTTGCTTGTCAAGCCAAGCTGATGTCATGAGTGCAAGGTCTGTACTGTCTTGTGCTCCAGATAACCGTATTCTGACTAGCTTTGACACAGTACTGTCTGACAGACCCTGCATCATCATTTTCCCAAGCGTTCTAGCTTCTCATTCTGTTCGTTTCTGAACTCAGCGTACTTCTCAAAGAAAGCTTCTATGAATGGTCTGTAGTATTTCAGTGCAGCTTTCCATCGTTCAGACGGTTCTGTAGCATTCTCTACTATAGATGCGTAGAACTGCTCTCCGTCTATAGAGTCTACTGCTAGTGCAAAGTACGCTGTCTGAAGAGCCATAGAATAAGCATCTGTGTCTTTCATAGACTTGCATAGACTGTGTGCTTGAAGCTCTTGCTTCATATTCAGTATATGATATCTGACTTCATGCCCCATGACTGTCACTATGTCTGTACCAGCACCAAGCTTGTATGCTTCTACTAGCTCTTGTTCCTGTTCTTGTACAGAATCAGCTTTTTGTTCTGAGTCTTGAATCAGTGGTTCTGTTTCTGGATTCAGTTCTGAGTCTGTCTGTTCTAGACTCTGTCTAGCTTTAGCAAAAGCTTTGTCTTGCTGTCTTTTTGACACCATAGTCTTTGTCTCAGTCTTTCTGTTATGGCTGAATATGATACCTATATGTTATTGTATCAAATTTCAGTCTAGAATTGCTTAGAATCTGTGATGAATTAGCTTAGTAGATTAGACTTTACATTCATATGTTTGACTTTTGACTATGAAAGACTGCATTGATAGCATCAAAAAAATGACTTTCCTAACTTACCTAACGTTTTTATATATTTTATATATATATATTTTCCTATATTGCTTTATATAAAATATATAGGTAAGTTAGGTAAATAGATCTTCAAGTATTCTACTGATTACATTTCTAATTACCTTTTTAGTTACCTAATAGCCAAAACTTACCTAACAAAATTAGGTAAGTTGTCTTATTTTTGTCAAAACTTACCTAATTTTGTCAATTTTACCTAATTCTTTTAGGTAAGTTACCTTATTCTATGCAATCTAAAAGGTAAGTCAAGGTAAACAATAGCATTGCAGGCTGGCATTATCTGCAGAAGGAATCTGTCTATCTGAAAAGCTTGGCATAAAGACTCAAGACAAGAAGACTGTCAAATATGACAATGCTGTCAACAAGTCTATGAAAGTCTGGCAGCCAGATCTAGACAGTGGTCAATGGCACAGAACTGTCAAGGACTTGCTTGACAGAGATGAGATAGACAGAGGGCTAGTAGATGAGTTCTACAGCAAGCGTGGTCTTGAATGGAAAGAATTTGACTGACAAACTAGATGAAGGTCATCGTATTCTGACTAGCGATTTCATGCCAAGCAATGGTGCTCTTACAGAAGGCGCTTGCACATATGTCTTAGAAAAAGATTGACTTCTTAAGTTTACATTTATTAAAAGATAGTATATAATATCATTAACAATAATAAATGTTAAGGAGGAAGTCATGAGCAGCATGTATAGCATCAGCAAAGATGGATGGTTTTGCATTCCTGAAGGCGGTAGTTGGTATCCTAGTGTCATCGAATTCAGCAAGCTCATGCCCCATAATGTTATGCGTTTCATCAAGAACACCTTCTGCAAGAATGGTCGTCTCTGTGGTGAAATCTCTGACAAGTACAAGCTCAAGTTCAATCCTGATATTCGTACTCTTGTCTTTGCAGATGACAAGGCAAACATGGACATCTTTGAAGGGGATGCTCAGCTTCTGCTGCTTAACGACTTCTTCAACGACGAGGAGACTTTCATTGAAGCGTAGTTAGAAGACATCTTATGAAGAACCAATGACGTGTTACGACGTTTATCTATATTGACTTAAAGATGTAGGTATATAATTATTGATCTTTATATTCCTAAATCAATAGAGATAAACGTCGTAATTCCTGAGATATAATGCCTCTTCTCATATGATAGTGTTTTAATGAAAATAGTCTTCACACATGCTAAGCCTATATGTCGACTAAAATATGAAACTCCTGGGTTTACATTTTATAAAATATGGTATATAATATAATTATCATTAAAAATGATAAATATAAAGGAGAAATCATGTCATATAATTTTATTGACCTAAATGATATCGTCAAAGATATGAAGAGATATCATAAAGAGGCATGTGTGGATATGAAGACTGAAGACAATTCAGATTTTGTCGAAGCTAAATATCCAGATGAGACAACAGTGCACATCACGCCATTTATAGATGATTATGGTTACCAACAGGTCTCATATGCATTTAAGAATGTGTGTGGCACAGGCTTGCATGAAGAAATCACAATGAACACTCTTTATGATAGTGCACACACTTTATGCAATTTTGTCAACCAAGAGTTGCGTAAGCTAAAGCTTGGCATTGACGCCGGCTTTGACCTTGACAAGACTGTTGACAAGCTTAAGGAAGAGAAGCTAGTTGCATTGGTGTCAAAGACTTATGCTAAATCTGGAGCCATACATGGCATCAGAGTTAGGTTTAATGATGGAGTCATTGGTGACCTTTGCTGGCCGCTTTTTGACAAGTCGTGCAAATGCCTTATGTATCGTGATGAAGAGGCGCACTCTATTGACAAATTCTTCTCAGTCTTCTATATCTCATCTGAAGATATGTCGCCTCAATATGCGGCTGACAAATTTATCGATGGCTATAAGCATAGCGTGAATCTCTAAAACCATTTCGACATTTATCTCTGTGAATCTAAAATTATAGGCATATATAATTATTAGCCTTTATATTATTAGATTCGCAGAGATAAATGTCATATTTTTTTAATATATCTAGCACATATAATATATCTCAGAGTTACGACGTTTATCTCTGAGATTATGAGAATATTGGTATTATAAATTATCCATATAGGATATCAGAGGTTCACAGAGATTAACGTCGTAACTTCTAGAATATACTGAGATTCTATTGTATATAGAAAACAGACTAGAACATAGAAAAAGCCCTAGACTTAGCATCTAGGGCTTTAGCTTTCTACAGACACTCATCAAAGTCGATGTCTATCCTAGTCATCTTTCCTTCGCCTTTCGGCACATGGTCTAGAAAAGCTAGATTCTTCTGTATCGTATTCGACATAGTCGGGCCAGAAGATGCAGCAATACAGCACCATCTGCCATCTGCTGTCACATACCAAGTACGATGACGTTCAGACACGTAGAATGTGCATTTGTTAGCACGACTTTCTTTCTTGTGCTTAGCAAGATTGTCCCAGTATTCGTCTACCGAATCTCTGACATTGCGCCAAGCTTTGATGAAGACAGCTCCCTGGACAATGTCAGACCGATCGAATGACACACTTGCAAGTCTGTCGATCTTGATGCGAGTGTCTTTCAACACAAGCTGACCATTCAGTTCTACGACTTCAGACTCATATTCGTCTATGCAGTCATTCCATGCTGGCAAGCCATGAGCATCTACATTGACAGCTTTCCACTTGACGATATCGCCCTTTTCGATCTGATGCAATGCAATTTCGATCTTGCGCATGTCAGTCATCCTCCCTCATCTTGACGTCGAATACTGCAGACATAGATTCGAACATCTTCTTAGCTTGTTCTATAGAAAGACCTGCATCTCTAGCAATGTCTATGAACGTCTTGAACATGACAGTGTCAAACAGTTCGCTGTCAGAAGTCTTAGACAAGCTAGAATTGCTGACCTTGACGATCTCTTTGACTGAGACCTCGACAATAACATGCACTCCATCATATTCTGTAAGAAAAGACCAGCTAATAGAAGTAGCGGGAATCTTCTTGCCAGATACGAATGCGAAGCTGTCTTCTGGACCGAAAGCAAGATCGAAATGCAAGATTTCAGAATCTTCAGAAGACATCTTATGATTCACTGTCTCTTCTATAAGACGTTGCAGCTTCTCAGCAGAATCGACTGTGTCTGTTCTGAATTCTACATACCAATTAGAACTGACGTACTTGACATGTGGCAACAGGTCTTGCATCTGTACAGCGTCTAAGTTCGCAACTAGTTTTCGTGCGAATGTGTTCAGTTTCAGATTCTCCTCTACATCAAGTCTTGACTTCTCAAGGCTAGCGAGCATGTCATCTATCGTTTTGAAGTCTTTCTTCAGATTGTCAGTCATTTCTATCCTTTTCATTTACCATTTGATTGGTTAATAATATTATATACCATTCTTTATCAAATGCAAAATCAAGAATGAAAGAAAATGAAAGTTACGACGTTTATCTCTATGAACCTAGAATTTTTGGTATTATAAATTATATGGACAATATATGAAAGTATCACAGAGAACAACGTCGTAACTCTGAAGATATAGTCTGATTCTATCGTATATAGATTATTGTCTAAGACAGCTTAATTGGCAGTAGACTTATGCATGGCAAGGTCTGGATCTAGCTTGCACAGCTTCTTGTACTTCCAGTAGCATGTCTCACACAGACCCTTAGCATGATAGCTGACATCTTCGAACGACTCTTTGCATAGCAAGCAAACGTCTGGCCTTGGCAGTCTGACATCCGGTTCAAGATAGTCTGTGATTCGTTTCAGATGCTGCAACACTTGCAGATCCATCTGCTGAGCTTCATGCCTTTCCCTTTTTCGTTCCGCTCTGACAGACTCGATTCTGTCTTGCTTAGTCTTTGGCTTTCTGTATTCGTCTATCAGTCGTCTGATGCCTGGATCGTCAATGTCTACATCGACATCTCTGTACTGCCAGCTTGATGGCACATGTCTGTCTTGATCCTCTTCGATCATAGTCCTCTTCTTTCAGATATGAGAAATGGACAGTTTTTCGTCATGCCCAGGACGGTTTCAGTCATGTCAGTTCTGTCTAGATGTCTCTATCTCTCCAAGCGTCATAGTCTGCTTCATCCTGAAAAGACTGGAGCTCTTCGTCTGTATATTCGCCACGTTCTTTTCTAGCTTCATCAGATGCTTCTGCATTCTTGAACAAGCCTCTGTCATCGATTTCAGCCTGAGACAGCATCTGCTTGTCTCCGTCTTCATCTTCTACGATGACCAGACCATTCTTGACATCGATCACATCATAGAACTTGCCAATAGACTCTCCATCTTCAGAAGACTCTTCTAGAACATCTCCAGCTTCAATCGGCTCATAATACACATCTGTTATAGCAGCAACAACTGTCTTGCTAGCGTGCTTATGCGGTACAGCATCTTTTGGATCTCTGATTTCAGTATCGTCACAAGCTAGAACATCTGGCTGATCGTAGATCGACTTCTTCATTTCTCTAGCTTCGTATTCGCACCAATCAGCTGTCTTAGCAGAACCTTGTCTGATTGGATCATGATCGAATTCGCCATTCGTACCACTGTATTCTGCCACGTCTTCAGGTTCTGCAAACTTAGCGGCTGTGACATTCTCATTCAGCAAAGCATCTTCAGCAGTAGCTTCAGCTTCTTCCAAAGTATCGCCAGCATTGCTTATGTGCATCTGCTGACCATCTGCGAATACGACATCTGCAGCATAGTAGTCTTCATCGAAATCAGACTCTTGCCATACTTGCATGTAACCTTCAGGTGTCCTCTTCTCAAACCACCCACCGACGGGTTCCCAGTCAGAAGCTTTCTTGACTGAGGCAGTCTTAGCTTCGTCTGAATGCAGCCACTGCTCTATCTCGTTAGCCTCACTGATAGCCTCACCTACAAGCTTCTCAAACTCTTTCAGCTCTTCAATGTCAGTGAAATACTGGACTCCGTATGTGATAGACACGATGTCGTTGCCTTCGATGTCTATAGCTGGAGCTTCTTCAGGGGCATCTAATTCTCTTTGCTTGACAACAAGCATGTCATCATCATTGATGATGTCGTACCAACGAGTACTGAAAAGCGGTTTCTCGTCCATTCTAGATCCATTCTGTGACTTGATTGAATACTTTGTCCTAATAATTATATTCTATCAAGTAGCAGTCATTTCTTAGAAGAAATCTGTGAAAATTCACGCTGTTCTTACATACTATACAATATAGCAAAGATTCTCAGTGTATTCTAGAAGACATTCTTTGATATCTCTGTGTTAACGAAATGCATTGTATGGATAATTTATAATACAAAACATTTCAGATTCACAGAGATTAACGTCGTAACTTCTACAATTACTCGCTAAGGTAGATAAGAAGAAAGATGCCATAGATAGCTGCCATGCCTAGACCGATTGAAATCATAAGCCAGAAGCTCTTAGCCTCTTCGATAAGCTTTGGATCGACGTTCTTCTTCTTTCCGATAAAGATAAGAATTGGAAGCAGAAGCCAAATGAGAATGATAGCACCACAAGCTCTACTATTCTGCTTGCGACGTTCTTCTTCTTCGTACTTCCTGTATTCGTCTACAGAATTGAAGACTGGACCGTCATGTCTTGGATCGTAATCACCGTAAGTCATCTCAATCAGTTCCTTTCATAGAATGTTGTTTACATTTTGAATTATATATATATATTATATACTATTCTAAATCAAATGTAAAATTACAGGAGAATCATCCGAATCAGAACAAGCTCGACAAAGATCTGATGCTTTTACTGCTACATAGATCCATTCTCATAGCATTCTTCACATAGACCACCATAATATTCGTAGTCATCGCTATCAATAATGATGCCGCATTCGTCACATTCGCATTCGTCATCATCGTCAGCTTCGTCATCGTCGTCTACATATTGCAAAACAATAGCAAGAGCCTCTTCATACGAATCTGAAGCAAAAACTTTTGTCTGCATTTCTTTGGCTTCATCAGCATATCCAGCCTCTTTCAGAGCTCTAGATGCAATGCCTAGAATGTTGAAGATGTTGCCGTTTTGACCGACCAGCTTGACTTTCGGCTTATTCATGATCTGCTCCTTAAAATATACTGTACTGATTGCTTGTCAGGATCGATACGTTTGATTTTTGATTGGCTAATAATATATGTTGTTCTGATCGAAGGCAAAATCGACAGAAAAGCATCTGAAACAAGTCTGTCTATAGCCTTGCCTATAGCAAGTCTCCAATACCATAGTCTGATGCTAAGTCACCATAGTCAATATAGCCAAGACGAATCAAGTCTACATACATTTCATAGGCTTTCGTGCTGTCATAGACGCCATGGATCCTAGTGCAGATGTTGTCTTTCTTAAGCAATACGTCTTTGTGCATCGTCATTCCATTCCTACGAATGCAGAATTCGATTCAGAATCTCTGTCTAGCAAGAAGCTTACAGCTTTCTCAGTATCTAAATGACTGTCTGTCTTCTTGTCCAGTCTTAGTTGCAATATATAGCACCTGATATTGAATTCTTGCTCGGTCATCTTCATTCCTTTCGTTTTACCATTTGATTGGTTAATAATATTATATACTGTTCATGATCAAATGTAAAATTGAACGAGGACTGTCTTACATTTTGTTGAGGTCTAAGACAAAGCTGCAACCATATTTGTTGCTGTCTATTCTGACACTGTCTATTGACGAGATGCAAAGACGCTTTTAAGTTTGACATTTCCAAACTGAGCTATCTTGGCATAGTCATGCTCGCTTATGTCATAGTTGCAGCTTTCTATCAGTCTAGTCGATGCTGCAAATAAATTTGACTAAGCTTTTTTCTGCAGTTCTGCTATTCTTTGTTCAAGATCATTTAGACACGAGTCTGTCTCGCCATTCTTGAAATGCTTCCAGAACTGCTGCATGTTCTTGTTCTTCTCTGCATTCTGAAGAATGTCGATGTAAGAATTGCACAGATCTTCATCATGCCAGTCTATTGGCTCCAAGAACCGATCATCATGATCTATAGCATATCGAATGTACCAGCTAGCTTTCTTCAAGTCTTCAACTGGTCTGTCTTTGTCTTCATATCTGAATGCATACTTTATAGCGTTTCCCAATGCAAACGAATACTTGTCAGCAAGCTCTATGCATTCGAATGGCTTGTTTGCAGCATAGTGCTTCGGATGATTGACTCGATCAGAATCAGATGCTAGATGACAGACTAGATCTGGCTCTGGCAACAGCAGTTGACTGAAGTCTTCGTACCAGTAGAAAGTCTGGTCTGAATATGCGTAATCATCTAGTCTGTCTTCTCTGAGGATCTGACAGGCAAACTTGTTAGTGTATCTCAGACCAGAACCGACAATGTCTTGAATCTGTCTCAATGTCAATGCTTGTTCTGTCAGAGATGACAGTACAGAAGCAAAGTCTTCATCTGACATCTTCTTGGGCTTCTGCCACCAGAACCAGATGCATCTGCTAAATGGACGGTCTGACATAGTCAAATGCTCGATGTTTCTACTCATTGCCAATCCTTTCTACATTATGTTGCCAATGGAAGCTGCAGTCTTCTACAAGGCTACAAATTCTTGTATGATTCTCAGTCTTCACATTCAACTTCATATATAGCATATGTCTTCCGATTCCAGACTTTGATGCAAGCACACAAATCATCATGCCTGTATCTGGCTTTATACTCTTCAAAGTTGTCAGACTCGTCTTTGCAATCACTGCATACAAATCTAGCTTCGAAAGACTTACCTGATTGTTCAAAAAGAGTCAATCTTAATGAAGATGCAGACAAATCATATGCTTTGCATAGAACTTCTCTAGCAAAATTCCAAGGTTTTACACCTCTATACCAGATCTGTTTTACATCTCTATACCAGATCGTAGTCTTTGGTTCGTATTTTAAGACTAAGATGCCATCATCATTGTCAATGTCATACGTATCAAAAGTTTTTGCGAACTTCAATAGCACTTTCAATTTGTCTTTTGGCATGACTACTACGTCACCATACTTACCATCGGAAAACTTCTTTTCAGCTTCTTCAAACATATTGTTCATTTTCATTCCTTTCAGTTTGCCATTTGATTGGTTAACAATGTCATTGACTATTCTGAATCGAATGCAAAATCAAATGACTGCTTTATAAGAATTTTCTGAAGCTCAAACAAATAGCTAGCTGAAGTCTTCATGCATCTATTCTTCATACTTGATGTCTAGATCATATCTTGAATCTGCACAGTCTGAAGACTTCAGACTGATCGCATCAAATTTCACATTTGCTGTGTATTTGACGTATCTTTGAGTCGAAGATACAGTCGGATCGTATTCTGCTGTTCTCTGTCTTGCTATGAAAGTCGCTGTGAATCCGTCATGCCAGTCATAGCCGTCTATGTCATAGCTGCTCATAGTCAGATTCGAAGCTCTGACACCATACACTTTACAGATCGTATCTCTGGCGAACGTCCATGAATTTTGCCAGCTATAGAACACAGCAGTCTTTGGCTTCTGATGAATGACTAGAATGTCTTTGTCATTCTTGTAGTCATAGTAACGACCAGTTGTAGCCGCTTGAACTATCTCTCCCAGCTTGTCTCTAGTCATCACTACGACTTCGTTGCTTGGACCGCCTTCAAACATCGGTTTGATGTCTTCGTATGAACCGTCTGTCATTTCTGCTTCCTGTTCCATTTAGCTGCTGCCCTGAGAATGCTAGTCTGAGGCTCTATTTCTTGCTTGCATTCGGGACAACGATACAGATATTCGTTTCCAGCTTTTCCAAGCACATTGACATGGACTAGTTCAGGTTCGATCTTGCACTTTCTGCATTCTTTTAGAATGATGTTCGTCATCTTTCAGTCTACTCCTCCATTGTGCATTCCAAGACTGATCTCTTTCGATATCGTGTCTTCTACATCAGAATCGTGCTCTTTCAGACGGTCATACATGGCTCTGACAAGCTTCTTCTTAGTCTCTTTGCATGGTGCGTATCCATATCTGCAATATCTGAGCATTCTATCGAACGTAGACAATGGCCACAAGATGTCGTTGTCGCATACGAGCTTCTTAGCAATCAAATCTTGGAAGAAGTCTTCATGGAACACGACTTCATATTCGCCATCGTCATTCAGCCTCATGCCGAACTTAGTCACAGTGAAGTCGAACTGAGACAAGACTTCTTCAAGACTGAGATAGTCTGACTTGACAATGTCTATGCTGTACGAGTCATTCTTCATCTTAGTCGACTTGTCAGATTGGAATGCTTTCTTGTATTCGTTCAGTGCAAGCTCTGCTATCCTAGTCTGTCTAGCTTCATTCGTAGCAAAGAACATGTCTAGATCTTTCGGTCTCTGTCCCAAGAACAAGTTCTTGAAGCATCCACCAGCTATCCATTCATTCGAACTCTTTATGAAGTCATACAGACATTCCAACTGCGGATAGTCACTTGCAGATCTGACTCTCAGACATTTTCTAGCATATTCCGATGTCTTCTGCTTCTTATGTCCGTCTGAATTCTTGTCAGTATAGCTCTCGTATCCCAACGACATGCAATCCTCGTTTCTATGCTAATTCAAATATGACTATGACAGCAACTACAGACAAGACCAGCCACATGACTGCTAGGCATGGTCTTCCAGTCTTTGCCAGCCATGTAGTCGGTCCTGCTGTGAATGCTAGCATCAGTACTAGCAGCAAAGTCAGTGTCGCTAGCGATACTGCGATTTCCACTGACTGTCTCTGTCATTGACATGAGCTATCTTCTTGATGCGATTGTAGATCTGCTTCTGCCAATTTGGAATGTTTGGTGCCACGAATGCTTGTTCCTGCCAGACAAGCTGGATCCAATGCTCGCTGTCTGGCTCATAGCAACTTAGCTTCTTGACATACAAGTCTGTCTTGTCTTTCGAACTTAGCATGTCTTTGAATTCGATGTCGCTAAGACGTACGAATGCAGACAGCTTCCCGCCACAATAAGCTATGCACCAAGAATGCGCATCAAATTCTCCTGCAAGCTGTACAGAATTCAGTTCGATTCTAGACGGATGAGCTGGAACATCTTCAACGTCAAGAGTCTTGACTCTATGCCAGACACCGTTCGTGTCTTTCCACCATTTCAGACTGCCACTGTCATCCGTATACAGATTTGAGACACCGACACCATCAGATCCGTTGATGCCCATAGGGCCCATAGCACCAGGAGCTCCATCCATGCCACGAATGTTCTGAATAGCTTCGATCAGTCGTTCTAGTTGCTTCTTCTTCTTCATGCTGTCATCACTGCTTTCTTTCTATAGGCTTATTTGACTTTCGAGTATGACGATCTGTCATGATCAGCGACCAGTAGAGCCGTGTCCAGATTTTCCTCGTCCATCTTCAGACTCGTCTAGCTCATCTACGACTTCAAATTCTGAATAGTCGACTGGAACGATCAGCAACTGAGCGATGCGATCACCATAGCAGATCTCCATCTGATGGTCCGACAGATTGACTAGATTGACTTTCAGTTCACCACGATAGCCAGAGTCTACGATTCCAGGAGCATTCATGACTGTGACACCACGAACTGCAAGCCCTGATCGTGGGCAGACCATGCCAACATAGCCTTCTGGAATCTGCACTGCTAGACCAGTACTGACTAACGTTGGAGTGTTGGGTGGAAGTACGAAGTCTCCAAATACTGAATGCAGATCTGCACCTGCATCGAACTTATGCTTCCGCTCTGGTCTGAAAGCTTTGTCTGTAAGAGCCTTCACTTTGACTGTCTGTGACATATTCTGTCTCCTTTTTCTATCTGTTTTTTCTATCTGTTTGTTGTCTGTGTCTTGTTGCTGACAGAAAATTTCAGCGTGTCTGTCAAGACTGCATGATCTGTAGCAATTGCCTTGCCATCTCTGAAGTTCCTGTCACAGTTCAAGCATCTCCAGCACTGTTCATGTTCGTCATATACAGCTCGCATTCCGCAAGCACGACATTTTCTGAACTGAAGCCACGCCATGATTCTAGTCTTTCAGCTCGAACTTGATGATTCGTCCCTGCTGTCTAGCAGAATTGCTGTTGACAAGAACAGATATCTTGACTGTAGCAATGTCAGAACTGATCTTAGTCCTGTCAAGCTTCAGTACATCTGTCTCATATGTCGAATCGTCAAAGTTCAGTGATTTGAAAGCGCATTGCAGTTCGTCTTCAGCAGCTTTCACTTCTGAATCTCGCTGATACAGTACAGTGAATTCGTGGTCTTTGTCAGCTTTGTAGTAGACATTGTGTGTCAGTGGTTCCCAGCATGCATTCATGACTTGAGTAGCACTGACTTCCTGATTCTGACTGCAAGCTGTCATTGACAGCAAGCACATGACCGCAGCTATTGCAGCAGCCATCTTCTTCATAGCTTTCCGCCTTCCTATTTAATATTGATCGTATAATGATATTATATACTATAATGAATCATATGTAAAATCGATCAGATTCAGACTTTTGCTAGATCTATCAATCTTTTGCATATTCTATAATAGAAAGAAATCAGAGATGGTTCTAGGAATGACGACGCTTATCTCTATGATACTTTCGTATCATATATGGATAATTTATAATACCAAAGATTCTAAGTTCACAGAGATTAACGTCATAATTCTAGCTATTTCAGCAAAGCTATCAGTATAGCTGCCACAGACAGAATGCATGATGTTCCAGCAAAGCCTGTAAGCAGCCATATCTTCATGCGGAAGTACGAGTGTATCTTAGTATCAGCGTCGAATACAGATGTGATCTTGTCGAACACAGTAGCAATGCTATCCATTGTTTTCTCGAGGTGCTTGATTCTAGCGACATTCTCATTCTGATGCTTTATGCAGTCATTGATTCTGTTTGCAAGTTCTATGTCTGCGTCTGTACCCAAGATCTGCCTGTCAGTCTCGTTCTCGTTCTGTTTCATAGCTATGTCTCTATCTGTATGTCACATTCAGTTTGATGTGTTCGATTTCTGCCCTGTCAACAAGAATGTCGTAGTACTTCAGCATAGCATCGAACTGGTCTTTGAACTTCCTGTAAGAGCAGCTCGGTTCGAAGTTCAAGCTATTGTTTCGCCAGCAGTACAGCATGTTGTCTAGACGTACTAGACGTTTCTGCAATGCATAGAATTCTGCTTCGAATCTGTCGACATAGTCTTCTGACTTCTGCAGTCTAGCTATCTCTGACCAAGTCATCTCATTCTGATTCTGCTGCATGCTCATTGAGTCTCTTTCTGTTGTGCAAGAAGTTGTTGTATCGTCTTGAAGATTCTGGATCAGACCAGTATCGTTCTCTGTTCTTAGCTCGTATCTTGTCTCTGTTCTTAGCTCTGTATCGAGCTTTTCTGATCTTGTCTTTGCTCTTGTCTTCTCTAGCTCTTGCCTCCCGTTTCAATGCTTTCTTATGAATGTCGTAATGCTCATTGCAGAAGAAGATGTGGTCAGTACATTCTTCTTTGCAGTCTAAGAATGTGCAATGCTTTATGCCTCTAGCTTTTCGTTTGCATTCAGACATCTTTGACAAGACAGTCATTCCATTTCTTTACAGTATTGAAGAACGTGCTTGACGATTCTACGCATCTTCCGCAATTATAGCACTCTACGATCCAACTTCCCTGTGCGTTTTGTATGAAGTCTATATCTGGATCGTCACAGCAATGCCTGATCAGTGTCAGACTGCTGTTTTCACTTTTCTTGACAGAGATTCGTACAATGTCTGAACTGTCTGCTATCAGACATGCTGCGCAGACATTAGACAGGACTTTCACTGCGTCTTCTACTTTGACTTCTGAATCTTGATCGAATGCCTCCTTCCAGTCTTGCAAAGCTGTCTTAGAGACACGTTCCAATGCTTTCAAGACTAGATTTGCAAAAAGTCTTGGACTGATTCTGTCAATGTCTTTCAGCTTCAGACCGATAAAAGTCAAGAACTTGTCATAAGCAGACGGAATTCTGAATTCTTGACTGCATGTTCTGTCTTTCAGAATCTGAATTGCAATGTCATCAGTCATCGTTCATCTCATTCCATTGATTGACAGCTTTGTCTGGACTATCGAACATGAAGCTAGTCTTTCCGCAGTTCCAGCATCTTACTTGAAACGCGACTGTCTCGCCTATGACATGGACTTCAAGATGCGGGTCTCGTCTGCAACAGAAATCTAGCAGATACAGCTTTCTGACAGACGGTTCGATGTCATAGACAGATTCGACTAAAGGCTTTGGCTGCTTTTGCAAAGCGTGTCTAGCATGAGTCTTCCTGTCATAGCTTTCAGCAGTCGATTTAGACGTGTTCTGTCTTTTAGATGCGGTCTGTCTTTTGACAGCGTTAATAGCGTTCTGGGTTGCAACATGCAAAGCTATCATAGATGCCAATGGGTATGCCACGTTCAGTTCTTCCTTACGTCGCACATCATGTTCCAGAACCATTCTGCTGTCTCGATGTCTTTCGGCTCTGTCCTGAAATGGCATGACGGACAAGATATCGACCAGTATGTATTGCTGTCAGACGTGTCTTTCTCCTCGTAGCCAGTCTTGACTGGAATGACATCGCAATCTGGACAGTGCTTGAAATCGACATACTCTGGCAAGACAGTTCGATAGAGCATGCGTTCTATGTCTGCATCTTGCTGAGCTTTGTCTATGACTAGCTTGACAGTCATTATTGCATCGTATTCTAGCAGAATGCAATTGCCGTCTTCGAATGAGAAGACTGGATAGTCGCCTTCTCCATACGGTATCGTGAACGATGCAATACTGACTGTCTTGTCATGCAAATTCACATGTGGACTGCCTATGAACGTTGCTCCAAAACTGCTTTCGACTACGATGTCATATTCTGAAGTCAGTTCATCAAAGAACTCTATCGATGTCTTCTTGTACCAGCTATCTGAACCTGACAAAACTTAATAGCGATCGAATGCTAGCTTTTCCATTGTCTCCTCCGTAGAAGATTCCATGTCGATCACCTATTGGGATCGATATGTCTAATTTTTGTCTGACATGTATATTATATACTATATCGAATCAAATGTAAAATCAGAATGAAATTACGACGTTTATCTCTGTGATATCGTGATTATTGGTATATATAATTATATGGACTAATGTTCTGAGGTTCACAGAGATTAACGTCGTAACTTCTGAGATATCTTCTGATCTGTCTTTATACCAATATTTTGTCAATATTCGTCATATTAGACGACAAAGAATGGAGAGAAATTAGAATCTCCGTATTCGTCTTCTACGAATTGCCACCATTTGCATTGATTAGTCAGAATTGTCTGGTTCTTGAAGTCTCTGTAGTCTTGCACAACATAGCCGATCAGCCATTGAAACGCTGAGACGTACAGAAAGACTAGCACAACCAGTTCTAGCAGTCGTTCAGCAGACATCAGAATCACGATTCGTCTCTTTCTGTCTATTGCTTTGATGGATCTAGATCTGCACCAGAAGCATGCGCCCAGTCGCATGACATTCCAGTCACTTTGCTGTCTGACATGGCAAACACACAAGTGACTTTTCTAGAATCGTTCAGTTCTACTGTCTCTGTCTTGTACGAGACAGATGGAGTCTGATCTGAGACTGTGCAGCCTGACATAGAGACAAGCATAGCCAATGCTAGCACAAAGGCGGAAATCCTGATCTTAGCATGCATCTTTTCTCACTCCTCACTGTCTTCATCTATATTGTCTAAGCAATCGTAACAGACAAATTCGTTAGTCATAGGATCGAATTCTCCGTTTGTTTCTGAGAACCATCTGCCGCACCCTACGCAACGTACAGCATCATAACGACAATTGACTGGTGAATGCATTAGCGAAAGCTTTCTATGATGTATCGTGCAGGTTCTACGACTTCAGACAGAACATTCTGCTGAAACAGCTCTTTCAGTTCATATGGCTTCAAGAACAAATACTTGAACTGCATCGTTGGCTTGTCATTGAGCTTGCTGCCCAAATCTTCAACAGATACTTTGACAGCTTTGACTTTGCTGTTCTCATACCATACTGATACGAACTGCAACGAAGCTTCTTCTGGATTGTTCATCACATACAAGCCAGACTTGATATCGATCTTGTCGAAATGCCACAGATGGTATATGCAATCTATGTCGACTTCCATCCAGTATGCAGTAGACACATCTAGTATTCTGTGAGTGTGTCTGTCTGTAGGCGCCACTGTCAGCAATTTGCCTTTTGGATCGACTTCTGTCACTTCACCGAATGTCAGACTGTCACTGTCATCGTCGTCAGAATAGAACAGCACTTCATCGCCAACAGAGATCTGTTCTGCAGGCTTTCCGAACTGAGCGTTCCAGATGTTTTTAGACAGAATCTTGTCATCTGTGCAGATCCACTGATACAGCGTATCTGTTCTGACATTCGGTATCATCAGATTGCCATCCGTGTCATAGACAGATCTAGCTGATACGATGTTCGTAGTCTTGTCAAGACTTAGCTTGACTTCGATCGGGTTTCTGCTGGACGATGTGATGACAAAGTCTGAGCCATCTAGCTCTTCATTCGTCAGCCATTCTAGAACGTCTTTGTCTTGCTTCATTCTCTTTGTCTTTCTGTACTAGCTACGTCAGTACATGAACAAGCACATGAATATGACGATCGCTATACTTGCCAATATCGAATCGAATGCTATTAAAGCGTACAGCAACCACGACTTAGACTGTTTCATAGGACTGTCTAGATCGTATTCGTGCTCCATGTCTCGATTCAGATGCTTGGCATTTCTGATGTCTTTCTTGTTCATTCTTCGATGTCCTGCTCTGCTTTCGTATGCGATTTGACATGATATGGGACGCACAAGCTATGAGCCGTGTCAGAATCGTTCTGCAAGCTTTTAGCTATCGCTAGAAGTGCATACACATGAGCTTTCTGTATGTATTCTGCAGTAGCTGTGCTAACTAGATCTTCAGCTATCGCTATGCAGTCTGCAGGTGACAGTGCTTTCATGTCTTCTAGTGTCATAGTATGTCAGATCTCTTTCAGATTGTAGTTGCGATAGCTAAGACCGTCTTGCATTACTGTAGTCGGATATGCCTTGTATTCACTGCAGTCTTTGTGCTCATATCCGTTGATGAAGCCCTGACTGTTCTTAGTCTTAGACATCTCTGTCTTTGGACCAGTATGTCCACAAAGCTTGCAGACAGCTACGTTCCTTATGCTCATTCTATATTCTCTTTCTCATTTTCATTAGATCTGACTGATCTAGCGTTCTTGTTCTTGTTGGCATTGAAAAGCTTTCTGAAAGCTGCAATGACCGATGCAAAAGCGTATATTGCAACTGAAAAGCCAGCTATGAATGCTGTCAGCAGAACTATGAATTTGATAGCAAAAGCTATGTCAGACATCATATTCTCTCTATCTCTACGCCAGTATACGTCGTATATACTAGCTTGTCTATTCCAGCATCTTTCAGCTGTCTCATGCATCTGTCACATGGTCTTGACATAGCTGTCATGTCTGCACTGTTCAGTCTAACGATGTATGCTGTGCAATGTCTAGCTTGATGGCTCAGAGCTTTCAGACAAGCTTCTTCAGCATGCACAGATATGCAGTCTGTATTGTCTAAAGTGAAGTCGAACAAGTTTGGATTGTTGCGATACTGGTTGACACCGACAGCTATGACATTGCCAGCTTTGACAATGACACAACCATGACGTGTACGTGTATTGCTTTCAGACATAGAGGCTAGTCTTTGTGCAAGCCTGATACGTTCTTGATCTCTGTTAGACAGTTCGTCAAATCTCATTTCGTACTCTACCAGAACAGACCGTCATTCTTCCTATGGCAGATGACAAACAGAGTATATGTCAGCATTGCAAAGAACAGAATGCCTGTGACTGCTGCAAGTTCAGGCCATTGGGTGAAATGCGATATGATAGCGACAACCATCAAGACTAGTGTCAATACTATGTTTGCTAAGACAGTCTCATATTTGCGCTGACTGAATTGCATGATTCGTGTTGGATTCTGTTCTGTAGCAGCAACGTTTGCATATGCTTCAGCATACTTCTTTGTAGCTGAAGTCTCTACAGTAATCCAGAAATGATGTTTGCGTTGCTGTACTATATACTTGTCAAAGTCATTCATAGTAATCCAGAGTTCCTTTCCGATTCCTTTTTATATTTGAATAGGATAATTATATTATATACTATTCTTGTTCAAATGTAAAATTCATCAGAATGATTCTCAGACAACATCTATCTGTACATAGACTGCACTTCATTCCAAGTCTTGTATAAACGCTCTAAGTTTGACGGTACAGGGGCACCACTGACAGACACAGTATATCCGCATGAGCATAGCAAGTATGCGATCATAGAATCAGAATGAGAACAGTGCAACGTTGGCTGAGAATAGCATCTATGACATGGCACTAGATCAGCTTCGACTGGCTCACGTTTGATTGGTCTTGCAAGTTGCGAATGCACAGAGTTCGTTAGCATTAGCGTAAATATGACTGCAATGCAAAGCAGTATGAAGTCCATCACTTTGATCGTCCTGTCTTAGCCATGTCTTTGTCGATAGCTTCCTTCAGTCTGACAGCCTCTCTATAAGCTTGCATCATGATGTCTACGTAGTTCTTGAACGCTTCGACAGTGTGATAGTGATAGACTGGAGTCATCACTGCAAGACCGTCATGAGTCTTGTTCTGAGTCATGTCTGGCCAGTCAGCATCGTCTTTGACGCTGTCTTTGCGTTCTATCTTGTATGTGTCTTCGTGCAGACGTTCTGTGTCATATCTGACAACGTTCAGAATGTAGTGCTCTGTCTCTGACAAAGTCTCTTTCTTGACTTGTGGAGACAGAGCGTCTGCTAACTTGTCATCTGTCATAGCGATCTGTTTTTGTCTCTGTAGTCTTGTTCTGAATCATAGAACTTGATGTTGTGCAAAGCATTCAAGAACTGCTTCTCATTACCGAAATCGTACTTTGACATTGTCATGATTCTGTCTGCCAGATCTTTGTCATAGACATACACTGGATCTGTCGTAGAGACATGCAAGACTGGATCTATACGTATGTGCCATGACAGCGTCTTGAAATCGAAGAACGTCTTCAGATGACCAGCTACAGCGTATCCCTGAACATAGTCTAAGTACTTAGCGTATCTGCCGTCGTACGTTTTCAGAATGTTCATTCTCCAACACTTTCTGAACTTTCAGACCTGTCTGCGTCAGACTGTTCTTGTTCTGCAGCAGCATGCATAGAATGCCAAGCTGACACAAATCCGGCCCATACAGCAGACAGTTCTTCAGATGTAGTAGCTGCTACAGATGCATGACTGACGTCTTTGCTGCAGACGCATGTCCACAAGACATTGCCAGTCACATTGTTCTGCTGCTTGTCGATGACTAGATCTGACTTGCAGACAGGACACTTACTGAGCTCTTCGCACTTTGTCTTTGTATCTTCCAGCTCTTGCTGAAGCATTCGCTTAGCATATTCGAGCTGAGACTGTCCCTGTCGATACGAGAATGCGATCTCGACTATCGATTCAGCAGACAGATATGCAGATCTGACTCTGTCAGAAGCGTCTTCTGAATTTGTCAGCTCTATGTATGTACCGATATTGTCAGTAGACACAGACAGATCGTAATGCCTGTCAGAATGCGCTGTCATCAGTCCTCTTCGTTCTCGTCACAATTGCACACAACATCGAACATGCCTAGCCCAAACGCAACAAGATGATTTGCTAGTTCTTCGTGCGCGATATGACGTACGTATCTGTCTAGACAGCTTTCGCAGATCGCTGGAACAGTCTCTCCACTGTCTTCCGAATCAGTCTCTGGCTTGTCAGTCTCAGCATCTTTGACATCTGTCAAGTCTGACTTTTCCGACTTATAGTCTGACTGCAAGACTTTGACATCCATATAGTTCGGGAAGTCTTCCTCAGAGTATTCGCCATCTTTCATCCAAGCTAGTGTGAAGCCCTGAATTCCGACTTCTACACTGAACTCGTCAACAGCTTTAATGAACTTCACTGTCTTAGACTCATCGTCTTCAGGATGCGTTATGTAGATGTCGTATTTAGTCTTTCCAGAATAGATCATAGTGCTCATGATGTGTTCTCCTTGTTTACTTCGTTTCATTTCTAAACAGATACGCTATCAGTACTGCAAGCAATATCAGAACTATTGACTGCAAATCCATGTCAAGACCACAGCTCGAATTCCATGAAATTCGAGTCCCATCCCCACCAGTGAGATATGCTGTCTCGACAAACTCGATTTCGATATACTGTCTTGTATGTGACAGTGTCATATACTTTGACATATTTGCCAGTATGCGGATTGCCAGCTATCATTCTAGCTATTCTGACAGAATCGTCAAAATCGCTGTTCGACAAATTGCGTTCAGTACGCCAGAACAAACTTCCAATTTGTCTAGTCTTTATCAAGAATCGCCCAGCATGCTTAGACATGGCAGTTATCTTGGTTCCTTCTCTTATTATTGAGTTTTGTGTTTTTCAGTTATTGTTGATGATATCAGAAGTATTCTCCCGATTATCATGCAAGACTCTTTATCGTATATGACGATGCTCGTTTCAACTGTTTCGTAGTCAGATTCAGTTCGTACATGTCTAGACTGTCATCGGTCACAAGCCAGAAGTACTTTGACTGATAGACATTAGCAGCTCGTTTCAGATCAGAATATGAACTGAAGACTATGCCCTTTCTCGCTATAGCTTTGAACTTAGAATCTGACAGTGCAAGCTTAGCCTTCAAGTCTTTGACTTGTTTGTCATATGATTCGATAAGCTTCTGAGCAGCGTCAAGCTGCCTTTTCTGACTTTCCTCAAGCTCTGTCATTGTTCATCTCCAAGCAGTGGTGCGAATATAGCAACTACAAAATCGACAGATTCTGAAAAGTTTCCGCAGAATATGTCGACATGCTGAAAGTCTTTATGATCTAGAATGATTCGCCACGAATCTGCGTAAGCATAGATAGTAGCAAGATACTTGTTCGAGTCTTTGACATAGACCGAATATTGGTCTTCTGACTCGTCGTCTTTTTCGATCAGAAAGTCTTTGTCGAATACTGGCACATGTATTGCAGCTTTTGAATGCTTGTTCACGACTGGCCTCAGATTTGGAAGCTTCAGATAGAAATCGTCTTTGCAAGGTTTCGGATCTGTTATGTAGAATGCCATTCTAAGTATTCTCTCGATTAACTTTCTGAATCATTTACTTATTAAGTATATTATATCATATTCTTGATTCAGAAGCAAAATCGAAATTTCGTTAAAAGACATCAGTGCGTCATTACAGCAATATCGTTCACATACATTCTGTGATTTGCTGAAACGATGTCTTGGAATGTCTCTCTGCCAAGTTCTTCCACAGATGACACAGTTCGCTTGCCAGTATATGCCTTCAAAACATCGTTCTTAGAAATGTCTCTGACTTTCTTGAACTCTTTCCAAACAGTGTCATAGACAAGCCAGTCAGACGGCAGCACTACAGAAGTGCCATCATAAAATGACAGTCTTGTCAAGTCTGACACGTCGACAGAAGAATACGTGATGTTAGAAGACTCTGCCATCAGATATTTGTTGAATGATACGATTTGTGTGCCAGACTTGACATCTTTGACGTTGATTTGTCCATGCTGTTGGACTTTCAAAGTCTGATTGAAAGCATCTTTCACAGATAGCTCTTTTCTGTATTCTGATATGTGCTAAAGTAATCGAAAAAGGTAATCAAAAGTATTCTCTTGATTACCTTTCCTATATTCTATTATATCATAGACCATATACATTCTAAGGTATTAGCAGATACGTCTCGAGTCTGTCTCCAAGCTCTACAATCAAGTCTTCGACAGCATCTCTCTCATCAGACAAAGACTGAACGACATAATCAGAATCATTGCCAAGCTGAGTCTCGTCGTACAGGAAGTTGATGCGATCTAGACGATCTGCGGTCTTGACTAGAAGCCATGCGGTCGATCCCTTTTTGACATTAGACCGATACAGTGGATACTTGTCATGCCAGACATCTCGTTCTGCTTTGTCATATGCCTCTGAGATCTCTGGGTATTTGACATGAACTGGGTATGGTATGTCGCAAAGCTCAGTCTCAGGCAGATCGTGAACTATAGCTCGTTTCAGAGCTTCTAGCTGAACATCTTCTGGGACTTTGAATATAGAGAATAGGGCTATCAGATACTGAGCTGTATGAGCATGATGCTCTGCCAGATTCTGAGACTTGATCATGTGCCTGCCATTCCAGCGATGTACATAGTCTTGGTCTAGCAGATCGAACGTCCTCTCTTCTAGTTCGTATCGCAGACTGACTGCAGTCATCTTGTCGATAGCATGATCATTGTCAAAGTCTTCAGACTTGACTTGATGGTCGTATCTGTTGTTCTTGTAATTTTCAAAGTCTATAAAGGTCATCAGTATGTCCTAAAAGTAATTCTTTGATATCTCTGTGTTTACGATGTATCATGTATGGATAATTAATAATATATGAATTTTCGTAAACACAGAGATAAACGTCGTAATTCTGTCAGAAGGTCAGTAAAGCCAGTTCTTAACGCCTTCGTCGTCAAGTTTGTAGACATCTTTAGATACAAGACACGCGGCACTCATCTCATCGAGCGATTCTTGTTCTGATTCATTGCAGACTAGAAGCAGACTCTGGTCATCAGCAGAATACCAGCCGTCTTTCAGCTGACACCAGACAGAACTATCAGGATCAGAATAGCATTCTTTAACGATTTTCTTGCATTCTGCAGGAAGCCTAGCAAGAAACTCTTCGACTGTCGGATACTTAGATGCGCCTTCTGGATAGATGATGTCTATGCCATCGAACGAATACTTAGCTAGGCTTTTTCTAGACATCAGAACGCCTGCACTTTCGCTGGAAGCTTGCCATTCTTGAAATAGTTCAAGAAGTCTTCGTCATTCAGAAAGACCTCTTGCATAGAATTAGCAAGCATGAGATTGAACTTGACACCTTCAGGAAGAAGTGGAGCATATCCAAATGTCTTGACTCCAGCTTTGTATGCATATCCAGCTTCCCAGATCGTTCCAGAATCAAGTCCTTCTGTCGATGCCACCATGAACAGAGACTGTTCGATAGCTTTGACGTCTTCATTGAAATTCGCATCCATCTGAGCTTGAGTCGGATTAGCTGGAATCTGAGGTGCGTCACGTTTTGGTACGAATACTGTCAGACCAAGTTCGTCTTCCAGAAGATGCTGAAGCATGTCATGAGCTTTAAGCTTGTTAGGGCTGAACCAGCCTGCAGCAAGATAGACGTCGTATTTCAATTCTTTGAAATTCAGAGTTCGTTTCTGATTCTGCAGAATCTCATCGAACGCTGTATCTGAAATCGTACCATCGTTATGACGATCTACAAACCTGATAGTCATCTAAGTATTCTCCTGTTTTACTTTCTTAACTATTTCTTTTGAAATAGATAATTATATTATATACTACTTTGTTTCAAAAGTAAAATCAGACTTTTTCTTGATCGACATTGACATACTGCCCGACTTTTGCATTCGTATTAGCTTGTATCTGCCTTGTCTCACCCTTTTCATTCTGGATTGTCAGAAGCTTTGGACTCCATCCTGACCAGTATGTCGGTCTGAAAGCCTCGTCTTTGTAGTCTTCGTACACTTCCCAAGATTCAAGCTGAGATACGAATACAGACGGATCTGCCAATGCTTGTTCCATCTGTTCAACTTGTTCATTAGCTTCGACTACGTTTTTGTGAGTCTTAGTCTTGCCTTCTCGTTCAAGATACTCATCCATGTAGACTTGTCCCTGAAGGTATATCTGATATACTCTTCCTGTTCTTGTCCATGGTGATGACGGATACATGACAAGACGCTGTCGACCAAAGCGTTGTGTTGCAGGTGTGATAGCTCCAATGATTCTGTCTGAAGCTCTGAATGAGTCTCCGCCCTGACCAAAGAAGACCTCATCATAGGCTAGTTTGCAATTGTGAGTCTTAAGACTATTTGCAAAGAATGTGCCAGAAGTAGTCTCGATGTCTACGACTTCCTGTTCTGGCAATTCTTCAATCTTGACAATTCTCTTTGACATAGTTCTCTAGGCTTTCTAGTTCTTTTTCCATTACTATTCTATCTTCAAACCCATTGTCTTCGCACCAATTGACAGCAGCCTCTACTTTGAATGGCCATAGTCTATCTTGTGCAAAGTATTTGCTTTTGACTTCTATAAGATAGTTTTTATCTTTAGTCTTGACAACAAAATCTGGCTTATATCTGTGTTTGAAGCCTATCATATCTATCAAGTAATAGAACCGTCTAAATTCTATAACTTGTGGAATTTGCTCTATGTACTGGCAGAATCTAAGTTCATATTTCGAATCGCAATAGATGTCTAAGTTCTGTTTTTCAGAATAGAAACGCGATGGTCTACCATAGCCTGCCCCACCAGCTCTAGTTTTTTGCAACCATGCATCTTTTTGTTCGTCTGTCCAATTCTCCCATCGTCTATGATTTGCATTTGCATAACGTCTACTCAGGCTACCGTCTTTATTATGAGCTCTTTTAATTGCAAACTGTTTTTGTCTTCTTAGCTCTTTACGTTCAGGATCTGCCAAAAACCTTTTCTGAGCTGCAGATCTCCTAGCCTTTACAACAGGATTTTTGTTTACTTCTTTTTGTATCTTGCTTGCCTTTTCATGATTCTCTTGTTTACTCCAGTATATCTTTGCCTTATCAGAATGTCTTTTCCTGTACTCTTCATTCTGCCAATTCGCTTTTGAGACTTTAGATCTTTTTGCAGAATATTCAGCAGACTTTTTAGAATGTGCGAGAGCCTTATGCTCTGATAAGCCTTGTATAGAAGTAAAGACTCTATTGCACATATCGCATTTCCATTCTTGAATCTGTTTTCTATGCATAGATTCATGCTTATATAAAGACTTTACAGTGTGCAACCAAGCATGACAATACTGACACCAAAAGACTTTATCTGCCCATCTTTGCAAATGATCAAATCGAATCTTGCATCTTTTACAAAATTCTACGTGATTTTTGCTATAGAATGCTAGTCCACATTGCCAGCAATATGTATTTGGCTCTGATTTTGGCTTATGCTGTATGTTATGCACGCCTAAAGCTTGTTTACTTCTGAATTCTCGATTGCATACATCACATATCCATTTCTGTTTGGATTGATTCTCCAACTTTCAAATCACCTGCCTCTCGCCAAAGGCCATTCTCATCAACGAACTTATGATTCGATGTAGCAATCACGTATGTTCCGTCATCAAACCAGATCTTTCGAACAGGTGCTTTTCTGATCTTTTTGCCTACGATTTCTGTATTGCATCTTGCGCAAACGTCGTCTTCTTTGAATGCCTTAAGTTTGTCACCCAGATTCAAATCGATTATCTTTTGCTTAGATCCGTCTTGCATAGACACTAATGTATTCGGATCTAGACAAATGGACCTACCTCTTATGCTGTTAGAATTCGAACTGATTGGACGAGATATCATTGACGCAAGCTCTTTTTCAAGAGGAATGCCATTGCTAAGATATTGCAATGTCTTAAGCTTGTCATTTACAGTCTGATAGACTATCTGAAATGGCGTTATTCTAAGAATGTATTGCTGGAGCCATTTGCAAGACATTGCGGCATTGTAGTAGTCTGAAAACAGAGTCTCTTGAGCCTGCTGAGCTGTAGTAGCTACTACGACCGAGTAGACTGACGAGTCTTGCTCTATTCCAGAATTGTCTTGCTGATCGTTAAAAGGGTCTTTCTGAAAGAAGTCTTTACCGACTATCTGATCTTGTTCTTCTGCTAAGTCTTGATTGAATGAGACTGTTGGAATGCCTCGCCATAGCATTTCAGCATCTGCCAGACAGTTTTCAGCACCCGACATTCTAGACTTAGAGAATCGTCTTCCAGCCACTATCACTATAGTAGTGAAATGCGTATAGTCATTAGCTTTCAGATATGCTATTCGTTCTCGAATGTCAGGCTGTATTCCGCATTTGTACTTGTCATTCTTGAAGCCCTTGCACCACTTGTCGATAGTCTGATTCTCATAGTCTGTGAAGTCATCTTGCAAGTTCCACAGTTTTAGCATCAGACGCTGTCTCGGATACAGATGCATGTTGCAGTATTTGTCTGATTCGAAGAACTCTAATGGAGTGTCCCATGGAAAAGTCTTCTTGCTTTTCAGACTGTCATTGATCAGCATTTCGGGTGTCAAAGACTCTATGATGCGTTCAGCATCTGAATTAGCTATTCCTCTTCGTGCCATCTGTTCTTGTCCATCTGAATTCGAGCTTCAAGTTTCGCTATCTTAGCATTTGCATGATTGAGTTGATCTGTCAGCATGTCTATGACATTGTCTTGGACCATGATCGTAGAAGCTAGATTTGCTGCATGCCTGATATAGTCTTTCTTCAGTATGAATGGACCATAGACTGGTGGAAAGTCAAAGTCTAGATGGTCTAGCTGACTGTCAATATGCTTTAAATCTGTCATGATGCAATATTACTTCTTGATTTTTGACATTTTAGTTTACGAAAGAATATAATTAGGCTTTTTGTTTACTTCGTAAAACAAATGACTGGCTCGACTAATTAGTTTCCGAAGTAAAATTATTGTCTAGACTAATTAGTTTCCGAAGTAAAATTATTGGCTCGACTAATTAGTTTCCGAAGTAAAATTATTGTCTTGCTTCTTCCACTTTTTGTCTTTCAAGTCGTAGACATATACATCATTTTGTGCAAGCAATCTAGCTGGTCTGTCTTTCAATGCAAGCTTCTCCATCTTGTCTATTGAAGAGAAGACTTGCTCTGTCTCTGACAGCATTGCAGCGTCAAACATCTTCTTAGAAGCTAGAAGACCACTTAGCGCCTTGTCATGCTGATCTAATTGATAGATAGCTTGATCGTATTTTGACTGAAGGCTGTCATAACGTCTTGCAAATATCATAAGAGCTTCTCGTACAGAAGACTTAGTATATGCATCTGCATCTATTGGCGACTCTTCTAGAGCATCATTCGGAATTGCATTGTCTGTCATTCTGTCTTAGCCTTCCATGTCACATTCGATCCAGATACGATTGCTAGAAGACATGGAGGTGTGACAAGCTTTCCATCTATCGATTCTAGATCTGTCTCAGACTTGACCATGTACATTCTGCTTGAAGCTGTTCTGTCTGGATTCATCTGGCCATTGACTTGATTGAAAAACTCTCCATGAGCATCCTTCATCTTGATGTAGTTCCCTTCAACAACTACATCTGAAGAAGCTCTGACGAGCACGTCACCTTCATTCATCAACTGCTCTGACTCGTAAGTCTCAATACTGCTTCTTTCATACAGTACTCTAGTCAGGCCATTGACATAGAAAGTCCATACTTCACCGACTTTTGGCATGACAACTGTCACACCACCATGCATTATCTGTATTCGTTTTGGTCCAGAAGCTGTATTCAGCATGCATGTCATAGCTTTCGTGTCTACTGAAGCTACAATTCCATACTGAAAGCTAAGGTTTTGAGCTGAATTTTGCATTTTCTAGCAGTCTTTTCTAAGCAAAACTATGACAACTTTTCATTCTGCTGTTTCAAGAAGTTCACTAATGTCATCTTTAGCTTCAGAAATAACATCTTCAGCTACTTTTGGAGACCTCTTGTTCCAACCAAAACGATGCTTGCTAGCTACTTCTCTATACTTGCTGACAAGTTCTGGATTGACTTTCTCATACTGATTGATGATACCATGAATTCTGCTTACAGACAGCTTTTCACTGTCTGCAACTTCTTTCACAGTCTTGCCATCGATCAAACCGCTGAGAATTCGAATAGCTTTGTCATTACGTTCTTTGATTCTAGCTTCTTGACGTTCGACTGCAGACATCTTTTTCTTGTTTGCAATTTCAGCTTTCTTTGCCATGAAATCAGACTCTTTCTTCATGCCTTCTGGTGTCTCAATGTAGAACTTGAATTCTTGGCAGATACGAACACGAGACAGACCAAACTCTTCTCCAATCTCAGTATTCGTCATCTTCTGATTTCGTCTCATATCCCAAATGATTGCACCACGAGCTTCTCTTGTCATATCGCGGCTAACAATAGCTTCATGTGCCATTCTTTTGCCTTTCAATTTCATAGATTGCTCATCAAATCTTGCTTGTTTTCTAGTATATGGTTAATTATTAATTGGCAATTCTACCATGTTTACTAGAATGATTCTGTGAAAACAATATAGTTTACATATTGTATATGAATATTATATAATATACAGTTTTAAGAGCAAATGACATCTGTCAAATATGCTTGTGTTACACCATTTTGAGCCTGATAATGATTTCCTCTTTTGCCATAAGGCTTGTTTGATCTAGTCTTCAATTCATAAAAGCAGATCTGCCCGATCTTCATGCCACTTTCAAGATATACGATATTATCGCTAACATTACAGATCTCTACTGTTATGGTGCCATTGAACCCTGGATCTATGAAGCCAGCTGTCACATGTGTCATAAGACCAATTCTGCCAAGAGAAGACTTTCCTTCAAATCTAGCGCCAATCGAGTCTGGAATATGCACTGTCTCTTTTGTCGTACCAAGTACGAACTCTTTTGGAAGAAGTCGATAGCCTTGACTGCAGTCGATAGATACTCTAGAAGATTCGACATGTTCTACTTTTCTAGCTTTTGGCCAGACCTGACCATAATCTGGTCTTATTATCTCGTCTCCCAAAGACATGTCGTAACTAGCAGGTTGAAGACTGTCATCTTGCCATGGTACAATCAGATCTGGACAATCACTGTGCAGTTTTTCGATATCATAATCAGACAGAAGCACTTTCTATCTCCAACATCACTTGTAGTTCTTGAAATAGAAGTTCTTAGAGGCTGTGACTGAAGTCCTGTACTTTGCAAGAGTATCGTCATTTGCAATCTTAGCATCTAGAAGATCTGAACTGAAAACGATTTCTTGAGCAGCATTGTCTTCTACAAGTTTCTTATTCAGTTCTGCAAGTTCAGCTTGTTTTGCAGCAATCTCATCTTCCAACGCCTTTCGATCGGCTTTCTTCATTGGCTTGCCAGCTCGATTAGTGACCTCTCGATAGACTTCAGGTCGTTCTTCTTTAAGCATTGGCAGATCATAAGTCACTGTAGTCTTTGGTGCAGACAATGCAAACTTTAGATTGCAAGACTCTGCCTTGACTTCCAGTCGTCCAGTATCTTCAAGCTCTTTACGAACAACAGCTTTGATTTCGTCGATTTGTACTGTAGATGCAGCTTGAACGTATTGAGCTGAAATGTAAGCCCTTGCTAGAATGTCTGCAGACTTGCTATCAAGGGCAATCTTCTTGTCAGAAATGTCTGTTAGCATCTTATTGATGCCATCAAAAGCAGAAAGATTCTCTTCGACAACATCTTTTGCTGTATCTGCATGTACAATAGACTGTCCAAAAGAATACAGCTCTTTTTGAGAAAGAGCTTTGATGTCTTCCTTCTGAACGAGAACCTTGACTTGTTCCTTTGCCATGATAGCCTCCTAAACTTTCATTTTACTAACTAAATATTTATATATATTATATACCATCAATTAGCTTTTGTAAAATTGAAGGGCTTCTCACGCATCTGCTTCAATGCAAAATTCTTGTCTCGCTTTCCTGTTCTAGCTGCAGTGACATACTGAGGCACTGCATCAAACTTTGACTGCAAAGACGAATACAAATTCTTCTTAGATGCCTGCACTATTGCCATCGAATCTGACTGCAACACAAGCAGATCTAAGACTTGCTCAAAGACAGCTACATTCTTAGAGTCTTTGTCTGCTGTGCACAACTTAGTAGCATAGTCGCAGAACGTCTTTATGACGAGTACTGCAGATGGGTCGCCATAAGCATGAAACTCATTCTGCTTCTCATAAAAGACTACTGCTACATCTCTGCATTTCATAGTCAGCACAGAACGAATCAAATTCAATGCATTGTTTGACAGATCTGGCAAAGACAGCACTTCATCTGCTATCTTAGTCTGATCTGTCCAGACTTTCACCTTGTCAAACTTCTTCAGAAGTCGTACAGCATTTTCACGTTCAGTCTCAGATGCAGACATGTCGTCTTTCATCAGCATCAAAGCCTGCCAAGTCTTTTCGATATTCATCATCAGTCCTTTAGCCAAAGATTGTGCTGATACATCCACAGCTGACTTGCGTAACTGTTGTTGCCATGCTTGCGCAGTAGCTTGACAGAACACCACTGTACAAGACCATCTACAAGCATCTGAATAGCTTGTTCAGAAGCGACACGATATTTGTTGACTATCAAATCTATGTATTGAGCCACTCTGAATGAGAATGCATACAATATGTCTTCTGGAATGTCTTCTCTTGTCTTCGCATGATAGAACAGCTTCAACCAGTTCCTGACAACATACATTCGTCTGATTGGAACGTCTGCATTGAAATTGACCATAGAATTGTCAGTCTGTGTCTTACTGTACGAATAGACGATATCGTCTGAAATGTAAATGCTTTTTGCTAGCAGTATTGTCTCAAACAAGAACAGATTGTCTACCCAGCCTGCACCAGGAGCTTGCTCAAACTTTATGTCATTCTCTTTCAAGAAATCTGCCCTATAGACTGCAGACCAAATTGAAGGATGATGCATAAGCAACTCTATTGGAAAGTCTTTGTTCCACGAACCAGCAAAGCCTTCAGATCGAACTTGCTTTGCAAGACTGCATTCTTCATTGTCTGTCAGATACATTGCTTTGATGACATCGTAATCAGAAACGCTGACAATGTCATAGAAGACATTGAAATAGTCTTCTGCAAGTTCATCATCTGGTTCTAGAATGCCAATGTACTTTCCATCTGCAGCTTCTAGCATCTCATTCATTGCATGACCATAGCCAGCATTTTGTTTGCAATTTATCGTCTTGACATTACAATGCTGATCATCAAGACAAGACTTCTTTTCTTCCCAATCGTGCATAATATAAGACGAGTAGTCTGTAGAGCCATCATCATACAGAATGACTTGAATGTCTTTGCATGCAGACTTGCTGATAGCGTTGTCTATAGACATTAAGGCTCTACGAAGTTTCTTTTCTTGATTGTAGACAGGGACAAGAATTGAAACGAATGGTTCTTTCATCAGACTAGCTCCTCGTTGATTCCTGCAGCTTCTGCTTCTGTCATCTCTTTTTCAGGAAGTTCCTGATGACAATGATCGCAATATTCTGGATCTGTAGCAAAGAATGCAAGACTTGCCATCCTAGCAAGCTTCGTGAACTGTCGATATGAGCTTGTTCTACCTTCAGACATCATTACTGCCAATGCTATTCCAGAAGCAGTATTGGTCTGAGCTAGCATGACTTCTTCTACGATAGCTCGTTTAGTAGCCACAGCTAGACCGACTCTAGTACCGTAATGAGATGCAAAATGCTGAACATCTTCAAGTACATCGTGACTGTTGTTCTTCAGCACTCTGTCAATGAAATCGTACCCCTGATGACAAGCAAAATCAATGTCTGCTTCTAGATCGAGTCTGTCAATGCCAGCGTCATCTCTTAGTTCTGACACATCAAATTCAATAGCAGTCTCATCTAACGGATTGACAAGAATTGGGTTCGCATAACACCACTTGCCTTTGTCTACAGAAGTATTGATGACAATGCCCTTGCAGACTTCTCCAAGGACAGTGTTCTCTGTCTCCTCTCTGAAGACATAGAAAGAGATAGACTTCTGACCAAGATATGGTTGAATGACATAGGCGTCACTACCCATAGCATTTGCAGCCATCTCTATCAGTCTCTGAACTGTCCATTCAGCTTCTGAATTTCGAATCTCAGAAATCAAGTCTTCTGAAATCGATACATAGACAGTAGCTTCAGATCGCTTTATGAAGTAATTGTAGTTGACAGCTCTAAGATCTGCTGGAAGCTCTCTGAAGAACTTTCTTGGAATGCCAGTCAATTTTGCAAGACAATTCATAGCATTCGGCGAAAGCTCGTACTTCCTTTCATCAAAATTGATTAGACCAGTAGAGTCCATTGTCATTTCTGCTAGAGCTTTGTATTCGACATGATTCTTATCATTGACGAAATCTAGCAGTTCCTGAAGCGTAGTAGCTTTTGCCATGACTGTCCTTTCATTCTATAACTATTTATTATATTATATAATATTCTGATACAAAAGTAAAATGAAATGGCAGTCAGAAAGCTTTCTTAGCTTCAATCTTTTGCTGCATCCACTGATCGATAGCCTTAGAATACTTCTCTGTCCATTGAAATGGTGTCAATGACGACATTATCAGTTCAAAAGTCTTGTTTCTACCAATATCTGCAATATCATCACTGCCATAGCAATGATTGTCTAAGATTCGTACTTGACTTCCATTCAGCTTCTTCAGCAAGCTTCTAGTGCCACGCATTCCAGACATGTCACCATCTAATGCTAGCATCAATTCTGGAAACTGCTTCAAGAAATCTGTCTGATATCTAGATAGATGAGAGCCAAGCACTGAACAGCAGTTCTTGATTCCATAGTCCCAAGCTTTCAATACAGACATAGTCGATTCGACTACCATCAAGGGCTTAGACAAATCAAGTTTCGCTATCGCATAGACATGGTCTGTCTTGACAAAACCCTTATCATTCTCATACTTCTGATAGTGGTTGCCATCAATAGACGGATCTTGTATTCGTCTTTTCTGTATGCCAACCAGCTTTCGTTCATTAGAAGTTGATGCCTCCCATATTGGTATGACTATTCGTCCAGTATACTGGTCGTATCGTATTCCTGCTATGTCTAACACATTGTCTGAAAAGCCACGAATATCTGTCATATACCAATGATGAGCTGTGCTATAGATGTCTAGATTGAGCTTATATTCTTTTGTCTGTGGTGCAAACTTCTCTTTTATCGCTTTACCAAAGTCATCATCTTTGATGACAGTCTCTGATTCGAAGTCATAATCTTCGTGAAGTATCTTGCAAAGTTCTCTAAAAGAAATCGAATGATCAGACCACGTAAAGCAGTTGTAGGCACCAGTCTTGCAGTTTATGCCTGCAGAAGCATTTCTATCACCATGAAGATGATGTGGTATGACTGTATCGATGATGCAGCTATGAATGAGCTAAAGCCAAGACGAGTTCCATCGAATCGAAGAATCTGGACGATACTTCTTTACAAGCTGCATTGCAGTCACTGGAGCTAGCCTTGGCATCATTCATCACCTCCAATAAGAATGTTCAGTTCTTCTACTGCATTCTTCATGTTAGAATGCCATTCTGTAACGAACTTCCTGCATTTCTTAGACTTCAAGAAGCATCTGAAGACAGTCTTCCCATCTGAATTCTTACTCATCTCGCATACTGGAGATGATTCTTCTAAATCTTTCATATATCATTCTTACATATTGTCTAGAAACATTCTAGGAATTACGACGTTAATCTCTGTGAACCTCTGAATATTGGTCCATATAATTATATATATTAGTATTCAGAGATTCACAGAGAACAATCTTGCATTATGCAACTTTTACAGGAGGCTGTATAGAGTCTTCTATGCCACCCCAATCTCCATTTGCAAAAGCTAGAATTGCATCGTGAAAGCCTGTAACTCTAAGAGTACAGTCTGCATCGTGTTTTATTCATATATAATATTATATACTATTCTAGATCAAATGTAAAATTGAAGGCATACTAATTTTTAGAAGATTCTTCAGAATCTACTTCGTTCTCATTCATTGTTTTGATGAATGTGAACTTAGTCTTCTCATATAGCTCTCGTTTTAGCAAAAACTTCCCCAAGTCGTATCGTCTAGCGTTCAAAATCTGCAATATGATTGCATTTGAAGCTCTCTGTTCTTTAGATTGAGATAATGCAATCACACTGTCAGCAGTGCGTTCGAGCTCACTCGTCAATCCTAGGCTAGTAGCTTCTACATTCTCACCAGCATTTGCTCCACCACGATTGAACTGAGCTAACAATACTGTCGGTACCATCCAGTCTTCATCTTGACTGATAGCTGATTTGAGTTCCAAGACTACCGATGCTGCCTGTTCAGACCTAGACATGCCTCTGTTCGATTCCATGAATGACAACTGATCAATTATCATAATGTCTGGTTCGAAGTCTTTGGCTATTCGAATCATGTTCTCTACAGTTCTGTCTCCAAACTGTGGCTTTATGAACTGTATCTTTCCTAGATTCTTCTCATTCTCCTGAGCATCGTACAGGGCTTTTGCTTCTTTGACTGTAAGTCGTCCTTTGTCAAGTCTGTTATATGACACTTCTGAAAGCAAAGCTTCAAATCTGTCTGCCATCTCGTCTGTATTCATCTCAAGCGTGAAATACAGACATGAATGATGCTGTTCTATAGCTCTTTTAGCAATCTGAAGAGAATACCAAGTCTTGCCGACTTTCTGTCCTGCTGCAAGAACTACAAGCTCTCCTGGTCGTATTCCAGAAGTCATTTCATCTATCTCATCGAATCCCAACGATTCGCCAAGAATACCAGCTTCTGCTCGCTTAGCTCTAGCTTCATATTTCTGTCTTCTGACTTGAATGTCTGAAATAAGATCTGTGCTGTTCTTGCGTTCTTTAGTCTTGACTCTAATTCCCCACAGCGCATCTGAAAGCTTAGATATGGTATCTTGTGGATCAGACCTTATTGTCTCTCCTGCTTCAAGTATTGCCTTAGTTGCAAGTCTAGCAGCATACTTTTTCTTCAGTTCATTGACGACATATACTGGAGACTCTTCTGGATCTTTGATGACAATACTGTCTACATTGTCTTGCAAAGCTTTCTTAGTTGGAGCTGTCTCAAAACTCGAGTCTCTCCAATACTTTGTTGCAAATTCGAACGCAGCTTTAGTGTCAAGCCTGTCAAAATGGACTGCTCTAAGTCCAAGACTCCACATTTTAGCTAATGCATCACGATTTGTAAGAAGAGCTACAGCTTCGTTTTCTAGATCTACACTTGGCAATTCAGATCTTTTCTTTCTAGTCAGACAATTGGCTTGATGATTCCAGCTTTTGCTAGTTCATACTTCTCATTCTTTATCTTGCTCCTAACGTCTTGTTGCTCTTGCAATTCGAATATGACTGACGTCTCGACTATCAACGAGAAAGACGAACGTCCATATTCTCTGAATATCTCAGCAGTATTCATGTTTGACGTTATGAATGTTGGTCTAGATGCCTGAACTCGTTCTCTCAATACATTGTCTAATGCTGTTTGAGTCAGTCTATTGCTCATAGACTTGCCAATGTCATCTATTGCTAAGAATGGTGAGCGAAGAATCTTGTCTGCATATCGTTCTTTGACTTCTGAATTGTAGAACGAGTCTCCAAGCATAGTCACTAGCTTCTGATATGTAGTGAAATATGGCTTATACCCCATCAACACCAAGTCTTTGAACAATAGTGACACAGATGTCGTCTTGCCAATGCCATTTGAACCAAGCAAACACATAGCCATATCATTCTCTTTGAATGACTTGACATTCGACATGAATCGATAGCAGAACTTCCTAACATCTTCATTGCCATAGAAGTCTTTCCATCCAATTCGCATGTATGTCATACCAATGCCAGCATTAGCATAATGCTTAGCTAGATTCCTCTGAAGCTCGTGATCGCAATTCTCATTATTGCCATCACAAGTTGGACACCAATTCTTGTTCCGCATTTCAGGATACTCTTGATAGACATAGTTTGCATCTTTGTCAGAAAGATATTCATATCGCAATGATTCATGTGATATGCCCAAAGCTTTTTCGACATCTTTGTCTTCAGCTTTGATGTCTTCAGAATGCTGTCTGTTCAGATGTCTTGTAAGACCTGTCTTATTGCTGCATATCTTATGACAGAACTTGCATTCAAATTCCTGAAGCTCTATCATTGCTCATCTTCCTGATTTTCGACTCGTTCACCATAATCGTTCTTTATGCGATTCCAATTGATCTGCTGCTTCTCTTTGACAAGCTTGAACAGTTCTTCTGGAGTCATGTCTGTTATAAGCATCATGTTCAAGAAAAACTGGAACACGTCTCTAAGTTCTTCTTTTACACGATCAGAATTGTAGTCTTCTTTGGTAGACCAAGAACGCCAAGCAAAAGATCGCAAAGCCTCATGAAGCTCATCTGTAGCGCAGAAAATGTAGTCCTTCAAGACTTCATTTCGTTCTTTTCCTTTGGCGTGACAATTGATTCCATATGCGAGCTGAAGCTGTTCTTGTGCTTTCAGTGCATTATCAAAATCGTTTGTCATTTTCATTGTATTTATTATGTTTTCCATAATTATATTATATACCATTCGTATTAAAATGTAAAATCAGTCATATGGCCAATCGCCTTCATATATGCGACGTCTAAAAGCCCATTTATCTCTACTAACTCCGCCCCATATTCCATACCCCTCATCTTGTCCAAGCATTTCGCATTGCTCTCTCAATGGACAAGCTGCACAAGCATCTGCTACTGCATATAGAGAATTGACATAAGATACTGGCACCCATATCTTTACAGGTATCATGAAATACGATGGTGGAAGCAATTGACATGGCAGCAGTTGTCCAGCTTCCCTAGCATCTTCAAAAGCTTTGAGAGCCTCTGCCTCTTTATGCGCTACTGGAAGCTCATCATCTTTATTCATTCTGCTTGTCCACCATCTCTAGAATTTTAGCAATCTGATCTTGGTTGCAGACTAACTTAATTGCATTGACAAGCTGCTTGAATTTGAGAACCCATTGCATTGCATCTTGCTGAGACTCTTGATTTTGTTGAATGTCTAGCAATGTCTTTGCAACGTTAATGCCTACCATCTGATTAGTAGTGCCAGGATTGGCTACAAGAGTTCTTTGAGCATCGTGCAAGACATTGTTCAGATACGCCAATGGCGTAAGCTTGTCTTGATCTGGATCGTCTATCGAAACTCCAGCTTCCTTAGCTTTTTCAGATATGATCTGATGATATGTATAGTATCTAGCAGGAAGATGTTCGATATGCTGAGCTATTATTGCAGATGGAATCTCATAGTCTAACTTCTCTCTTAGCATGTGCTTCAGAACCCTGTCTGAAACACCACAAGCCATAGCTTCTTCTATATCTCGTCTAGTCAGTGCTGGCAAGTCGCATATTGGGCAGACACTGTTGTCTGAAAGACTCTTGCTCTGAGCTAGTCCAGAAACAAGAGAAAGAGCATTGCTAGCCATTGTCTACTTCGTTCTCATTAGTTCATTGAATGCATCTACAGCAGTCCAAATGAGCATTTTCTGCTTAGTCGTAAGATTGTCCGATTCAGTCATAGCATCAAGCTTGTCAAACAATGGTGACATAGTCATTTTCATGTCTGACAACTTTTTGCTAGCGTCTGCGACTTTTTCTTTAGCAGTCTTCAACTGATCGAATCCCAACATGAACTTGAAATCTGCAAGTCTTAAGACTACGTAGTCAAAGACGTCTGAATCGTCTTCTCCAAGCTGATATCTGATTGGAAGCAAGAATGTCTTACCCTCCAATGCAGCTCTTCTGACGCAATCATTCATGTATTGCACATCTACAGTATACGTCTTATGAGTAGTGCACTTCTCATCTACTTGAAGCTGAAAGCGACTGTCATCATCTGGATGCTCATAAGTAGCGCCATCTCCTTTGTCACCCCAGAATCTTCCAGATGCAAGAGTAGAGTCTACTGACAGCTCTTTGTTGACCTGTCGCTCATGCTTCTGCCAGTCAGCCTTCAAGCTTTCAGTTCTCCCGTCTCAGGGTCAATATTCCCTTCATCTTCAAAATTCGAAACAAAGTCTTTGATGTCACCATGCATAAGCTTAGTCTTCATATCTGCTTCGACTTTCTTGTAGACGTCTTCATTGTCTTTGATATAGCCAGCCATTTTGTCATAACCACGAATTCGGCCATTCGGAAACAGATCTGACTGATATACGCCAGAAGCGCCTTTTATGATGACACCAGAAAGTGTAGCGAGCCTTATGACGTCTTGAATCTTGTCGAACCCCGGTTCGCCATACTTTGATGGGAATGTATAGAACCACGTATGAGCCTCTCGTCCTGACAAGCCTACACTGTTCTTATGAAGTCTAGCAGTCAGACCGTATCCTACTTGAATGTACTGATCAACTGTCCCAGGCTCAAGATCATATACGACTTCTTTGTTCTTTCGCTTCAGCTCCATACGAAGAGAACAAGCATGCTTCCATGCAACGCCACCAGGCACAAGATATTGATGATAGCCAGAAAGATCCTCTCTGACTTGCTGTATTCCTATTGTCAAACATGTGAATTTTGAAGACATGTTCTGAGCAAAGCCTGCAAATCTTGTGACACCAAGAGCATTGCCGCCTACATTTCCAGATTCTGCGTCTTTCCAAAATGTTCGTTCTGTAGGTGCTCCACCAATAGAATCGATCACTGCTACACCAAACATTCCAGTCCGAAGTGCTTCTACATACATAGTAGTAGCATTTTCGATAGTATTTGGCCTCATAATAGCAAACTTGTTTTCAAGCCACCTGTCATCTATGAAGTTCGCTGCCCAATGCTGATCGAATCGTCCTTCAATGTCGCAGTACAATGCATTTCGCATCACGTCTTTGATAGCATGATCGACATCTTTGTCATCAAGATCGTACTCATCTATCAGTTTGTTCAGTCCTTGTTCTGCAAATACATGCAAGTCATATGACTGATTGTCAAAGAATTTGCTGAACCAGTCTAGACTTTCTTTTGGAGCATCACCATTTCTGACAGCTTTTTCAAGCCTGACTTTCTTCTTTGCTCGTTCAAACTCGTAATTCAAGATATTGTTGACTACATTCATTGACAATGTAGACTTACCACAGCCAGGAGCTCCACCGATCTCCCATACTATGTCTCGTGGAACTCCAAAGCCTCGTTCTGATGAAACCATGTAATCTATTGCTAGAGAGCCTGTAGATACTATGCCCTTGTCTGGCATCTCTGTCGGCTTCATTGCCGAATTCGAACCATACTTAGTCTGCATTCCTGCTATGAACTTGTCTAATGCTGTCGCCATCTTGTTCTCCAAAAAGTAAAGGGTGCCATATTCAATATGACACCCTCTTCCCTATCTAATTCATCTGAAACTTAGACCATGATTCTATTCAGTTGCTAGAACCATTGTACATCTTAGCAATCATGTCTTCTATTTCCTTGTCAGACATGCTACCCGTGTCTGTTGAAGTATCAGCATTTTCAGATGCAGCACTGTCATTCTTAGCTTCGCTATCATTGCTAGACTGTTCAGAAGTCTTAGCATCGTTAAAGAAGCTTGGGAATGCAGACTTGACTTTGTCTTCTGAGATGTAGTCATCAATGTAGTCTTCAATGTTCTTAGACAGCTTGATAGCAGCTTTGACTGGCTCAGAATCAAGATTCAGATTCGAATCGTCAATACGCATTGCTGTATACTTAGTCTCAAGCCCTTGACCAGAACGAGAAATGCAAATAATCTCTCCCTGAATTTGACCAAACTGAGTCATGATAAGCGGCAAGGAATCATTGATAGCTCGCTTACCAGTCAGAACACCAATCTTTGGCAATTTCTGGAAAGTATATGCATCATTGTCTTTGATGACATTTAGATTTGGGAACTCTTTCAAGACTTCTTCACCAGTATCTTTCGATACCTTGTAGTCAATCATGACTGGCACAAACTGTCGTGGACCGACTGTCTGAAATTCGATTGCATTTGCAATGTATGAAGTTCGTGCTCCAGCTTCTTTGTTCAGATGATCAAGATTGTCGCAAATCTTGCATTCTTCATGAACAAATTTACGACAAGCAAAACTTGCATGCTTGCCATTTGAAAGCTCTACATAAGAATGGAATGGAACTGGAAGCAGTTCATCTTGAAGAAGCTGCACATACGCCATCGGCGAGTTTTTCGACACCGAAATCCAATTCATCTGCTTGTCTGCATATCCAGTAAAGACAGAGCTCTTTACTTGATTCTCATAGTCTTTGAAGTAGTTGTCATATTTTCCAGCCATTACTGTGCCTTTCTGTATCTGTGCTTATCTATGGCCTATATATTATTATATACTATTCAGAATCAAATGTAAAATGCATTCATCTGAATTCCCTTCAGACACAAAGAATGAAGGAGCAACGGCATGGAGTCTAGCCATACTGCAGCCAGCTGCATCTGAATACTGCAGACAAGATATGCCATTGCTAGTGCCCCGACGGAATTACGATATCCGGACCCAGTGCTTAAAAGGCACCTGCTCTTCCTCTGAGCTACCGAGGCATTAATAACTAACATAAATCATTCTATATAATGAATAGCATGCGTATTATTTTTAGTTTTAAGAAAAGCTTTCAAAGCCTCAAGTTGCTGAAAGATATGCTCGTTTGAAAAGACTTTATCATAAGCTATTCTTACAACAGATATTCCATTCTGTAAAAGAGCTTCATTTCTTTCTTTATCGTGAACTACTAATTTCTCTATTGTTTTATGTTCTGAACCATCAATCTCCAAATCTACATTAAAATCTGTCAAAAAGAAGTCTAAAGAATAATACGACCCATTTGAAATGCCTACATCCGATTGCTTAATTTTCTTTTCTTGTTCAAAAACAAAATCGTTTTCTTCTAAAAGCTTACGCCATAAGTTTTCACCTGGAGAAACAGCTCTATTATTTCCTCCTATATATCCAAAGCCAAAAACTTTACCATCTTTTCTTGCCTTTTCTTGCCCAATACGTATCTTATCTTTTTCTTCTTCTGAAACTATACGCGATATATGTGAATACTTTTTAGGGCTTCTATTCTATTTTATAGCCTTTTCATGTTGAATTCTTTTCCATTCTTCGTCTGTTACATTTTTAGGTCTAAATGGAACAAACCCATTCTTTATAGCCTCTTTCATTCTTCTTTGTGAAGCTATTCTATTGTTTTCAGAACGACGCTTTCTAGACTCATCTGAAATTGATTTACTTGAAAAACTTCTTGCACAAGAAGAACTACAAAATCTTCCAGATCCATAAGAACCATCATGATTTCGATTACAATTTTCACAAATACACATGTGCCCTAGATGGGATTCGAACCCACACACACAAGCTTGATTTTCATGGTCAAGCGAAAGATTAGAAGTCTTTTGGCCGATCCATCGGTCGCTAGGGCATAACTTAAATTTTATCATATTTTGCCATAAGTCCACTGTTCTATCTACTGAACTACAGAGGCAAATGAAGAAGACAAGCAACTATTATGCAACAAAGAAGGAAATAATTTAGTACAAAGTCAAAGTGAGCAAAACTTTGTACTAAAGCTTGTCTTCTTCGAGCCTCTAATCAGAATCGAACTGATCTCTATGCTTTACAAGAGCATTGCTCTAACCGATGAGCTATAGAGGCATTCGAAAGCTTGATTGCCAAAGATGAAAGGAACCAACAAACAAAGATCAGCAATCGAGCTTTCTAGTAGGGCGTCTTGGATTTGAACCAAGTATCTCCATTTTATAAGAATGGTGCTTCTACCACATAAGCTAACGCCCCATGAACAGCATCAGTGAATTGCCTAACTGATACTGTCAATGAATGAGATGAGCTTCATTCATAAGAATCATTTATAATTCCTGATATATATTATATAACACTTTTTCTATTTTGTAAAATTACAGCCACTATAATATGGCCAGCCTACAGGTCTTGTCTGCTGATCTGTAGATGCAAGCCATCTATTAAGACTTTCTTGGTCTTCCAATGCAAACTTCTTGACATTATCATTCAGCTCTTTCATAGTCAGGGCTCTTCCAGCATTCTGATTCATTTTAGCGATCTGAATCATAGCTATCTGCCATGTTGCAAAGACATCGTTCTTTGCAGAATGGTCTGGCTTTATCTTAGTATCATATTCATTTGCAAGTGTATGCAAGTCATGCTTGCCTCGTTTGTTTGGCTTGAGCATCTTGTCTGCATACATCGTATCAAAGCAGTCAAAGACTTCTACCAACTTCGCATCATCATAAGTAGCTTGATGTCTGCGGAAATTGCTCTTGATCATTGACAGATCAAAAGCTAGATTCTGTCCGACAAGAAGACTGTCATTGTGAGCAGTCATAAAGTTTGCAATTCTTATTAGACTGTCTTTCTGGCTTTCAGTAGAAAGTTCATTCAGCCTCTCTTTAGTAAGACCGTGCTTTCCAAGAGCTTGTTCTGTGCTGTCTCTATTTGACTTGATGTACAGATGCAAAGAATCTGCTTTGTCTTCGCCTATTGCAAGTCCATAGAACTCTATGATATCATCATTGTCTACATCAAGACCTGTAGTCTCTGTGTCTATGACTAAGAACCTCATCTTGTCTCCTTCAGAACTATTATCGATGTGAACGGAGCTTTCAATTCTGCTCTATATTTTACTGTTGGCATAGAATCTTGCAATGTGTCTTCTATTGTATCGAAACAGATTTTCAAAACTCTGACGTTAGTCCTGAGACTGTACAGAAAATCGCCTTCTTGCAATGACCTGTCTTCATATATCTTAGCTTTTCTAAGCCAGCCATCGAGAACTTCGTCGTCGTCAGTCTTAGCTATGAATCTATGACCGACCAAAGCATTCGGATCCACGCTTTGCCAGTCAATAAATTCAGTCACTTTAGTTCTCTCTTTTCCTCTTCTTGCCACGTCTTCTAGTCACCTTCTTCTCAACAGAGCTTGGCATAGTTTCTGGAGCTTCAGTTATGAATGTCACATTCTGATCTACAAGCTTGTCTCCATACCAAAAGCCTGACAGTTCTTGATATTCTAGCTTTCGCCCTTCTTCGAACTGATACAGTCCTTTAGTGTCTCTTACTTCTCGCCACTTCTTTCCTTCTGGAAGTCCATCTGTCGACCAGCCATCCCATTCAGGATGTTCGTCTATCCAATCATCGCAATCATACTTATATGCAGCCCAATACTCTCTGTCTACTCTTTCAGGCCTGTCTTTGCCTTTAGAGTTCTTAGCCCAGTCACACCAGTTTCCAAATGGGTCTACATTGACTCCAGGCTCCCAACTTACAAGACTCAAAACTATCGAATTCTGCCACGGAGAGAATGCCTTAGAGAATGGATAGATTGGCTTAGCTGTAAACCCCATATTCTTCATGAATGTCAAAAAGTTGCTGACATCTCTATATCCTTTCGGCATGCCATAATCTGCAACTTGAATTAGAAGCCTGCTATTGAATGCTGTAGTCAGCAATGTGCTCAAACAAGACACGTTCTCAGTCTCGTAAAATTTCTGAACCCACTTAAATGCATCAAATACAAGAAGACCAGTATTTTTGTTTATTGTATAGCCTTCTGTAGATTCAAGTCCATTATCTTTAACCATAAGTATATTATATACTATTCCTGTTCAAATGTAAAATAGAAGTCTACTTGATGTCTTCTACATTGCATTTCATATACCTGTTGCCATGCATCTCTTCCATATGATGATATCGATTCACCATCTTGACAGCATATCTGTGCTTCTTCTTGAACTTGTCTGTCAGCAATGTCATTGCAAAGCCCTTCTCAGGAACATTGAAGACTCTCAAGTCGTAAGTGATAGCTGTATTGCGAAACATCTTAGTATGATGCTTCTTCTTGTTGAATGTCACATCCCATACACCAGCACGCCAATTCTCGATATGCGCTGCAGTATGTGCAAGAGTTGCTAGTTTTGCATCTGGATCTAGTCTTAGCCAATTGTCATTGAAGCAGATTGCATCTAACACCTGACCTGTCACAGTATCTTTCAGCTTGTGCTCATAGTAGAATGGCATGAACCATTTAGACTTGTCGTGATACTTGCTATAGCCTATATGCTGATCACCATACAGAAAGCACATCTTTGGCAAGTCATGTTCATGCATGAAGTCATTCCATAGTGCATTGACTCCATTCTGCAAGTCTAACTGTCCATAATCCCACTGGCTTTTGCTGTTTGCCATTGCACGATTGTTGAAATGTACAGAAGACTTATGAAAGTTCAGTGCACCTTGCGACTCAAATATCTTGCCACAAATGTCACACCATATCTCATTGCCATGCCAATCGTACCACTGAGAAGCCTTCCAGTTCTTGTATGTAAGAAGTGTAAGCTGTTCAGATGGGTCTTTGCCAGAAACTTCCATCTTCAATTTGCCTTATGAACGACTTCATCTGCCATTTGTCAAGAAACTCCATCAGCTTGTCATTGTCTTTGTTCAGTCTTAGATTGTTGACATGGTCTGCTTCTACTGGAACGTCTGTCTTTGGAACTGAACCGTCAAGAACGGTCATCTTGTAGTTGTTCAGTATCTGCAAAGAATTCTGAGAAAGTACAGGGTCTTTAGCGACTGCATTCCACAAGTCTCCGTACTTGTTGATAGCTTTCTTAGACCTCTGCCATCCCCATCCTTTAAGACCATAGACACTGTCACCTGGATCGCCCATGATAGCAGCTATCTCAGGCCAGCGCTCTGGTGGAAAGTCGATGTCTTCTTTAGCTTTGTCATAAGATATGATGTCTATGCCATCACCTCGTCCCTTTGGACGCATAAACACTACGTCTTCACCAGTAAGTTGCTGCCAGTCATGGTCTTTAGAATACAGCATGACAAAGTAGTCTTCATGACAGTCTTTAGCTGTCTTTGCAGCAAGATCGTCTGCTTCTGTATTCTTCTCTATATACGGTTTTAGTCCTGTCAGTTCTACAAACTCATGACAAGCTCTGATCTGATTTACTAGCTTGTCATCTTTCTTGCCACGATTCTCTTTGTAATGCTCGCTTATTGCAAGCCTGTAGCTAGATCGACCATTGTCAAACAATGGCAATAGCACTTCTGGCTGATATGACTGAAGCAGATCTTGAAATGTCTTGACATATCCATACACCGCTCCAGATGGCTGATCGCCTATTGACAAGTCTCTGAAAGCATAGTTAGAACGCATGATGACATAGTTGCCATCAAAGGCTAGAAGACGCGGCTTAGCTTTCCTAGTCACTTCTCATCTCCAAACATCAGATTAAAGATCTTGTCCATAAGCTTCCTGTCTTTCTCTGTGTATGCATTCACATCTATGATTCTACCATGAACTTCTTGAGGTGCAGTCTTTGGACTTTCACCATGTTCTGCAATGTACAGAGCCTTTAGTCGTTTACCAAAACTACTAGACTTAGACGTTATCTCTTTGCTTTTCAGCCCCTTCGACTTCAGATAGTCTTGAACATACAGTGGTCTAGAACCAGATTCAAGTTCTGGAAGTTCACCCATCTGCCTTGCCAAGACAATTCTAGCTTTGCTTTCAAGATAGTCGTCTTGAATGATGCCCTTGAAAGCTTGAATCATTGCCACAGTCTTAGCATCATTGCTCTCGAACTTTTGATTCAGACTATACTTGCCAGTCTTTCGAATAGATGGGAGAACTTCATGTGTAACCCATCGTTTGAACGCTTTTGCTTCTGGCTTTCTAGAACGAAGAACAATAGAATACAGACCAGATTCGGAAATGATATATGTATCTTGACTTCCTCCAAGGGTGTATACATTATATACATCCTTCTCATCGTCATCTAGAGACTGCATGGCCTGGCGACTATTCGAAATCTCTAAAATGTCGCAAACATCTTTAGCTACAAACCATGGATCGCCATTTTCATTTGTCAAAACTCTAATCTGTTTGTCTTTGAATTCGAATAGAGACATTTCTTTGTTCATTGTCGTTTTCCTTTCTAACATATAATCATTAAGTATCTTGAGAGTTCTCAGATTGTTCTCTGTGAACTTCTGAATATTAGTCCATATAATTATATATCTTCATATTTCTAGGTTCACAGAAATAAACGTCGTAATTCTATTCTTCTCCTTCTAGGTTTGCTTTAGCAGAAAAAGCTACGTAGCTTTGCTTTCCATTCCAATCGTCTGTTCGTTTGCAATTGAATGCAGCTATGACATTGGTGCTTATCAAGTCTTTGTATTTGCTCCAAGCCGTAGCAAACATCGTCAGAGTCACTTCGTCATGAGAAAGCAGCTTGACTGTAAGCCAAGCCATCTCGCCGTTTTTAGCTTGATGCTTCCTTATGCTTGTCACCTGTCCTGGAATGCATACGAAGTCGCCTACATCTGCCTTCTGCAGTTCGCCAAGAGAAGCAACTCCCTGCTTTTCGATCCATTCTTTATTGTCGAACAACGGATCGTATGACAAAGAGATTCCCAACAGGTTCTGTTCTATCTTGCCTCTGATTCTTGGACTCTTCCACGTATTTCTAGTTGGATAGTCTTCATTCCTAGACTTCTTCCAGTCAACCATCAACTGGAATCTGTCTCTTTCATCTACACCATCAAAGGCACCTACAGAAATAAGGCTTTCCATTACATTCTTCTTGCGACCGCCTCTACCTGAAGTCTTTTGCACATAATCGTCAAAAGAATCATATGGACCATTTGCGATTATCTCATCTACTGCTGCAGGACCTACACCTTTGACTGTGCTCAAAGGCATATAAATGACACTATCCTGCAATTCATAATTCTGTTTTGACTTGTTGACATTCGGTGGAGCAATCTTAAGTCCATGCACTTTTGCATACGTCAAGAACTCTACTGCACCTGGATCTGTATTCAATGAAGCTGTAATGAACTCAGAAGGATACTTCCATTTGAAATACTGTTCTATAGATGTTATCATACCATATGCATTTGCATGTGAGGCATTGAAACAATATTCTGCTGTTCTTGAAAGGCCAACCCAAATATCATCAAAACAAGCCTCTGGAGAATCGTATTTGCTTGGAACATTGTCAATGAAATCTTTTCTTGACATGCAACAATCATGAAGAAGTGTCTTCATCTTCTCTACATTCCACGTTTGCTTCTTTGTGAAGACTTTCCTGACATTGTCTGTCTCTTCAATCTTCATATCGCACAAAGTAGCGTATATCTTCATAATCTGCTCTTGATATACGCAAAAACCAGAAGTCTCATCTAGAATTGAATCGATCAATGGATGATAATGATTGACCGGATCAATGCCTTGTCTTACCTTATAGAACTCGTTAATAAGTCCAGAACGAACCATACCTGGTCGATCAACAGCTGAAAGCATTCCAGCATCTCTCAAAGATGCCATCTTAGAATTGATTGCCGTCTTCATTCCAAGAGGTGTATCCATCTGAAAGATGCCAAGAGTATCGCCCGTCCATGTTGACTTCCACATATCGACATTTGCTAATAGCTTTTCGTCTCTCATAATTCGATAGATGTCTTTCACATCCATCTTATGATTGACTCGTTCATAGACTTCTCGTATAGTTCCAAGACCTGCAAGCTTAAGAATGTCGTACTTGATGAAGCCAAGACTTGCAATGCCATCATGTTCGAACTGAGTTATCAGCTTGCCATCTTTCATCCTCAATGGAAGCTTGCCAAGCATAGACTCTTTCGAAATGACATATCCTGAAGCATGAATTCCTTCTCCACGATATCTCTCTCCCCAATGCCAGACTTCATCGAAAAGACCAGTCTCTTCTTGAATCTTCTTCAGTTCTTCGTCTTTGTTGACACAATTCATCATGTCTTCAAATGTATAGTCTCGCATATATGCACCCTTAGGCCACCCTGCATTCTCCATGCGATTGACTATGTCTTGTGTCTCCTGGGGAGTCATACCCTTGACTTTTCCAAGGTCTTTGACTGCCATTGGCATCTTCAGAGTCTGAAATGTGCCAATCTGACAGAAATTGTATTCGCCATATCGTTTCTTCAAATAAGCATTTAGCTGAGGTATCACTCTAGCTTCGAAGTCAAGATCGATATCGGGGCAGTCTTTGAAGTCAAATCGTGTACTGACTATCTTGCCGAATTCTGTATTCCAGTTCTCAGTAAGACATTGCCAAGAAGCTTTGTCTCCATATTCTGTCTTGACAACGTCAGATGGCTCAAAGACTTTTTCTTCTCCATCGTCAAAAGTCAGATGAACTTTGCTAATGACACGTCCAGCTGTAAGAAAACGTTCGAAGAACAGATTGAACTTTATTGGATCAAGATTTGTGATATGCATAAGATAGCATACTATTGAAGAACCTGCTGAGCCGCGCCCTGGACCAAGAAGAGAGGCGTGCTTGCCAACTATGCCATACTTCTCACCATCTGGATCTTCTGCTCGTACAAAATTAGCATAGTCTGCGACTGTATTGAAGTATCCACATAGATCACATTTCTTGATCAGCTCTGATTCAAGATTGACTCGATCCATGTATTGCTTGAATGTGTTTCTGTCTTTCGGTACAAGCTCTTTTATGCCTTCGACTACAGTCTTATCAAATAGCTCTTCATCTTTCTCTCTAGTAGATTCAAAGCGTGGCGGATGCATTCCTCGTTCCATCACTGCATTGCAATGATCTGCTACCCAACCAGTATTGTCTATAGCTTCATCTGCGATCTCTTCTGAAAGACCACTTTTCATCAGCCAATATTTGACTTCTTCATCATTCATGACCCAAGCTGCAGTCTCACCACGACCACCAGTCTTGTCATCATCGTATTCGGCACCCTTGCCTGTAGTAGTGGCCCATTCAAGTTCGTGCCAAATGTAGTCTTCTCTTGGACCATAGTGAGCATCGTTGACTGCTATCAGTCTAAGACCAAGCTTCCTAGCAAGTTCAACCTTGCCCTTGTTGGTCTTGTACATGTTCTGATTTAGATTCCAGTTGTTGATTTCTGCGTCATACTGTGCAAAAGCAGCTTTCTGCTTCTTCTGTTCATCTGTCAAAGACCTTCCAAAAGACTCAACTTCTTTTCTAGCGTTGTCTAAGTCTTCCATCGACTTCAAGACGATGTCACAAGCTCTCAGTCTTCTAATCAAGTCTTTCAGTTCATCGTGTTCAAAAGTCTTCCAGTCTTTGCTGTACTTCTCATCGGTGAACTGCCATGTATGAAGTTCCATCAAGACATTGTCTTTGCCAACAGCTTCTATCAGTTTGTTCAGCCAAGCTTCTGCTTTTGAAAAGTCATCTGCTACAATACCTCTAGACACAGCTGAAAGCATGCAACCATCTGACACGAACAGACCTTTGCCATATTGTTTCAGCATCTTCATGTCAATGCGAGGCTTGTAATACATGCCTTTAGTATAAGACAAAGTAGACAAAGTCCAAAGATTAGCTAAGCCTTCGTTAGTCTTGGCCCATATGCAACCATGATTGAAATCAGATGGCCTTTGCTTAGCCATCTCTGGCTCACCAGTCTCTTTATTGATCTTGATGTTGCCTTTTCGATCTCTAGCTGGACGATCAGACATGACATTGTCAACATCGTCTACAAGATAAGCCTCTTCACCAAAGATTGGTTTGAAATGATAGCCTTTTTCGATTATTCTTCTATCGAATGGTTCTTGTCCAGAACATGTTCCATGATCTGTTACAGCTGCTGCTTTTACATGAAGCTTCTCACAAAGATCTGCATACTCGTATGGCTTCTGATATCCATCTAGAATGCTCGAATCTGTATGAACATGCAAAGGCACATATTTTTGAAAAGACCACTCTTCTGTCAATCTAATACTCCTTGCTCTATCAAAGATTCGACGATCTCTTCTGGACTGTATACATCAGTATCAAAGATCTGCAAATCTAAATCTTTGCCAAGCTCATCGAAAAGCTCTTTGTAGATGTCAGACATCTTTTGCATGTCTATGACAATCTTGTTGTAGTCAGAACCGTCAAGACCTTCCTGTTCTTTTTGACGAGCTTCAAGCACTGGAACACTTGCATATGTCCATATTATTGTCATTCGATCTTTGTTGTCAAGCAAAAACTGCTTTCTTGCAGTCTCTACTTCTGGAATGACTCTGTCAAAGTACCTGTCTAATGCAATCGAATCATATAGCCACCTATCAATCACACAGATATGTGCAAATTGCTTTCCAATGCCATATTCTCGATTATAATGCTCTCCTATTGCAGAATTAAGAGTGCTTTTGCCAGAACGATCACATCCTGTAAGTTCTACAATCAATTTATCCATAAATAATATTATATACCATTTTGAATCAAAAGTAAAATAGAATCAGAACAAGACTTCTCGTGCAACTTGCTCTTTTAGATTGAACCTGTCAAAGTATCGATTGTCTTCTACTTCAACATTGTCCCATGGCTTTGGCTTAGATACGAAATGCTGAATGACTGTATCTTCTGGCATCTTCTCACCCTTAAGATAGCAATTCATTCTTTGCCAGTTCCACTTCAATGGAAGCCAGTCTATATCGTCTTCATAATACATGTTCAGCAGAGTCTGATCTTCCCATTCAAGATTCCAGTCTACTGATTTTGCAAGCTCTAGAATCTTGTCTAAGAAATCTGTCTTTCGCATGCTGTCTAGATTCATTAGCAATACGCCATTGTTGAAAGACTTCTGGCTCTTGTCTTCGCCATCTTCGCTATGCCACATAGACGATGAATCTTGCACAGCAGCAAGCTCTTGTGTCATAGTCATGTCAAACAATGGCTTCAATGACTTGTATACATTGACATCACTGTCTAAATACAGAACCCTGTCTTTGTTTATGAATGCTGGCGCATACAGACGATAGTATGTGCTAGCTGTAAGTTTCGCTTTCCATTTGCTAACACCGTCTTTGACCTTCAGATTACTGTCTAGAATAGAAGACACATCATAGACATTCGTCTCTATTCTTAGTCGACTTTCTATCTTCTTGACGGTGTCATAGACCTGCCTGTAGCTATCATGGTCTGTAATGAAATTGAAAGAACTAACTTCGTCTTGAATCTGACAAACTACTGACATTGCATGCCACATATAGTTCTTGTCAAAACACATAAGAACGTCAGTCATTGTCAGTCTCTCCTTTCTTCCTTCTGTTCTTCTCTACAAAGATTCTTGCTTCTTCTACTGTCAATGGCATCTCAAAAGCGCCGTCTGTAGAAGACGATCCAAATCTTTGTATGAACCCCATTGGGAACAGAGCATAAGAATCAACCATGTCAAATGCATATCTCCAAGCTGTGTCAATTGTCACAGCAGGCCTGTCATACGCTCGTACTAAAGCAACAGCTCCTCTTCTAGTAACTTCCCAGCATGTAGTGTAGTTTGCAGTACCTTTGCCAGTCTTCTTCCTGAATTCGAATGACTTGCCATCTCTTACTGCTACTGCATCAGATACGACACCTCTTGAGGCTCCACCCCATACGATTATGTCTGCATCTGGAATGTCAAGGTCTATATCTAGAAAATCTCTTGGATAAGCATCATCTTCTACGACTACTAGCTTTTGCTTGTCTGAACCAAGAAAATCATCCAAAATGTTAAGCACAGTATCTGTAAGACTATTATGAGCAGCATACTGTTCTGGAAGCCATGTCATCTCAAGCTTGTCTTTTCTCGACTTCCTGTTCATGAATGCCTTTTCAGACACTTCTTTATACATGTAGCAAGTCTTAAGATAATCTTTTGGATCGAATAGTTTTGCAGTCTTTTCAAGATTCTTCTTGACTTCTAGCCCTTTTTGTCGCATATCGTCATACTTGACAGGCTCTACTCTTACAAAAGTCTTGAACAAACCTCCACAGTTTTCAAGCACTTGCCTTTTTCTGTCGACATCTTTTTCAAGATTGATGTACACCGCATCTAAGTCTTTGAAATTTTCTCTTGGTGTCATATCGCTACTCCATATACTGTTCTACATCGACTAGACTTTTTGCAAGACTTTCAAATGCGTTGTATTCGTCAAAATATCGCATGTCAAAAGCTGAATGCACTTTCCATGGCTTCTTAGCTGTCACGAAGTGCACCATCTTTGGGCTCTCTACTAATGGCTTCTCTCCTCGCATCCAGCTCTTATACTGACAGAACTGCCATTCCATTGAAAGCCATCTGACATTGTCTATGACTGCATTGCAGATAGTGAAGTCTTCTTGTTCAATGTCATTGTTCTTAGCGTATTCAATTGCCCTGTCGAAAAACTTGTCTTCTCTAAGCTTGTCTAGATTCATGAACATGAACCCAGAAGTAAACATCTTCTTCTTATATGCTCCAATAACTGACCAATAGTCTTCTACAGAAGCAATCTCTACATCGTCAATATCGATATCCCAAAGCTCTTGCATGTCGCACTTGACAAGCACGTCTACATCTAGATAGATGACTTTTCTCAAAGATCGTGGAAGAATGTTGATTGCGTATAGCCTGAAGAATGCTTCTTCTGAAATGAAATTGTGCGACTTGACAGTATGGTCGAAATGTTCTCCATCGTACGTATTGAAGTCGAACACTTCAAAATCGAACTTCAATCTGGTCATTTTCTGAAGAGAAGTGAGCTTGTCATTCACAAAATCGCGTTCTTTTGTCAATATCCAGAACTTGCATCTAGACTTCGTCTTAGATACGATCTGCAAGACTTGCCCCATGAAATGATTGCAATACTTGTCATTGAAGCAAAACAGAAAATCTATCATGTCACTACCTCAAGACTTCTTGAACAGTGTATTCAGTATACTTATGCCTATTGAATGCTTGCAAGCACTCCATCATCTTAGCTGTCGTCTTAGATATATGGCGCTTACCAACGTTCTTAGTTATGAACCATTCTGCATCTCCAAGACCTGCGATCTTCTGAAAGTCTTTGTCTTCCATGTACTTCCAAAAGACTTTGTTGTATGCATAAGCTATAGATTCTTCTACAGACTCTGCTTTGCTGTACTTGAACAGTCGCATATCCCATTCGAACATGAACTCAGAAAGCGCATTATAGCGATTCCTGAACCTCTGCTCCATTGTCACAGGCTTATCGACTTCATATCTATGCTCTTGCAAGAACTCGTCAAAAAGCCAATAGTCTTCAGCTTCATAAGCTAATTGCTTCTTAGAGTACTCTCGCATAGATTCTACAGACATTTCTTCATCTACTACAGAATCGAAGATCACCTTTGAACTAGTATGCAATAGATTGTCATACTTCTGATGAAGAGCTTTCTGCAATGGCAATACTGTCTTGACAACATCTTCCATAGATGCGTCTTTGATTCTTCGCTTCATCATCGGAAGAATCTGATCTTCAAGAACTGAAGATACTGTCTTGTCATCGGTCATGTCTAAAATGACATCTAAATCAATATCTGAAAACCCCTTATGGTCAAACATCGATATGTCTAGTACGTCTGTTTTCTTTTGAGGCAGGCCAAGACTGTTTGTCACAACATTCCTTTCACTTATTTGAACTTGTTTTAACTTATAAGTATATTATATACTATTCAAGTTCAAATGTAAAATTAGAATGTTCTCAGACAATTAGTCGCAATCGCAAGTTCCGTTTATCTTCTCCATGTGACATATAGGGCATATGTCTCTGCTGTTCTTGTCAGCTTCGTCCCAATACACATTCAGTCCGTGAGAATTGAAACCGACTGGCTTAGCTTTCTCTGCTTTCTTAGTAGAGAACGTCTTCGTCTTGTAATGCTTGTCTTTAGACATGACTTCTTTGTCCTTGACTAGAATATGACATCCATACTGAAAGTCGCAATACATGCCAGCTTTGACAAGCCAGCTTTTAGCTGTCTCTACATCGTCACGTTCATAAATAGAGAAGTCAGATGTACCAGCTGACACGACTCTGAAAAATCTTGGCATTCCAGACAAATCTACTAGCAAAGCTGACTTAGGACTTTTTATGACAGCTTTGACATTCTTGTCTTGCAATAGCTTGTCTACTGTCTTAGTGACGAATGTCTTCTTTCCAGCCCAGTCTTCTACTTCTAGTTCGTCGTCATAATCACCGATCTTCTTGCAATGCATGAAGGTCTGAGCAAACTTGTCTTCCATTGTCACCTTTCTATATCGCTCTTTATAGATTCGACATTCTTAGCATTCTTTGCATTCTCATTCAACTGAGACTCGTCGAAACGTCCATCAGTAGCAAGAACATAGTAGAAGCACTTCTTAGTCTGGCCTGGTCTTCTGATTCGCTTCTTTGCTTGAATCGTAGAATCTGCATCGAATGGTGAAGTGAAGATAGCATGATTGCATTTCTGAAGATTATGGCCATTCTTTCCAGACTTGATCTGAAGTATCGTCACAGAATTCGACTTGTTCTCATACGCATCTTTGTCTAAAACATGTCCTGATATTTCAGAAACTGGGCGATTAAGCTTCTTGCATATCTCAAGCAGCCATTTTCGCTCATCATTGAACTGATAGAATATCAGCCATCTGTCATCAGAAGCTTCAAGAGTGTCTTTGACCCATTCAAGCTTTTCTTTGTTGCCAGAAAGCGAATTAAGTGTCTTCAACCTTGTCCAAGAATTGACTGCAACAGCCTCGCCTCTAGATACAGCGTTGTACAGCGCATTCTCAGTAGCGCTTGCAGCAGCAGTCTGCTTGAATCTTATGATCTGCTCGTTCTCTTCTGGCAGGTCAAGAGCATCTTCAGACCTGACGAATACTGCGCCTTTTGCAGACATTGCGTCTATCAGTTTGTCAATGTTCTTGTACCCGACAATCTGAACGTTGTCTTTCTTCAGAGCTCCACATCGAGTATTGACAGTCACCTCCTGACGAATCTGTACAGTAAAAAGCTCGTCAAACTGCTCTCTAGTCCAAGTAGCACCTTGCATGACTGTACATGGATACAGTTTCTCAAAATGACCGCCAAACATAGAACCAGTAAGAAGCTGAACATTCTTAGCTCTTTTTGCAAGCTTCATGCAATAAGCTGTGCGTTTGGCATTCTCATTGCCAAGACATCCGACTTCTTCAAGAATCAGATTGAACTTGTCTTTCTTAAATGAGTCCATGTATTCTTGGTATCTGTCTCTAAAGATTCTGTCATAGTTGATGATTTCGAATCTGTCTTGCATCCATGGAGCAAACTTGTCTATCTCTGATCGCCACTGATCCATCAATGACTTCTCACATATCAGCAATGTTGGCAGATCGTCATCAAACAGTATTGTCCTTGCTATCGATACTGGTGTCTTTCCAGTACCCATAGCTTGACCGAGATATGCTCTTGAACATCCTTCAAGAGTCTTTATGATGTCTCGTTGATAGTCAAAAAGCGGGACCTTGAGCACATTCTTGTACTCATCTGGTCCCGCCTTCTTCAATGGCATAGAGATACCATTCTCTAATTCTTTTCTCTGCTTAGCTAGCTTGCCATCGTCAATGCAAGACTTCGGAACCCAAGCGTCATGACGAACATCTGACAGAAGCACTGCTTTCTCTGTCTCTCTTATGACCTCCAACCTTGGAATGTCTGGATCGAACTTCTCTGCAAAACTTTTCTTTATCAAAGATCGTTCTACATACTTACGTTCCGACATGCTAACACCTCACACGATAGATGGCATAGCATCCAATTCATCTAATGCAATGCCATATTTGTCTTTGACTAGCTTTCGATTGTCGTTCTCAATGTCTTTCAGCTCTTCAATAGCATTCTTCTTGAACTTCTCAAAAGCTGACTGATCTGGCTTTGATGTGCCACGATATTCATTTCTCTGCTTGTCATAAGCAAAATCAAGTTCATCAAGCATCTCATCTGGAATTCTCTTCTTAGCAAGAGGACGAGGCTGGAATGTACGACCATGATCTGTAATCATGCTAAGATAGAAAGCATCTACTCGATCTAGATCGAATATGCCAGTCGCCAATGGATACGCCTTTTCGATCTGAAGTGCCATTTGCATAGCAATGACATTGTCTTCCTGAGGCTGGAACTCTTCAGACAGACGATCATAGATGAACTTCTGTGCAGACTGGAAATCATTGTGAACCCAATAGAATGTCGACATGGCACGAATCAATGCTCTACGAGAATCGAGCAATGAGACTTCTCTTGTATCTAGAGCATCTGCATACAGGTCGACAGCTTCGTTTGCAAGCTTCTTGAAACGTTCGTATAGTTCTGGAGAATTCATGATGCCATCAGGAACCAAGACTGTCTTGTCTCTCCACGAAATCGTATCAGAGCACTGTGCAATGAAGTCCCAAGTCTGATATCGAAGAATGTGAGTGACTTCTTGCATAGAAATGTTGTTGAAGGACCATGTCATGTTGATGAATCGCTTGGCTGCAGGAATAGTGTTGCCCTTGAACACGTTTCGAAGAGTCCTGACTTTCTGAATGTCAGAAATCTCAGTGTCTGGCCCCTCTTCCCATGTAGACAAGACCGCTCGAACTACAGTATCAAGCAACTCATCTTCTGGAGTGCAGCTTCTCAACTTTATGTCAAGCGCTTCTATAGCATTCTCGAACTTCAGATTGACTGGATCATCATAGCCAAGATAGACTGGATTCTTAGAGACCATGTCATATTCCTTTCATTTTTTATATTGCCTATTATATTATATACTATTTCTTATCAAAAGTAAAATCGAACTGCAAAGCTATTTTGAAAGAACGCTTTATGACAATTCTTAGTGTATTCCAAAAGTTGCAAAATCTATCTTTACGACATTTTCATGTCATACATCAGCAATATGCACACACACTGACATGAAATCGATCTGCACAAGCAAAAGCACTTTCAGATCATAGTCTTAGAAAGTCTTTGGCTTTTCGTTTTACATTGTCTTCAAGCACTTTGAAGTCGACAGTAGGTCTATGCAATTTTTTGACGATGTCAAGCATCTCTTCTTCTATCAAGTCTCTAAACAGCATTGTCATGAACATGCCAATAGTCTTAGACTCGTTTTCCCATTCTTCCCTTTCAAGCAAGACAAGCACCTTCTGTCTGCACTTCTCCATGTCTGCATTAGTCACATACATATCGACAATAGTCTTCTCTATGTCTGCATTGCTAGCAACAGAACTTTTTCTTTTAGCCTTGTCTTGCTTGTATTCTTCTCTGACTATCTTAGCAAACTCATGACGACCGTACTTAGACTTGAAATCATAGTTCTTTATGACAATGCCTTCTCCTATGGCATAATCTGGCAAATCGAAATGGTTCTTGTCTATTTCTGCTACGATCTGCTCTTTCGTAGGATTGTCAAATACAGCGTATGGAGCAAGAAAATTGTCTCCAGAGATTTCTTGCAAAACTCTATACAGTTCTGAATCTGGCGATGCAAAACCACTATGAAAGTCTTGATCGTCTTCTGTTGTCAATGCTTTTACGTCAAATGGATAGAAGCCAGACTCAAGATATGTCTTGATATGACCGACCATCTTGTTGCCTGGTAGACCAAGCCATTCTCCATAGACTATAGCAGACTTCTGCGTCTCACAAAAAGCCCTAAGGCGTTCTGCATATGCATCATCAGACATTACCCAATGCATGAAGTTTGCATTGTCATGTTCAAGAGACAGTTCTCTATTTCTTGAACCGCAATGAATTTTGTCGTCTTCCCACCAGATGCATGAATTCGTACCGTCTAGCTTTGGAGTCACATAGACTCTTCCTTTAAGATATCTTTCTATGTCAGGATGCCCAAGACGAATCACATGCGGATACTTTACGAATGGCATTGACACTTCACCTCCTTGTCATGACTGTCAAGCATCTCAAACTGCTCTTTCTCGTCTTTCCATTCTTTTGCTAGCCTGCCTTTAGCACCATTTCTTGAACAGCATCTTTGCATTGCCTTGACGAGATCTTTATCTGAGACATCTGAAACCGCTAGAAGATTGACAAGAGCTTGAATCAGATCTGCGGTCTCATCTACGAATTGCCTCTTTTCTGCTTTCCCTTTCTGCCAGTCTTTCCAAGCCTCTGTCGTCTCAGCAGCTTCTTCCAAGACCTTCAGCATCTGCACTTTTTCAAGAGCAAGTAGCTCTGATGAAAACGGTATTGCTGCTGGAATGTGAATCTTGTCTTGCCTCATGATGCCGCCTGATCTTTTGAAGCTTTCATCGTAAAATTGCAATATTTCCAGTTATGAATGTCAGACAAGAACTTTCTAAGTTCTGCTACTTGAAGCTTTGTCAATGAAATCTTATCGACATCTATACCGCCATCATATATGACGATGTCTAGCTTGTCAGATTCTGCCTCTCCGACAAACTCTACTCCATGATTGAAACCGTCTTCAATGTTGAAGCCTAGCTTCTGAACTTCCTTCTGCATGCTATCAGCCTCCAAAACCAAAAGTCTTCTTAGCATCTGGTTCATCTGTCCAGATGTTTCCACCAATGAATCTGCCTGGCTTGCCATCTGCAAGACCATGTCTCGCTTCCCACATCTTCTTGTCTAAGTCATGACCACCAGTCTTAGACTTGTCAGTCCTGTCGACTATGTCTACAGTGGGATGCCATTCGATAGAGTCATCGTCATAGATGTCAAGATTCTCTGGATCTGTATAGTCTACAGATACGATCGCTACAAATCCCTTTTCAGCGATTCGCTTAGTCAGTCTGTCTGAAAAGCCAAAGACTGCTTTCTTGAAATCGTTCAGATTCTCAACTGACTTGAATGACCGATGGCATTCGAAACTGTTCTTCTCGTCTACTATGCATCTGTAGATGTCATTCTCTTCAGATGGCAGAAGATTCAGCTTTTCATTCTTGACTTCTACTTTGCTTTTGTCTTTCTGCTTGTCTGGCAACAGAAGACCGCTTTTTGTCATCTCCATAGGCTAGCATTCCTTTCTTTGAAAAAAAATATTGTATAAGAATAGTTCTCAGTATATTCTCAGAGTTACGAGGTTTATCTCTGTGAACTTTTCATATCAGATATAGATAATTATATATCTATACTATTCTAAGTCATTCTGAATAAACGTCGTAACTTGTCAGTTCTTCTTGCTAGACAACTCTTTCAGTTCTTCTAGGCCATGCTTGACATTGCCCTTAGTCTCGATGATTCTAGTCCCAAGCTCTTCAGCTTTCTTTCGCTTAGAACCGCCATAGTTGCCAGCAAACAAGTACTTAGTCTTCTTAGTGACTGCACCACCGATTGAAAAGCCTTCAGACTCAAGCATAGCTGAAAGCTCATTCCTCTTGACATGGAAGAACGAACCAGTGATGACGACTTCTGGACCAGCTTTCTTGACAGGTCGTACAGCTTGCGGAAGCTTGTGAAACAGCTTCTCCCAATCATTCAGATTCTCTACGATCAGATCGTAGTTGCTAGCAAATGATGTAGCTGCCTTAGTACCAACTCCCTTGATAGATTCTGCAAAACCATACGGGTCTGCAATCTGCATGAACCACAGTGTCGGATCTTCTTCACCGCAATCTTTCAAGACTTTGTCTACTAGCTTCTCGCAAGTCTTCCAGCCAAGACTGTCTAGACCCATAGCTGCCAAGAACTTGACTAGATCTGCGTCTGAAGCTTGCCTGATTGCATTTCTGATGTTCTCTATGCTCTTCTTCTGCATGCCATAGACATAGAAGTCATCTAGGAATGATACTTGAACAAAGTCATAGAATGTAGTAGCACCATATTCTGTCACAATCTTGTCCATGACTTTTGGACCTATGCCCTTGCCTGTCAAGACAGAAAGCTGAGACCATAAGATGTTCTTCCATCGTTGATCGTTCTCAGCGAACAGATGAGCACCCTCTACATGAGTCAGCTTTCCATTCCAGTACTGTGGCGCTTCTATCTTTTGCTTAGTGCCACCTCCAAGATTAGCTGTGACTTGCGGAATTATCATATTCGCTTTCTTTACTTCTATCTCGTCATTGTAATGGAAGTCGAACTTCTTGAACAGATCGTACGAACCAAGAGAAGCTTTCGATACATCTGCATCTATGAATACAGTATCGAATACTGCGACTGGTGTAAGCTTGCCAGTCTTGCCCATCTGCCATCTGACATCTCTGATATGAGTCTTGAATGTTTGGTCTGAGAACTTGTATGCTACAGCATATGTCTGTTTGTCCAGATCTGCATCTTCATATTCTTTGTAGACAAGACCGTCAATAGGGATGTCTGTCATTTTAGATTCTCTGACGACTTCATCGTATGTGTCGAACATCGGTGCAGCATATTCTGCAACTAATGCTCGCTTAGAACCGTCTGAATCGTTGACGACATCATACGGTACGAATGTCAGGCATTCTGCATACTTCAAGTCTTTCCTGTTTGCAATGCCAGAAGCTGAATTCCTCTGATTCTTGTACTCGTCTTGAATCGTCTGCCAGTTCTCATCAGCTACTAGCAGCTCTCCTCGTACAGAAGAGTTAGCTAGATCTTTCTGATCGTCTAGAATCTCACCAAGATCGACTAGCTTCTTGACTAACTGAAGACGATTCTCTCCATATGTGTAGTCACCACGTGTAGAAGCCCTGTCTATGCTGCCATCACTGTCATAGTGGATCTCTACAGAACAACCATCGTACTTCAACTGCCAGATTGCAGTCTTAGTCTTGTCATGCTGAATCTCATCTAGACTGTGGACTTTGGGTAGAGTGCCCATAGGCCAGTTGTGCTTGACCTTGTCTGCGATCTGCACAGATTGCTTGATCTGTTCAAGTTCTTCATCTGAGATTCCAGATTCAGCTATCAGCTCTTCATACGACTCATCATCAAGCCACCATTCAGAGTCTTGATCTCCAGAATAGTATGCTTTGACAGCGTTCTCTATTCTTTGTTTAATTTCTTTATCCATAAGTATATTATATCATATTCTAATAAGAATGTAAAACAACTGAATGCAAAAAGACAAGCACCAGCTAAAAGGAATCACAAAGCTGCAAGATTCTTGTTGCCAGACCCAAACTGACTCCATACGAAATCAAGCCAATCTGCAGATTCATCTTCATCTCTACAGTATGCTTTTTGCATGCATTTGCAATCGTCTTGACCATATACTGTAGCTCCGCAGTATTCGCATATACGGAAGTCTTCATCTAGATCGTATTCTTCGTCTTCTAGATTGTCTTCTATCAGCTCTCCAGTAGTCTTGTCTACTATTGCATCTTCTGACAGATTATAATTTTGACATTTGTCCAAATCAGATATAGAACCCATAGAGAGATGGATCTGTGAGTCGGATTCTGTATTAGAAGCAGACAAAGAGTCTGTATAACTGTCAGATCGCTTGCTATAGTAGCTATTAAGCCTGTCAGAGAGTCTTTTTAGCTTAGATTGTGTCTTAGAGATGTTAGTGAGAGACAGTTCAGCCTTTTCAAGCCATCTGCGAATAGTCCGTTCTGTCTTTCTGAACAGTTCTGCTAGCTGAGACAGAGTCTTGTCAAGCAGAGACTTGTCTTCATTGACTTGTCTGACAAAGTTCTGATACGGTTTCTGTCTTGTCGCTATGCTTTTCTGACGTCCTTTAGCAGAACGAGCTTTCTGAATCTTAGAGAATGTCTTGTCATAGTCTTCTTGAGACTTGGTTCTGAGTTCAGACTTCCATGTCCATTTGCAGACACTCTTAGCTATGCCACAGACTTCTCTGTCTGAAAGAGGCTTGATATAGGGTCTTAGTTCTTGATTCCTCATTCTCAGATACTGTACAAGATCATCCATGAATGCATTTTTGCTGTCAAGATAATCTCTTACAGCTCTGTAAGCCCATTTGCGACCATATTCGAACAGAGTGTCGTTTCTACCATTGAGAGAAGCTACAAGACCAAGATTCGGTACTCGCTTGTAGTCACTGTGCATAGCATTGACAGATTTGAGACCGTCTCTTAGTTCATCGAGCAGATACTTGTGATTGGTGAAGCAGTACGAATTCCAGTGCTGTGCAATAGGGTTCTTGCAAATGAGCCCTCTGTAGCATCTGTCAGCTTGACACAAGTCTGTAAGGCTTGAACGAATAGCATTCAGATATTCTACAGGCTTGAATCTGCCATTTGCAGATACTGTGACTGGAACAGCTAGCAGCCATATTGCATGACCATGTCCATTATCTGGGTTCTCTACAAGTATGTTTGGCTGAATCTGTTCTGGAAGACTAGATATGATGTCAAATGTATTAGACTTGTCGATGTCTAAGCAGATTATAGACGTGATTCGTTCAGAATTGACTTGTATGTGCTTCTTTGTCAGAGCTTGTTCTCTAGACATTCTGAAGATGCCCCATGTATAGGAATCAGCTGCATACGGACGCTTAGGGTTCCATACGTCTTTGAACAGGCGTCCAATAGCGTTCTTGTTAGTATGCAATGTCTTAGAGCTCCATGTCTAGAATTCCATGTGACTGACAGTCACATTCATATTCGCCAATGACTGTCTTGCCACAATACTGACATACCCAATAGAAGTCTTTCATGTCATCGAGATCTTCTATTGGGTCTACATCCATATAAATATTATATCATATTCTAAATAAAATGTAAAACGAAGTCGTATGTCAAAAAAAACATTGCGACATTAATAGTCGTCCTAGTCTTCTTTTGTCAACTGCTTTTTTGCAATATAGAAGCTCTATGACATTCAGAAGTGCATGACAGTGCAATATGCTTCTTGTAATCGCATAAGAACGTATTGAGCAATGCCTGCAGTATTAGTCGCTAGTTTATTGAAGTTAGCATAGACTTCGTCTAACGATTTTACATTTTGACCTAAATAGTATATAATATTATTGTCTAAAAAAATAATATGAAAGGAACTAGACAATGAAACGGATAGTCGTTGGCACTACTTCTGGCATAGAATGGTTTGTGACAGACACAGGACAGTCAGTCAGGCTTCATGTATGGCTTGGTGCATGCAACTTAGCTAGTCTTGGTCAGGCATTAGATGATGTCACAGATATAGTGCATGGTGCTAAAGTTGCTGTAAGAGACTCTGTCTGGCTTACTGTAAGCTTGTCAGATCCTGCTTTCACTGAATGGAAGAAGACGATTCAGACTAAGAAGCACTTTGACAAAGAGAAGATGCTAGACATGGCTGTCTCTTTAACAGAAGACATTTGCGAAGTCTTAGCTGAAGACTGAAACTGAACAAAGCAAAAAAACCCATAGATTTGCATTCTATGGGCTTATTTGTCTTTTTTACAGTATTAGAATGGTTCTCAGCATATCTTCAGAGTTACGACGTTGTTCTCTGTGGACTTCAGAATATTAGTCTATATAATTATATATATTAAAAATTCTAGGTTCACAGAGATAAACGTCGTGTTCTTTGACATTGCTTAGAGTCGTGTTCTATGACAGTCTGTCTGGCTTCTAGCCAAGAAGTGCATCTGCCAAGTAATACAGCAATGTCATTGTTCATAGCTTCAATTACCCATCTATTGAAAGCATCAAGACTTATGCAGTAAGACCATCCAGTATCAGAGTTCTTGAAGAATGCATAGCTGTAAGAGCGTTCTGTAGTCACGAGACTAGTCATCGTTGCTGTTCTTCTTCTTCGTATTTGCTTATGATGTCAGCTACTATGTCATCTCTTACTATGTCTGACACAGACAGGTGCACAGCTGCTATGTCTCTGACATCTTCTAGCAGATGTTCAGTCCAAGCTAGACCAGACTTAGATTCATCTACGTCTATCTGCTTTATGTCGCCATTGACTATGACTTTAGTGTTGTGGCCTATTCGAGTCAAGACCATCTTTATCTGACTTCTAGTAGCATTTTGAGCCTCATCGAACAAAATGACAGCATCATTGAAAGTCCTTCCTCGCATGTATGCAAGAGGAGCTATCTCTACTGTTCCTTCTGTAAGCCAGTTCTGAAGTTGGTACTTGTCAGTCATGTCTTGAATAGCGTCATACAGTGGCTTCAGATATGGGTCTATCTTCTCTTCCAATGCGCCAGGTAAGAAGCCCAACTGTTCGCCAGCTTCTACTACTGGTCTAGTCAAGACTATCTTCTTGACTTTGTCTTGTCTCAGCATAGCGATAGCTCTAGCAACAGAGACGAATGTCTTTCCTGAACCAGCTGGTCCAGTCACGAATATGACTCTGTTATGGTCTATAGCTTCAGAAAGCTTTCTCTGCCCGTCTGTAACTGCTTCAGGCAGAATAGCTTTCTGATTGCTGTATGCGATAGCTCTTTGCATAGACTTCTTGCTCATATTGTCTTTTCTATTATATGGAATAGTTCTCAACATATTCTAGAAGTTACGACGTTTATCTCTGTTGACTTGAATTGTCGATTATATATAATTATATGGACCAATAATCTGAAGTTCATAGAGATAAACGTCGTAACTCTGACTATCTGTTGACATTGCCATTTATGACATTGATTGGAATGTAGGCGTTCTGCAACCAACCACGTTCTATAGCATTCGTCATTCTATTCGACATCATGCCATAGCCAGAACCATACAGACCACCACCGACAAGCACAGAAGAATTAGTCAGTCTAGAACGTATCATCAGAGCAGTGTAGTTGTCTTCCAAGACTTTAGCATCTGCCTCAAGGTCTTTTCGTTCTGCTTTCCATTTCTCATAGTATGCTTTTCTGTCAGCATACGCTACACCAGGAGAGCCAGCTATGTCTGGAGTCTCAAGGTATCCCCAGTCTATCTGACGAATCAGCTCTATTAGAGTCCTAGTCATTAGCAGATTGTAGAACATCTTAGGGAAATGCTGCCCGGTACCTGGACCGATGATGAACTGAGACAGAGCTTGCGGATTCATGTTGACTCGTCCAAGCGCTATATGCATAGCTTTAGCGACATCTTCTAGACTGTAAGACGTCTGGGCGTCTTCTGCAAGATTTGGCATTCCCTGACCATAGTGGTTGTCTCTTAGCAGACTGAATCTTCCAAGAATAGCATCTGCTAAGAGACGTTCGTCATCTTCAAGATCTGCATACGTCGGCATGAACGTCTCAGCTCTGTATGACATCTGGACTTTTCTGTACTGTCTAGCATTTGGGTTCTGCTTCCAGTTCCATTCTACAGTCACAGTACAAGGTTCGTCTAGCAGCTCGCCAGACACCAAGACTCTAGCATTAGAGCCGTCCCCCCATTCGATGTCTTGGTCATGGTCAGCTATCTGTTCTGTTCTGTTGACATTCTGCTCATCAGTCCAAGTCTTCCAAGCATTGACGAACACGTCATATGAGTCCGCTTCTCGCTTCATGTATCTTCTGAAAGACACAGCAGACCAGAAGTCTAGATCAAGACTGACTTGATTCATCTGAATAGCATAAGCAGTATGCTTGAAAGACTTGTCTTCGAACTTGTTGGTCTGAGTTGGATCTATGACTGGAGTTCGAGTAGCTTCGTCTTCTTTCTTGCCCAATGGTTTCGGTTCAGGATACGAGCCCTCTGGATTCTGTCTGAAAGGCGGTTTTTCGTCAGAATATTCAAAACTCATTCGAAGTTCCTTCCATCAAGAGGAGACTTGACTTCATCATCTGTTGTCAGTTCAGAACGCTTGGTGTCAAGGGGCTCTACTCGTTCAAGACCTATCTGATCAGCGACGTCTTTCTCGTCTTTTATCTTTCTAAGTTCTTCAGCCACCTGCAGACCAGACTTAGATATGTCAGCAAGAGTCTGCTTAGAGATCGGGACTTCAGCAGATGCAAGATCTAGAGCTATCTTCAGAGCATCGTTAGCATTGCGCATGATGCCATGGTCGAAGTCAAGGAAAGCTGTCTCATATACTGGCTTACCATTGACTGTGACTTTCGTTCGCTTGCCGTCTTTGTCAGAACGATATGCGAAGATGTTCATCTTTCGAATAGCAGTGTCTATTCGTTTTTGATACTGGTTCGATATCTTCTGACGAATAGCTTGAATGACTGATCCATAGACGTCTCTGTTGATAGCATTAGAGGCGAATGGTCCACCAGAAGAACCATCTAGCAGTCCCTTTCCAGCAGCGACACATCTCAGTATCTTCTGTTCGCATCTAGCGTAGTCTCTGTCAAGATTCGGTACTTGAGCACTAGCAAAAGCATTCTTGAAGTCTACGCCAATATTGAACAGACCAAGACGGAATTTAGCCATCATCATCTGCCTGTATGATTCTTTGATCGAATCAAGCTCTCCCTGATTCGGTATCCATGCAGGCTGCCCCTGTCCAAGTTCGCCGGCTTTCAAGCCGACAGTTCCAATGATAGTTGGTGTAATCAGTGTAGTCAGTTGTTCAAACAGAGCTGCATCAAGGCTTTCTTCTTGAACAAGTGCAGACAGAGCTGGAGCAAAGATCGGAACGCCATACAAGTCCCATGGTCTAGCTTTGTTGACGACTCTGATGATCTTGTCAGAATCGACTCTGAAGCCCTTGCCAGACTTGTAGCCATTGTAGATGTCACGAAGATTGTCTATTGCAGCTGCATGTTCAGGGTTGTCTTCGTCTTCAAAGACATTCTGAATCGCTTCAGGAACACCTATTACGATATGGTCATCATCCTTGAAGACAGACGGCTGAATCTCAATCTGGTCTGGGTTCAGTATCTGCTCTTCAGTGAATCGTTTTGCATCGTCATCCCAAGTAGCGAACGACGTCACTTCTCCAGATATCAGATATTCTCTGACAAAGTCTTGCAAGAATGTTTCGAAGTTCATAGATTCAAACAGAGACTGCAGCTTAGTCTGATTCTCTTCATCTTCGCATACTATAGTCGGTCCCATAGACACGAACATAGATGTAAGAGTTATGACTGTAGACAGAGTGTCATTGTAGATCGAATATCTGCGAATCTTCTCTCTCAGATTAGACAAGTCTTGAGGATTGTCTATGTCATAGAAGTTGCCAGACTCTTTGAGATACGTGAACTCTTCTTCTTTTGGACGTATTGCGATGTCGACAGAAGTAGAAGCAGTCTTCTTAGATTCTTGCAAGACAGATGACTTACTTAAGTTGTTTCTGTCTGATCTTCTTCTAAATGGATTAAGGAATACTGCCATCAGACCAGCTCAGAATTAGAAGTGACAGAGATTGCAGGCTTTTCAGTTCGCATGTCTGCATTAGACAAACTTCTAGCTTTGTAACTGACATCTTTGCCTTCTGCAAGATTTGTGCCAGCTTTCTTTTCTACGACTTTAGACTTCAAGCTTTCAAGCTTAGCTTGTTCTTTCTGCTGCTTAGCAGTTATGTTAGCGATTGCTTGCTGCTGAACTTTTTGAGAGGCTGTGACAAGAATCTCGTCTCTAGCCCACAAGGCGACTACTATAGGATTTGTCAAGACTTCAATATTGACAGCTTGTACAGAGCCTTCAGAACCAGGAGCTGTCAGAACAGTCTTGATGCTATTTACGACAAGCTTCTTGTTGCTGTTAGAGTTGTTGATGAGATAGATGAACTTGTTGTCTGGAATCTCATCTCCAGGATGCAGAAGTTCAGATTCTGAAATGATGTTCTTGTAGTCGATCATGCTTTCTATAGCCTTTCGTATTGTTCGTTTCAGTTCAGACCAAAGTGTCTTGGACATCGATCAGTCCATTTCTTCGTTCTATCGACTGCGCTAAGTCTGCAATCTCATCTTGTTCTTGAGTCACAAGATAGACTGGAACGCTGTCTTTCTCTATCTTTTCGACATTGAGCAGTCGATTGCAAGTGCATTTCTGATAGCCAAGCTTCAGTTTGTTGTAGCATACTGGGCAATGACAGCCTGATAGAGTTGAAGCTATCCATGCGTTTAAGTCTTTACTGAATTCCATTTTTACATTCTTTCTTGAATGATATATAATATATTTAATTGGTTGATAAGTAAATCAAGGAGATTCTGTGACAAATATCAGCAAACTGATTACACCGAAGCAGATTGATGATGTGACTTTTTCATGCCCTGTATCTTGGCTGCTATTCAAGAAATGGTATAGTGCTGAAGAAGTCGATCAGTTCACTTCTAAAGTAGAACAAGATGTAAGGCTGCTATCACAAAGCTTGCAAGCAATTGATGGATGCAAGTATCGTTTTGAAGCTTTGCTTGAAGCATCAGAACAGAAGAAATTCAAATATTCGTCTATTCTTGATGCATATTGGGCAGACGATGTAGATGAGTGGCTAGATGATGCAGCAGATTTCATAGAACGCCTTCATTCTATCTATCGAAAGATTGTCTTGACAGAAGCATAAAGTCTGTCAGTATTTGCACTTACAGTATGCTTTTCTAGATCTTCTATCGATTCAGATGTCAATATAGTAAGCAGAAGACAGAAGCTTTTCTCTCTATCGAGCACAAAATCACATTCGTCTTTCGTAAGATTGTGCAACGAATACATCGTATCGTGTGCGAAGTTTTTGTGAGACTGAAGAGAGAAGTCTGACTTGAAGATGAAGCTTTCTAAGACTTTATCGTCATCAAGCAAGCTTGCATTTGCAAAACCATCTTCATATTCGAATTCTACAAGTTTGTCTTGCAATCTGATTGAAACAGAAATCTTTTTGTCTTTTATAGAAACATCGACTATCTCGTTGACAGGAAAAGATATACGTTCAGCCCTAGAGATTCTGTTTGTAGTCTGAATACGTTCAAACTTAGACAGGTCTCTAGAGCTATTCAGTTGCCTTTTCAGATCTGGAACTTCTTTGAGTTCTTGTCTAAGATGCTGAAATGTCCTAATTGCAGCTAGAATGTGTCTAGCTTCTTGTTCAGACAAAAATAGTCTTTCAGAATCTTCTAGATTTGATTCGAGAATGTCAATCATAGGCGGCCACTTTCATATTTTTCCATATTATTAATTATAAACCATTTTTGTTCCTAAGTAAAATAAATTGATTCAAGACTAGCCAAAAAATCTAAAACACCTAGATTAATGCCTCCATATTGATGGTATGACATTCGGAGCACAACTGTTGAAATCGCAACACTCTGTCACTTTGTCTACGTTCTAATGCTAGCAGTCTAGTGCAAGCTTAGAACGTAGACGTTTGACATTCACGGCATGCTAACAACATTGCTAGTATCGAAGCTAAACAAGCTTACTGTTCATAAGCTGATAAGCAGATCTGGTGTGTTGGCCAAAATCAGTCGATCTTGTACAAGCGAGGAGTGAGCGTCGTATCGACCTCGCCCGTGGTGTTGACGAATATATTGAGGCGCAGCGTCCCGGCCTTCAAGGGTTCCGGCCCATAGTTATTAACGTGGAACGCAGTTGCTACTCCGCTCCCGTCGTCTGGGAAGAGATAGGCTCGTACGCCTATTTTCCATGAATTGTTGCCTAGTGGCCAGTCCGTGGCGTCCATCGTGTATGTTCCCGCATCTACACGCATCTCGCTGGCCAAATCAGACCATGAGTCAACTGATGTCTCGGTTGAGCCTTTGAAACGGTACGTGCCAGGTGTCGGTTCCATGACCGTGATCCCCGGGGCGGCACCCAATGTTATAGGCAGGCCTGTGACACGCGGATACAGGTTCACAGGAATATTGCATACATACAATGTACCGTCAGGGGCTATCTTCAAATCGCCATCTAGTTCGCTGCTAGAATTGTTGAAGAAGATTTCAGTACTTCTAGTACCTGCCCCCCTGCTCACCTTTGATATTGGCAGTCTTAGTCCATGCCATGATATTTTCCTTCCATATGATCTAGAACATTTTTTTGACATTTTTGTATCAATGACACATCTACATACCTATTGACACAGAAATGAATATGACAGATTTCTATTTAGCAAGCAGTTCTTGCTCTACGAAAGCTTTAGCTTCTTCGACAGAATCAAATTCTTTTACTAGCTCATCTTCTTCAGATGTAGTCTGAATGCTAGAAGCATTCTGGTTCTTCTTTATGATTGCATTCCAGAATGGGTCTTCTAGAGGCCAGTTGTTCTTTCTGTACTTGCGATCTGTGATGCCATAGTATTTAGTCTCATCTTGCGGATCCCAGTCATCTCTATGAGCGTACCAAGTATCTTCATAGAGACTGTCTTTAGTCCATTCTATAGTATGTTCAGCCATTTTTGTTTCCTTTCTGATCGAGTGTTGTCGACAAGAGTCTTGAATTCTTGTTCGACAGATTTCAAAGAATTGTAGCAGTCGTGTTTCTTGTTAGATTTCAGCTAAGACCTGCCATTCAAGAAATAGTCTCTGTCTGTCACGATGCTATTCTTGACAAGTCAGAACTACTTTTCTGAACTTTCTATATCAGCAGTGGTCTCATTTCAATGGGACCACTACGCTGCTTCTTCAAAACAGAGTTCTCTGCTTTTAGCCGAGATTGAAGCATAAGGATGGTGCAGTGCGGTATGTGTTCGATACTGTATTGTCGTTCATATTGCCACTGCCGTCGACAGCGCATGCAGAATTAGTAACCGAAGCATAAGCAGTACGAAGCCAATACCAATCGCCAAACTGATCTTTAGTTCCTTTCACTGTTGCATTGAACGAACTTTTTCTTCTAGTCTGGTCTTGATCAGCGCTATTGCTATACATGTCGTCAAAATGCCAATTAGGTGATTCTGTACCACCAGGAAAGACTTCTTTTTCCTTCGAATACACTTTCTGTCCACACATCTCAAAATTAGACATCGGATAGATTTTGTCATCAATCTGTACTGCAGTACCATCTTTCTTGTAGCTAGATACTGGTGCTACAACCATAGAAGCTTGCTGGTCTGCATTGAACTGGTTCAGAATTTCTGTCTGATAGGCTTTGCGAAAATCAGAAACAGAATAGTCATTGCCTTTAGAATTGTCACTGTTGAATACTACTGTCTTGCTCCACAGTTCATCTGCAATGACTGTATAGTGAGTCTTAGTGAAAGACTGCGTTCTGTAATGGTTCTTGTCAGCTATTCTGAATCTGTATATATGACCGTCAGCCAGAGTCTCATAGAAGTAGTCTGTCGGTATGATGCCGTACTGCATCTTATTTGTAATACTGTTTGCCTGATCTGCCCATTTAGCAATAGCAGATATTAGCTGCAATGGATCATTGTCGTAAGATAGCAATGAAGTGAATGGCATCTAGCCAAAGTATGGCATGCAGTCAGAACGAATTTCTTTCGGCTGGTACAGACCAGCTTTCAGCAGTGCTATGTTCTTGTTGTAGTAGTCTTCTGGACTAGTGTAGACAGGCTTGCTGTTGCCTGTTAGTGGCGTTATCAGTTTGTCTGGCATCAGTATCTCCTTCCAAACCCTGACATAGGGCTGTTCATGTTCTGCCAGTTAGAAAGTCTAGCAGACTGGAATCGTTCTTGCAATACAGAACTGTTGTCTATGAATGCACTGTTCAGCAGTTCTCGTCTCATAGACGACTGATCTCCAAGCAGTTGCATGCAAAGTACAGCTACGCAGTCTACAAGATCGAGATGTCCGAACTCTTTTGATCTGGGTTTGTCTACTCTACCGTTGACTAGCTGGACTTGTTCTAGCATAGCTTGAAGCAAGCATCGCCAGTTCTCGTTCTTGTTCATAGAATCATAGTACGAATGGACAAGACCAGTATTGATGCTGAACTTCAGATTCTCATACATTTTGAAGTTCTTAGCGCCAGTAGCTGTCTCTTCGTATACTTGACAGCTCGTACCATGATTTGCAGCGTACTTCTGCAAAGTCTGGACTATGAATGCAGAATTGAACTGATCACAAGTGACTGAAGTTGGTCTGAATGCTGTCATCAGTCTTTCTATGTCAGCAAGGACAGCTTCATACTGTATGTGACCGTCTGCAAAGTCTTGAGGCTTGTAGACTGTATAGTAGTCTATGACAAGATGCTTGTATCTGATGCCAAAGCTATCATCTTCTGGTGCATCTTCTGCATGCGCTACCATCACTGAGAACATGTCGTTGACAAGAGCTGGATCGCAATGTATCTTGTAGTCGTAAGCTACACGTCCAGCACTTTCTTCTGTCAAGACTCTGTCATTCCAGAACGGCTTGAAGACGTTCTCAACTGCATCATGTTCGAAGTATGTGTTGATGCCCTCTACGAACTGAGCTCTAGACTCTACTCGAAATGTCGTAGGATCAGAACGTTCTTCAGCAGCCATGATTCGTTCTTCAATGCAGCCATTAGCATCTGGTCGATACATGATCGGCTGAGAGAACGGATCCCATCTGTAAGCTTGAAGCTTAGTGTCTGCCTGTTCTGCAGGGGCTTCATCTATGACTTTCCAGTACAATTCTGCTGATTCCAGTCTATTTTTATTGTTAGATTGGTTTCTAGAGTATTCTAGAAGTTACGACGTTGATCTCTGTGACATTTTCATATCATATATGGATAATTATATACCTATGAATTTTCGTAATCACAGAGAACAACGTCATAAATCGTCAATTACTCGCCATTGTCGACAAGCTCATATAGATCCATAGTAGACAAGTCTATCCACTTGTCACCATTGATCTTGTCTGCTTTGTCAGAATCTTCAGGAGCGGCAGCGCCAGAAAAGATCTTGGTGCCTCTGATGCCATCATCACCCTTGGGGCCTTTGATGTTAGTCTTCTTAGTCCATGCCATGTCAATGCTCTTTTCTAATAGTATGAAAAGCTAGATGCTAGCTAAATTTTGGCCAGTATCTAGCTAGTTTCAGATCAGGCGAACGTATAGACGTCACCAGTAGCAGTGTCTAGATACTGGTCACCAGCAATAGCATCAGTAGCTGTTGGAGTACCAGTGCCTACAAACCACTTAGAGCCGCGAGTACCAGGAGCACCATTAGCACCGGCAGGACCAGCAGGACCAGCTTCGCCTCTTTCGCCCTTAGCACCAGCAGGACCAGCAGCACCAGTAGCACCCTTCAGGTTCTTGAAAGCGAAATTGAAGACTTTAGAGGTGTTGCCGCCTGTAGCAGTGACTGTGACTGCAGGAGTGCCGACATTGTTGTCTACAGTGGCTGTAGGCGCACCAAAGCCAGCTGCAGCGCCATCAGCGCCTTTAGCACCAGCAGGACCAGTCTCACCCCTTACGCCTTGCTGACCCTGTACACCCTGAGGGCCCTGAATACCAGTAGCACCAGAAAGATCAGTGATGTAAGTGTAAGCAGTCTTGCCCTTGACATACAGCTTTGCATTGTCAGCATCGTTGACATTGCCAGTATCGATCATGACGAACTGGCCTTCTTTGACAGTGTCGGTAGCAAAGCCAGCGTTCATAGCTGCAACAGACTGGTATGTCTTTGCGATAGTGAATGGATCACCCTTTGCGCCCTGAGGACCCTGGATGCCCTGAGGACCACGTTCACCAGTCTCGCCTCTGTCACCCTTGTCACCCTTCGGACCCTTCATAGACACACCAGATAATGCAGTACCGACTGTTGCGCCAGCCTCAGTGACAGCAGTCACAGTGAACACTTCACCATTGACATCGAAGATAGTGTCTCCGACAGCGACATTTGTATTCGGCTTGATGTTGGCCAGAGGTACAGTTGCATTAGACTGGATGTCGATATTAGAACTGCGTACAGACTTGCCAGTCTCACCCTTGTCGCCCTTTGGACCCTTAAGATTGCCTTTTACAACCCAAGCAGCGGTCATTTCATTTCCTTTCGTTATCTGTTTACTTTGTTGAATAGTAGATTGCTGGAGGTGTAGCATTCGGAAGAATCAGAACGCATGGCTTTACAATAGTGTCTCCATCAAGACTTGTCGTATCGCTTACAGCATTGACAGCAAATACTGGCAGACCGATAGTCGGACCAGGGTCTCCTTTCGGACCCTGAATGCCTTTAGGACCCTGAGGACCAGGATTGCCTTGCTCTCCCTTTGGACCCTGAATGCCCTGAGGACCCTGAGGACCAGTCAGACCTTTCGGACCCTGTTCGCCTCTGTCACCCTTGTCACCCTTCGGACCTTGAATGCCTTGAGGACCAGCATCACCCTTTGGACCCTGAGGACCTGTGATGTTAGTGACAAGCATCCATGGACTAGCTTGCATGACTATTCCAGAAGCGTCGAAGTACTTGACACCTGCTAGCTGCATCTTCTGATAGTCGGAAGCAGAATACAGACCGTAAGTAGTGAATTCTACTGTCTTGACAGTTCTGTCATCTGCATAAGTCGTCGGACTGTCATTGAATGCGATAGAGAACAAGCAAGAATCGTATGTCGATACTGTAGAGATTGGGACTTCTGCTACAGATTCGAAACTGTTGTCTCCTGCAAGATGATGTTCGAAATGACGACCAGAATCGAAATTGGAACCAGACAGACTGTAGTACAGATCGTAGTCTGTCATTCCAAAATCGTCTTCAAACTTGAAGGGCGTCACGTAGACATCTATTGGCAGAGTCACTGGCATCTGCTTGCTTGGAACACCAGGGAACGCAGTCTTATTCGTATCGTACTGATATGAAGCTTTGCCCTGAGTTCTGAACCAGTTCTTGCCAATGACGACTTCACCATCATGAAGCGTAGCAAGATTGTCTTTGTCTATTACGACTTTCAGATCTGCAGAAGGCTTGCCAGTATAGACATACACGTCTCCAGTAGAACTGTCAAGATAGAAGTCTTGCTTCTGCCAGTCTCCATCGGCTTGAGGTGCAGATGCGCCAGAAAACCACATAGACGGTCTTGCAGAATCTGCATTCTCATTTGTTAGGGGGTACCACTTGATGACATTGTTCTTGTCTGAATACACATACAAGACCATCGTGTCAGTGTCTACATACAGCTGTCCAATCTTAGCTTCGCCAGTTGGAGCGCCAGAACCTGAAACAATAGAATGATAACTTGACAGATACTTGTCAAGCTTCCACATAGCAGTATTGTACTGCGCTGTAAGATCTGCCTGTTCACGTGGTCTGTACAATGGTAGAGCCAGATTCTTGGTCTTGTACCAGAATCTGTCATTGCTAATGACCATGTTCATTTTCTTTCCTATAGTAGTTCCTGGTATGTTCCAGGAATGATGACGTTGTTCTCTGTGAATTTCCGATATGTTGTATGGATAATTAATAACCTATGCATTTTCGTAATCACAGAGAACAACGTCGTAATTTTCTGTCTATATCATGGACGAGTGCAAATGCCTGCAGCAACCATGCCACTGATGACATTGTTGAATTCAGCAAGCAGCTTGTTGTAGTCTGCGACTAGAGAATTGAATGTAGCAGCATCTACAGTCGCATCTTCTGAAATAGTAGCATGCGCTGTCTGCTTGCCGATTGCATTGTCAAGCTCAATGAGCTTGACGCCACCAAGATCATTCTTAGTTGCAGCAGGAAGCACGTATTCTGCACCAGGCTCGCCCTGAGGGCCCTGAATGCCCTGAGGACCACGTTCACCAGGTTCGCCCTTAGCACCAGCAGGACCTGCTTCGCCTCTGTCACCCTTCTCGCCCTTGATGCCAGTGAATGCAAAATTGAAGATCTTTGCAGTATCTTCACCTTCAGCAGTCACTGTAGCAGAAGGAGTGCCAACAGTGTTGTCGACTGTGACAGTCGGAACACCGAAGCCGGCAGCAGGACCAGTCGGACCAGCGGCGCCTGGATCGCCCTGCTCGCCCTTGTCACCCTTGAGTAGTGCAGGCTTGTCAGTAAGATCGTTCCAAGAGCCAGAGAATGATGAAGTGCCAGCACCGATAGCAGTACGAGCAGTTTCTGCATCTGCAGCTTTCAGAACAGCTTTGCCTGTATCGGTAGCACCAGACAGAGTGTCTGCAGTAGGCTTGTCTGCAATAGCAAGCTTAGTGTCGATAGATGCATTAAGAGTGACTACAGAATTCTCGCGATCTTCTGTCTCTTTGGCGATTGCATCAGATACTGTCTTGACAGCAGCTGTACGATCTTGAGTCTCCTTAGCGACAGCAGCATCAGTAGCTTCGCGAGCAGTCGTCTCAGTAGCAAGATCTGCAGCAGAGGCAGCAGCAATAGCAGTTCTGAAATCAGCTTTCTCTTCTTCTGTAATAGTAAGAAGCATAGCTGGCTCGACAGATTCAGATGCAATGACTGCATTGATTGTGACATCAGCAGAACCGTCGAATGCGACTGTACCAGTGACATCGCCATTCAGAGCGATGTTTCTAGCTGTCTCAAGCTTAGCGGCAGACACTGCGTTAGCATCAGCGGCAAGCTTAGAATCGATCTGAGTCTGGATAGCAGAATTGACGCCCTTAGTGTAGTTTAGTTCTTCAGCGGTAGCTGTGACGCCAAGAGTAGCAAGAGTAGTGACAGCTCCAAGAGCATCCCATGCTTTGCCATCCCAGACATAGTTCATGCCAGTAGACTTGTCATTGTAAGTGTCACCGACTTTGTTCGGATTCTGCTTAGAACCAGCAGGAAGCTCGTCTGGAGTATCGACAGCGCCCTTGTAGTTATAGACCGTAGTAGTAGCTTCAGCGATCTTAGCATCGACCTGAGCACCAGACTGGAAATCAGAATCGTTCTGAAGTTCAGAGACTTTAGTCGGAAGAGCAGTCTTGTCAGCCTTCAGATCGATGTTGTTCTGAAGAGTTGTGTCAGCTTCAGTACGAGCAGTTTTCTCTGCGTCGATATTGTTCTGAAGAGTACGATCAGCTTCAACACGAGCAGTGTTTTCTGCAGTCACAGCATTAGTGCGATCTTCAGTCTCTTTAGCAACAGCATCTGACACAGTCTTGACAGCAGCAGTACGATCAGCTTTCTCAGTGTCGATAGCTGTCTGAAGCCTTGCATCGCCGTCTGTACGAGCAGTAGCTTCTTGAGATACAGCAGCTTCGCGATCTGAAACTTCTTTAGCGAGATTGTCAGTCAGAGTTTCGTCTGCAGCAGTACGAGCGGCAGTCTCAGCAGCATCAGCTTCTGTACGAGCTGTCACTTCAGCAGCAAGATCAGATGTCAGCTTGGCATCAGCAGCTGTTCTTGCCTCTTCTTCAGTTCTGACTGCATCGGTACGATCAGAGACTTCTGTGGCAAGGTCTGCTGTCAGCTTGTCATCTGCAGCCTTACGAGTCTTAGCTTCGTTGTCGATAGCTGTCTGAAGAGCAGCATCTGCATTCTTGCGATCAAGAATTTCTGTGTTGATAGCAGCAGTGATAGCAGCATCTTGCTTTTCACGAGTAGCAGCTTCTGTCCGATCTGCAATCTCACGAGCTGTCTGTTCGTCAGCAATAGCCTTAGTGCGATTTGCAACTTCTGCAGCAAGATCTGCAGTAAGCTTGTCGTCAGCTTTAGTTCTAGCGTCAGCTTCAGCAGTTACAGCAGCTTCACGAGCTCTAGCTTCGTTGTCGATGCTAGTCTGAAGAGTTGCATCTGCTTCAGTACGAGCAGCAGTCTCTTCTTCGATCTTGGTCTGAAGAGCTGTATCTGCAGCGGTGCGAGCAGCAGTCTCGGTGTTGATAGCTGTCTGAAGCCTTGCATCTTCAGCTGTACGAGTGTTAGCTTCAGCAGTCACTGCGGCATCGATAGCAGTCTTAGTCTCAGCTACTGTCTGGACTTCAAGAATGTCACGAACATCTTCAGTGTCAGCAGACAGCAGAATGTCTTTGCCAAGTTCAGTAGCATCTACGATGTTGTCGACCTTGACTTTAGCATCACCAGTTGCACCAAGACGATGATCGATGTCTTCTAGAGCTTTACCGATCTGTACGAAGTGATTGTTCTTAGAACCGCCAGTATGGAATGTCGGGTACTTGTAGTTTGGAGTGAATGCGCCAGAAGTCTGTTCTTTTGGAGCACGTCTCTTGCTTTTGTAGACCATATTTCCTCTTTCTTACTTACTTGATGCCAAGTGCAGATTTCAGATCTGCGATCTGCTTGTTTGTCAGTTTAGAGAAGTCAAATTCGTCATGAGACGAATCGTCTTTGATGATCTGCTCTATCTCTGCGATCTTGTTGCTGATCTTGCCCAGAGTAGTAGCTTTTCCACTTAATGGAAACAGTTTTTCTGTCATTGTCATTATCCAATCTAGATTGGTCTGATTATATTAGACCTATTATCATAGTATCAAAAATTTGCTTGAAAGACTAGACTATCTGTCAGAACATTTTACATTTAGATATAGAGATGATATAATATATTTATGTTATCGAGCAACAAGATAATCGATCGTATATGTAAGGAAGAAGACTTCAAGACTTGCAAAGACTATGACGACTTGATGTTTGCAATCAGGCAGCAAGTCAAAAATTCTAAATGGAAATATCTAAGAGAGAACGACAAGAAGTTCTTCAATTCAGACAGGAACACTAGCTTGAAAGCATATTTAGACTTCTTGTTTTCTGACAATGATTTCGTCTACGATAAGACTATACCAAAAGACATTCAGAAGTGTCGATCTTGTTGCAATGACTACAGAAGATATCGACCAGATGCTAGAAGTGAAAGACTGAATCTAATCGTCGAATTCGATGGCGTTCAGCACTATCAGAATTTGAAGTCTGTCTTCAATGATAAAGAAAGAGATTTGTGGGCATCTAGACTTGGCTATAAGACTGTCAGAATACCCTACTGGCTTCAGCTTAGCAAGATCAATGTCAAGTATCTGTTCGATATTGATGTAGACAGCCTATGTGAACTGAAATATGGCATGTTCGACAGTCCAGACAACGATTTCGGTTTGTCTATCAGTCCAGCTTCTTACTGTCAGCTTGGTATAGAAAGATTTGTCAGTCAGTTTCTTCTTATACCTTCAGAAAGTCAAGACATTCTGATGACAGACATGGAACTTGTAAGCCAAGCTAATAGATATGGCATCAATGTCGTACCTGAAAAGCTTAGATAGTTCTTGTCATGTAAGGTACTCTATGAACTGAAAGAAGGCATGAAAATACCCTCTATCTTAGAGGTAGAGGGTATTAGAAAGTGTTCTCTTGATTAGCTTCTGATATCAGAACTTGATCTTAGAGACAGCCAACGGGTTAACAACTACGCATGCGCAAAGTTCGTTGAAGATTTTGCGGATCAAGAACTTGTCAACAGCATTTGGATTGTCTACCTGTTCTAGACCATATCTGGTGCTCCAGATACCTAGGTAATCAGCAGCAGCAGTCACGTAGATAGTGTCCATAGGCATGGTCACAGACTTCAGAACATTCCAGTCACCGAATGTCAGGTACTGGTTGCCAGCAAAGTAAGATTCCTTGAAGGCAAGACCAGTAGTGACAGCATCCCACTTGTACATGTCAAGTGCACGAGCAGGATTCATGATGAGGTTCTTAGCATCAAGCTGCTGAGCTACGATATGAGCCTGAGCATCGATGATGTCGTCAAGTGTCAGTGCAGTAGTAGTAGCCTGAAGGACATTAGAAGTGTCGCCACCGTTCAGTTCAGTCCAGTCATTGAGCAGCAGTTCAAGACCATTGTACAGAAGGTTGTCCTCTTCCTTCATGATCTGCTGGACTGTCATGTTGTCGGCATAGTCGACGATATTGGCAGCAAGCAGCTCGAGATCAGAACGAGCAATCTCCCATTCTGCAGCAATTCTGCCGTATTCTGGAACGATAGCTTTGCCTTCGACACGAGAGATGCGAACCTGACCATCATTGGAGTTCAGGGCGTAAGCTACAGGCAGATCAGACAGGACTGGATACTGACGAATCTCACCTTGAGGGACAAGATCTTCGACAAGAGCCTGACGAGCTATGCCTTCATAGTTGATACGGATAGAGATAGGGCCGACCATGGCTTCACCAAGCTTGACAGAACCGCCCTGCTTGAAGATGGCAGCCATCTTCTGAACCTTGGCTTTGCCAGTAAGAGGCTTCTTGCCAGCAGTGATGTTTGTCTGACGAGCCTGAGCCCAGTCTTTAGCAAGCATAATCTTATCAGTCATGTTGTGTTTCACGCTTTCTTAGAATCAGGCTTCAGCCTTGGCAGGATCGGCAAGCTGGATCTTGATAGTGCCATTGTCATGGACCTCTAGCAGATGACCGATGACTGCGGTACCAGTGTTAGAGATTCGACCATCAGCATTTGCATATACAGGAACAGCTGCACCACTAGCATCTAGTGTAAATGTAGCATTTGGATCAAGAGCTTCCTTCTTGATGTAGACAGTAGAGTTGTTGTTGCCTACGACAACAGTGAACTCATTGGCATAGCCAAGCTGGTTGATGCCACCCTTGCCGAAGCCAGGAGCTACAAACAGAGCAGACAGACCGAATGGAGTGCCAGTACCGTCGTATAGAGTAAAGACGTTGTTGCCAAGGTGCTTCATCACCATACCAGGCAGAATGTCTTTGCGGGTCTCGCCCTTAGCTGGCTCTTTCAGAGTACCAGCATACATGATAGCATTGTCGTATTCAAGGCCAGAAGTTCTGCCCAGGAATGCGTCATGAACATTGTCTGTGAAAATCATAGTCACATTCTTTCTACTAGAGTATCAGTTTCAGATAAGCTCGAAGCCGGGCTTGACTGCAGCAGCAGAACGCTGAACGATAGAAGGAGTCTTAGCAGCAGCCTTCTTGCGAGCAGCAGCTAGAGCAGCTTTGCGAGCAGCCTTCATGTCTGCAGAAGATGTTTTACTTGCATGTGAAGATACTGGCTCTCTTTCAAAAGCTCTTAGAAGAGCATTCTTAGCTTCGTCTAGTGTCTTGAAGCCACTCCAGTCATCGCCAAGGTTATCTTCGAATCCATAGGTGCCATCTTCACGCTGAAAGACATTGCCGTGGATAGTTCTGTCAGTCGGACCCCAGGCTTTTACTACGCGACCATGAGCTTCTTCCCAGTAGTCGTCGGCGTGTGGGTAGTCGTTGTTGCCGGTGTAGTTGTCGTCTACTTCAAGCTGCATCCACTGTTCTGCAACCTTCTTAGTAGACTTGCTAGCAGTCGCTTTACGACGATCAGAAGCCTGAATTTGACGAGCTTTGCGCTCTGCAATCTTCAGGTTCTTGCGAAGACGAGCACGACGACGAGAAGCGACTGCCTCAGAAGTCACTAGGTCATCATTGCCAGTCTCATCTTTGACAGCTTCAAGAGCTTCTTCTACAGAATCAGCATCGCCCTGGACACCGTCTACATCGTAAGAGTAGCCATCGTCAGTCGGAGTGATAGTGCCAGCCTCAAGACCATCTAGATCGTAGACTGGAGTAACGTCTTCTGCAGGAGCCTCTTCTGCTTCTTCAGCTTCTTCGTCAGCCTTCTTGACAGCAGCAAGAACGATCTTGACAGCTTTGATCTGGTTGGCAGCGGCTACCTTAGACAGCTTAGACAGTCTTTCAACAGCATCGTAACGAGACGCTTCCTTGACTGCACCAGCCTTGATGTAGAGATCTGCCAGACGCATTGCAGAAGCAGTTGTCACAGGCTGGAAAGTATCGGTGTCACCAGGCTCATCACCGCCGCCATCCTTGTTGTCACCAACATTAGCAGAATCTGGAGTTGGTGCATTCTTAGACTTGCTGACAGCCTCGCCAAAGTCGTTGTCCTGGTCTACGACCTTGTTCAGCACTTCATCAGCAGTCTGGGTATCAGTAAGAGTGCCGTTGTCATCAGTGGCACATTTCTTAGTCATAGCCATAGCTTCTTCCTTTGCTTTGCTTGTTATGCTAGCTTGTTCAGTTGTCGATTCCTCAGACTCATCATCTGAATCATCAAGAACAGCTTCATCTGGAATGTCTGATACTGCATCAGCAGCCGCATCCATTCCTTCTGAATCTAGTCTATCAGAATCGATCAATGGTGAGACAGGAGAAGAATCTGAATCTTGTTCTTGACCATCGAAGACTTCAGACAGATTGTCGATCATCTTGTCGACTTTGTTCAATGTCATGAAATCGTCTAGCTTGTTAGAAAGCTGGTCTATCTTGTCAGAAAGCTTGTCTTCGAAAGAATTGACAAGAGCTGCAGAACCTTCTTCAGATTTCGGATCTACAGCAACCTTGTCGTCTTCTTTGTCTTGTTCTGTATCGACAGAAAGAACATCTTCTGACTGAGCATCTTCAGGTTCATCAACAAAAGGAGGAGTCGAAACAGCTTCGTCTACAGCAATCTTTGTCTGTTCGGCCAAAGCTTTCCTCGATTCTTTCTTGTTGTCAAGGCATTTCTATACCTATATATTAATCATATCAAAAAGACTTCTCGTTCTTCAGGATATCTGTAGCTTATGTCGTAGTCTTCATTGACAAGATCTGCATCTTCATCTAGATCGAGTTCTTGACAAGACGTCTGAGCTGCTAGATCTGTCAGCCACTCTTTCAGGTTCGCATAGACATTCTGTTCTGCCTCATCGAAAGTGTCTGACTGCCCACTGCATACAACAGCTTCATCTGACTCTACAGTCCAGTCGTACTTTCTGTCTTCATTCTTGAATATTGATGCATTCGTATAGCGTAATCCAAGTAGGTCTGGTTCTCCAAAGCCTGGTTCTAGCATATATAGAGCATCGTCGTCATCTAGCAAGTCTTCATCTTTAGTGATGTTGACAGACAGTACGCATCCGTCTGCATCTTTTACTGAGAACATGTCTAGTTTGGAACTAGCAGCTTTTGACACTCCTGAAAATGCCTGTTCACTTTCTTCTGGGTCATCTGCTTTTTCAAGATTGTTGCTTTCTATGTACTGGTCTGCTTCCTGTTCAGTATTGAACTGCTCTACTTGACCGTCTTCTGCAGAATCTTCATCTGTATTCGTGTCTGTCTGATCTTCATGCTTGACTACTACGTTCCACTTGTTGTCATCTGTGTCGTGAACGACTTCGGCTGAATCTGCAGCTTGTCTTGAAGCAAACAGCTCTCCCTGTTCGTAGTCATTTGTATCGATACTGAATTTTGCATTGCAATCTTTCAGCACAGCTTTTAGCGCTGCAAATGGTGAACTGAACTTTCGTCTTGGATCTAGTGCAGTCTGCTTATTCTTAGAAGCTGTCCAATAGAATCTGTTAGCTGGCTTGTATACTGTGAACACATCGTCGTTCAAATCTTGAACATCGACTTCTTGTACATCGTCAGCATATTTGTAGAGAGAGTCTTGCAAGTCTTTCAGACTGTAGCATTCATGCAGCACACTGTCTCTGTCTGTCCAGTCGAATGTCGAAGCAGAAGTCTTGACAGATGCGTCTCGATCAGACACTTCGTTCTTGAAAGATTCTAGAATGCTAGAAATGTCATCTTTGACTTTGTCTTTCTGCTCAGAATCTTCTTCTTGCTCTTCTGCTTCTTGCTCTGTCTCTGCGTCTTCTATAGGAGCTTCTTTGCCAATAGCCTCTGGAGTGTCAGAACTAGTATATGCATCTGCTGCAAAATCTGATGTCAGACCAAGGAATTCTGCAGTGTCTGCTACTACTTTGTCATTGCCTGTCATAGTCAGAATGACATGACCATCATCTGTCTCAGACTGGTCTACATCTACAGAATTGTCAAGGAAAGTCTTCTTGTCTTGAGCTGTGATTGGCGCATCTAGATTCAGCTTCCATACTCCAGCAGTCCTAGAAGCAGTTTCAATGTCTTCTACGTCGTCATTCTGTTCTAGCTCTTCGTCTACGTCGTAGAAGCTATCGACATAGTATTCGTATTCATCTGTAAAGTCTTTGTCTGAATATGATGTCAGAGAAGTGTCATGAAGCTTGTCATAGAAGTCTTCTGCATCAGCAATAGAATCGAATGCGCCGTAGTCTATGTTGTCATAGTATAGATGAAGCTTGCCATCGAAGCTAGTCTGAATGACAGTATCGAACTTATGATTGTTCAGAATTGCAATGTCATCGTGTTCGATCCATTCTGGTTCTACTATGCCAGAAGTCTTGATCGCATCTTTTACTGTCTTCATGTTCTTCGCTTTCTGCCAAGCTTCGACATCTTTTCTTGCACCTGTCACAGTCATGTCATTCAGATCGATATCTATGCCATATTCTAGCTCGTCATTGAGCTTAGATCTTCTGTCGATCTGACTCGAAGCTATCGATACTGTAGTCAGAGTGTTATCTTGCAAGACATTGTAGCTGTCTGCTTCGTAATTGTCAGCCATTTCTTGCATAGCGTCATCAAGATTGTAAGTCGGATCTACGCTATCTGAATAGCTTGTCCACTGACAAGTATCTGGATCTAGATACAGAAAGTCTTCAGTAGCATCTTGACTGAAGTCTCTAGCGTTTGCAATGGCAAAACCAAACTCTTCGTCTGAGTTCGCGCCATCAGCATCGAATCTGTAGAATGTCATTTCTGCCATTGTGCTAAATTTCCTTATTAGAATAGTTCTCAGTATATTCTAGAAGTTACGAGGTTTATCTCTGTGAACCTGAAATTGTTAGTATAATAAATTATATTGACAATATCTGAAAGTATCACAGAGATAAACCTCGTAACTTCTAGTCTTTCATATGCTTTTTAGCATACTCTATAGCTTCTTCTTTAGTATCGAAGAACTTAGCTTCACCATCTTCTGGGTCATAGATCCATTCATGAGAAGGCTCATAGTAATCGACATTGTATTTGTAGAAATCATCAGCTGTCTTTCTAGAAGCTAGTCTCATGCCTGCAAATACTAGATCCCTACTTGAAATCATATCTAACCACCTTTTCTTATTTGTCTTGCAATTCATGTATTCGACAATATCTGTCATGTTTGAATAACGACTGACATCTACTTGTTCTAGACTTGTCAAATGGTCTTGATCGATTGGAATTAACCAGGCATCTACACTTAGATTGCTGTCTTTTCCATTCAAGTAGATGTCAGCTTTAGAATAAAGACCAGTCTTAGTCAGAAGCATGTCTGTCTTAGAGTCTTTATCGTCTTCATAGAAACTATACATATAAGATTCTACATCATCTTACATACCTTTCCACTTATGCTTTACAGCATAAGCTATTGCATTCTGAACATCTTCAAACTGCATCAGTAGTCCCAATCTTCATCGTAACGATCTTCATCGATTAGACGAAGACGCTCTTCTGCAGAAAGCTTGCGACGAGCCGTCTTGAATGAACGAGCTGCAGATCTTATAGAGGCTTTATCATAAGCGCCTGCAGAATGAAGACCTCTAGCTATCTTGACTTCTGTCATCTTGCCAAACTGCTTTTCAGCTAGTCTTAGAGCTTCATCTGCAGAGCTAGTCTTGAAGGACTTTAGCAGTCTTTCTGAACCAGTCTTGACATTCATTCTAGTAAGTGTAACATCGACTGAAGCAGCTGGCTTAGATGCAAAAGCAGCAGTCTTATTGTTGCTCGTCACATAGAGATTAGTAGCGAGATTGCCTTGTACTTTCTGGAATATCTTCATATTGTCTTCTTTTCTTGAAAGCATTACTGTACCATATAATTATATTCTATCATGCGTTAAATGTTTTCTAGAATCAATCTGTCAAAACTTTGTTAGTTCTTCCAAACTGGAGGTTTGACATTTGGAGCATCATTATTGAAAGCACTATACTATGTCACTTTGTCTACATTCCAATGAGAACAGCCTAGTGAAAGCTTGTTACAGCTTCAGAACATGAAACCCATGTCTGCCACTTTGCTAGTGTCAAAGCTAGACAAGTCTAGATTTGTTAGAGATGAACACTGAGTGAACATCTCAGCCGTTGATGCTAGTAGTCTTAGTCCACGCTATTTCTATCATACTGGCCTATAGTCTTCTGAATAAGTGTTAGATGCTGTACGCACAATGTTGACTTGATAGATTTCTGGAATCATGCTTTCCCAAAGCCTGAAATCTTCATTGTGCTGTTTTGGCAAGAAAGACTTGTAAGTCTCATGAGTCTGAATGCCCTGAGCTACTTTCTTTCCGACATTGTCGCCTATTGTCACAGTACGCCAAGCGTCTTTAGCAGTGGCTATTCTGCAAGCATCTACGCCTATAGCTTGACGAACTGTCATTTCAAGATCTGACCACTGTATCCATTGTCCAAATTCAAGATCGTCAGCCCAGTCATCAAGCAATGCATTGACATTAGCTAGCAAGTCTTCATCTGATTCGCCAAGAACATTCTGCACGACAAGATTGACCGTAAGACCGATTCGTTTAGCTTCATGGCATAATACGTCTGTGCAGATCTGCCTATTAGTGTCAAGCAACTGTTCTGTCACAAACACTGTACGATTGAAGTCATAAGTCATCTCAGTGAATGAGCCGTCTGAAGGTATCGATACGCCAGGTGTCCAAGCTAGCGCATCGATCTCTCTTACAGAACCTCTAGTCAAGATCTGGTTCTTGACAAGCTTGTAGTGCTCGTTTATTCTGTACATAGCTCCGTTGACATTGAAGCTGTCTGGAACTTTCACTACTGGGCAGTATCCAAGAACTTCTATCTTCTGACCATTGACGCACTGAGAGCCGTCTTCGTAGTAGAAGTTCTTGCAGTACCACATAGACTTAGTGTCGTTGTTAAGTGTGACAGAAGCTATCTGACTTACTTCTCTTATCTGCTGCGTATCTCGACCGTCTATAAACACATCTACTTTGTTCACTAGTGGTGGATTAGCTGCTGGGTCATTTCTAGAATCGATAGCTGCATATTCGTGCTTGAAGAACAAGAAGTCGCCTTCAGCTATCTGTATCTTACGGCCAAAGAGTTCTAGTATCTTCTTGCGATATACAGCATCTGTCCACTTGGCTTCACCACCAGATATTGCTTTAGACACTAGCACCTTGAAGCCAGTACGGTCAAGATATGTCATCTTAGTTCCAGTAGGTATCGATATAGCTTTGCACTGTTCAGAAGCCACTGGAACAGCTGCAGAGCCAAGCATTCCAGAATAGATAGTCGTATCAGCAAGAGTCTGAAAGACATCTCCAGCAGCAGATCTGATTCTAGCTCCGGCTTTGATCGTCAAATTGGACTTCAGAGCAATGTCAAAACCAAATGACACAGTACCAGTAGCTGGACTTCCACCAAATCTGTACAGTGGAGTCCCATCATCTTGAATAAGCGCAGAGCCGATCTTGTCTAGTTCTTCACCAGATTTGCTGTCTAGGTCTAGCATAGCTCCATCCATCTTGATTCTGACAATCGGATGGGCCATGTCATGAGACCTGTCTACTTCGTACTCTACACCTTCTTTGTATGTATGCTCACTAGGAGTGCCAGGTTCTTTGACAAGATATGTCTGCCTTGGCCATGTGTATTTGGAGCATGGTATCAGAGACTGGAATCCATAGCCACCACCCTGAGCATCTGACAGCTTGACGACTTGAAGCTGCTCTTCCCATCTTTCTATCGGACCGACTACGTTGACTCGTCTAGTGCCGTTTACTTTGTCAGACACTCCTCTGTAGGCGTCTTCTGTACCAGCCACGTTTCGCAAGAACGTCTGACGAATGCGCTTCCTCAGTTCTGCGTCAGATTCGGCATCTTTGCCATTAGACGTGTTCAGCTGATTCTCTACTTGCAGATCATAGTTCGAAGTGACATTCGATACGACCTGGTTGATAGTGTATGCATTGACATTGCCAGCAGAGCCTGTTGTAGTGCACTGAACTCTGACAAAGACTTCATGATCGTATTGAGCTAGAACAGACGAAGATGTCGTCTCAAATGTCACCTTGCCATCTGTGACCTGAGTGCCAGCTGGAATAGCTATAGACAGCGTAGCAGGCTCATCTATGAAGAATCGTACTGTTCCTACTGCCCTGATTCCAAGTCTGCGACCAAAGCCAAGCCATGAAGCTATAGCATCAAGTTCTGCACCAGTCTTCGAATCGAGATCGAAGAATGACATGTTGACTTGACTGTTGACATCTATAGCTGCCGCTACAGATGAGCAAGCATCAATGACTTTGCGTATAGGGTCACCAATCTCAGTACTGATCTGCGGGTCAAGATTAGCAAGAGCTGAGCATATCTGTTCTGACCATTCTGCTGAAGTCTTAGCCATCGATTACGACCTTCTCCTAAGTACGACCTTGTTGTAGCTGTTCAGTTCTTGGGGCTGAACGTCTGGCAAAGTCTGAGACGAATTGTATGCATCATTCACAGACACCAATGACATGTCTGGAGTGTAAGTAGTAGCTACTGTCGAAACAGACAGTCTGTATCTGAACTGACCATTCTTGACTTCTCCGCCAGCCTTGACTATCTGCTCTTCTTTCCAAGCTTCATATTCTGCTTGCGAATTCCAGTCGAATATGTATTCAGTACCGTCTTTGTTGACAGCTGGAGCTCGTTTTGGTGTCCTTCCGAACTTGCCACCAGGATAGTTCTCTGGGCAGTCTGCCAATGGGATGTTCTGCCATGCAGACCATCTGATAGTAGAGACTTTCTCGGTCCAATCTGACTCTTTAGCAAGCTCTCCATTCATGTCTACGATCTGATAGTCGACAGATGCTATCTGACTTACAGTAGACTTGTCATAGACATAGTATTCAGAATACTCTTGAGTCCTGTCTTCTACAGCTTTTCTGACTTCTGTCTTTTCTCCAAGACTAAGCTTCAAGAACTCGTCATAGCCGTATGCGCAGTTGCTTCCAAACATCTGGACTTTAGATGCTAGCTTGCTGTTGTCGACTGAATTCGTCAGAGTCTTCTGCACTTCAAAGTAAGAAGACGAAGCAGATATCGATCTGATGTCTTTCTTCTTGTAAGCCTCTATGCCATTGACATCTATTGTGACTACTGTCTCAGATGGCTTGAGTCTGTCAAGAACTCTTAGCAGAAGCTCTTTCTGCTGCTCTGTCACTTGTTTGTTGTAAGGGCAGATGACAACTTCATTATATAGAGTATACCCTAGACGACCAACTGGGAAGCTCTCTTTCTTGTATCTCCAAGTTTCGTAGATGTCGCAATCGCAATAGCATATTGCCATGACTGCATATCTGAAGCCCTTGACAGTGCCACCAGAATTGAGAGCATGCATCAGCTCTACAAATCTAGCTTTGTACCAAGCTTCTTTGACAAGAGCCTCTGACACTTCGTCTGCAGTAAGGATTGCATCTGAGACATTGAAGACGGTAGTCTCTTTGTAGATTCTTGGAAGACCATATATAGATGCGAACAGCTGATCTACGAAGCCAAGCCAAGCTGTCTCTACTCCACCATTCAGCCAGTCTCTTACAGACTTGTACAGAAGACCACCAAAGCCAGACTTTCCGCACAAAACCTCTATGATATGACGAAGATGCGAAGTCGGTGACTTGTCATAGACGTTGTCGTCAAGATGCGCCATCAACGAATCTAGATTGATAGATGACACTAGTGGAAGAGAAGATGGTATGAAGACCATGTCTTCTGCACTGTCTCGATCTCCACCGTTGAATGGATCGCCTACTGCCATAGAATGTCACCTCCCTGTCATATTCATTATTAGAATAGTTCTCAGTATGTTCTCAGAGTTACGAGGTTGTTCTCTGTGATACTCAGATATCATATATGGATAATTATATACCTATACATTTTCAGAATCGCAGAGATAAACGTCGTAACTCTATCTGAACTGTCCTGTTCTAAAACCTGCAAGTCTTTCAGTAGTCAGAAGAGCTACGTCTTGAACTTGCTTCATTCTACGATTTCTTCTTTGTGCCCAGTCGAATATTGGCACAGACTCATCATAGACTACGAAGGGCTGCTCATCTGAGACTAGAGATGCTCGCATGCCATCGTAGACTATATCTGTTATCGGATTTGACTGGTCTGTTCTTGACAAAGGCACTTGGGCACCTATTCTCTGGCTTTCTCCAAGACGTCTGTATCCGTCTTTGAGAAACCCGTCATTGAAGTTGCCCTTGACTTGCCAAGATTCTGTGATTCTGGGCTTCAGGCCTTTGTCAGTGACATCCCAGCCGTCTATTCTCAAAACGAAGTCTTTAGTATGCAGATCTACATCTGGAGCAAAATTGCCTACAGCGTCAGCAGTATCAAACTCACCACGTTCTTTGTCATACTGAGACGTCGACTTGATAGCTGAAATGATAGCAGATGTGAACAGCGCTAGTCTTATGCCATGCTTGTATGTAGTTCCAAAACAGCAAGGGCATATTCCGCCTGTAGTGTCAGACTGACCATAGACATCATCATAGCACCATTTGCATCTTTCAATGTTTGCAGGAACATTGTTGCTGTTCCACATCTCACAGACTAAGACTCGTTCACCAAGAATCTGGTTTGCATCTTGAACCCATTGAGAGAACGTGTTCCTAGTATGCTGCTGGTCAACTCTTACTACTGTCATGTCAGATGACTTCCTGTTCTAATGACACTGTAGTTCCAGCCATCGTTCTGACATAGACTGAACACCACAAAGCGTCATTTTTGAAGTAGCTAGTCACAAGCAGAACTTGCACTATGACTTCAGACTTAGAGAAGTTCTCAGGATGTCGATCAAACTGTTCAGCTTGCTGAAGTATGTATTCGTTGACTACTCTTCGCAATTCAGATTCGACTTGATACTGGAACTCTTCTGTCTGAGGACTGCCAACCATGTCTTGAAGTCTAGCTCCATACTGTGGATGGAATCTGTCGACATGCAGAGATTCAGACACCCACAAGCCTAATGCTTGCACAAGCTTGTCTGAACCAGTGATGACAGTGCCACGTCTGTCAGAGAAGTCTAGATCACCATTCTTCAGTTTCAGAGTGTACAACTGTCATCACTTTCTTTCAACATGCCTATGATCAGATCTTGATGACCTGACCAGGATAGATCAAGTTCGGGTTAGCGATACCATTCTTAGCAGCAAGAGCCTGATAAGTAGTGCCGAACATTGCAGCAATACCAGACAGAGTGTCACCAGACTTGACTGTGTAGGTGCGGACCGAAGGAGCTGCTGGGGCAGAAGCAGCACCAGAGATCTTCAGTACCTGTCCAGGATAGATGACATTAGCATTGACAATGCCATTCAGCTTTTGCAGTGTCTGCCATGTAGTGCCATACTTGGCAGCAATGCCTGAAAGAGTGTCACCAGACTTGACTGTGTAAGTAGCGCCAGAGCTTGGAGCAGGTACGGCAGAACCTGCAACGCCATTGACTTTCAGTACCTGACCAGGATAGATCAAGTTCGGGTTAGCGATACCATTGAGCTGTGCAAGAGCCTGATATGTAGTGCCAAACATAGAGGCGATGCCAGACAGAGTGTCGCCAGACTTGACTGTGTAGGTGCTAGCAGCAGGAGTTGGCGCTGGTGCAGGAGAAGGAGTTGGAGCTGGTGTCACAGATGTAGAAGTTCCAACATACTTGTCCCAAGCAGCTCTGTCGCCATAGAACTTGTTCAGATCGAGATTGCCATCGTAGCCAGGCAGTCTACCAGAACTAGAATACTGACGAATAGCGCAGGTATATGCACCTTCATTCCACGGAGATTCTTGATAGCCAGTAGCATTCATGTTAGCATACTGAGCAATCCACAGACCTCTGTTTCCAATGTTCTGAACTTCATTCAGATAGCCAGCTGAAGTATAGACAAGCGGTTCGGTCTTAGTGCGTTCTTTGACTCTGTCGCAGAATGTTCTGATCCAGTTCTGAGACGCTGCACCAGACCCAAATAGATGGTTATTCTGACCTTCCCAATCAAGACACCAAATGACTTTGCCAATCCAGTTAGAGCAGTTGTTGACAAAGAAATCTGCTTCTGCTTTAGCATCGCCTGCATTAGCATAGTGATATATGCCTACAGCTTTGCCCAAAGACAGAGCTTGCTCTACCTGACGAGAACAGTCGCCAGATACGTAGTATGTTCCTTCTGTGGCTTTGCAGATCACAAAGTCACAAGGAACAGCAGAAAGATCTATGCCTCTCTGCCAGTTAGATATGTCAATGCCATTCATATATGCCATGTCAATCACCTTTCCATTTCTATTGTTGGTTCAATGATCATTCTATGTTAAATTATGACAGAATTAAAGAAGATGAAAGCAAAAACCGTCAGATGTTAGACTTGAAAAGTTTTTCTGTAAGATGCATCCTCTGCCATTCAGGATCTGTAGCCTTAACTTTCAAATGAGCATTGTCAAAGGGCGTTCTAGTAAAGTTCTTGAACAATGAATAGTATGCATCTTCCAATTCATCTTTTGTGCCAGAAGCTACGAACTTCAATTCATCTTCACCAGAATCGGACTTTATAGGATACGGATAGAACTGCAAAGCACATTCAATAGAATTGCCTTCATCAAACAAAAACTCAAATGCAGTATCTACAAACTTAGAACTGTCTTTCGGTATCTTGCTAATGTCTGTGACTTTAGAAAGATCTTCTTCTACTTCATCTACAGATACGAAAAATTCAAATTCATAGATCTTTGGATAGTCATAAGCTGTTTTTTTTGCTTGCAAGTCTCATGCCTGCAAATACTAGATCTCTGTTTGTTGTCATAATCATTCTCCTTCAGAATATACTATCATTGTCTAAGGCGTCTTGTACTGTCTTCAAGACAGAATACAGGTCATAGCACGCAGATATGTCTACTTGTCTGGCTTTGCTAGAATGCTTACTATACAGAAAAGCATCAGATGCTTCATTGTCATTGATGTCTATATTGACAACTGCATATTTGTTAGATTTGACAAGCATCATGTCTGGAAGTTCATCTTCTTTAAGATTGAAGTCATCCATATAGCTAGCAATCTCTTTTGTAGAAGACAAGAGCCTCCACTTATCTGCAATTGCATACTGAATGTCTTTGTCAAAGTCTTCTTCAGACCCTTCGTATGCAGACATTCTCTTAGAACTTTCGACAATACTGTCTACAGAATCGTCAAAGACCGCATCATCTAGATTCTGGGTTTCTGTATTTTCTGAATCAGAATCACTGTCTATGACTTCATAGAACAGAGCTGTCTGATCTGCTGGCTCAGCTACAATTGAAATCTCGTAGAAATTGACATCTCGCATGATATCATAGACTAGATGACCGTCTATTTGAGTGCCAATCAGATTCGGACATGCTTTACATTCGCATGGATGACAGTCATCGAACTCTCCGCCACAGTTAGAACAATATAGAGTGCAGTTGCACCCCATAGACACAGCTCCGAGAGAACCATCAAGAATCAGATCGCAAAGCTCTTCATATGCCTTGTCTATCGCTAGCAGCAAATATACTACGCCTTCGTCAGTGTCATAATGAACTGCTGCTACATAGCCACGACTTCTAGAACGGTCGATGCCATCATCATATTTAGCAGGGTCGTCGTCTGTCTTAGTGTAAGTATGCTCGACAAAGACATTCGTACACCCTTCGTATGTCAGCCAAGCTTTCTCAAGCTCTGTCTTTTCAAAGCAGTCTAGATTGACATTGATTCGAGCAGAGCATGCTCTAGTCTTGACAGCTAGATATCCGTCTGGTATGTCATATTCTTTTTCAAAGAACTCTGTCTTGAATGTCATTGTACGCTATGCCTCGTTTGAAAGAGATGAGAAAGTTTTGCTGACTACATTGCTAGACTATTTAGATTCGACAGCCTCAGAATCTGTCTTAGAGCCAATCCCTTCAAGACTGTCAAGCCATTTGTTAGTGACACCGACAGACTTGAACAAGCGATATGCTACCTGTACGCCACCAATTACAGCGAAAACCGCTGCAAGAACTTCTTCTGGAGAAGATGGCATGCCAGAAGCAAAGGCTGTACCAAGACCGCAAGCTGCTGAAATAGCTATTGCTAGCCAGCTAGCTACATTAGAAGATACAGCTTTGTTCTTGATGAGATTGACTGCAAATGGCAGAATCACAGAGACTATGACTGCTGCTATCACTGTTCCATATGTCATTGTTCTTCCTTGCTAAGATCATACAGTCTGATTGTCATAGTATAGTTTGTTCGCATCTTCTCTCCACCGTCTCTGAACAGCGTACCAACAATGACTTTGCTGTTGTCATCTTCAAGCACGCCACCCTGGACTATGCCGTCCATCAGATCTTTCTGAGTCAGTTCGAAGTTTGGTGGATCGAATCTGTGATTAGTCTTGTTTGTGACGTCGACTACACAGAAACATCTTGTCATAGTCTTGCCAGAGTATGTCTCAGCAGCTTTCTTGCCCAGTTCTACAAGCTTAGCTTTCTGTTCGTTGCGTTGCTTGTTCAGCCAGATCTGCTGACGCCAAGTTCGTCCATATCCAATGTTGTTGCTGTTTCTTACGCAATCGTCATCAAGTATGAATTTGTGCCCCCAGACTTTGACATTGTCTGGCAAGACTATATTCAGATCTTCTTCTAGTTTCAATTCCATATAATTATATTATATCAAGAGACTGTGAAAAACTAGAGTCTTTCTGTGAAACTTCTAGGTTTTGCATTTGATTTTCAATATGAATTATAGCTTGTATTTTAGTTCTTCCAGGCTGGTGGTATGACATTTGGAGCATCACGATTGAAACGATTATAAGCTACAACTTTGTCTACATTCCAATGAGAACAGTCTAGCGTAAGATTAGAACAGTATTGGAACATGCTTTGCATATTTGTCACTTTGCTAGTATCGAAGCTAGACAAGTCTAGAGTTGTAAGATTTGAACAGCCATAGAACATCAAATCCATACCTGTCACATTGCTAGTATCAAAGCTAGACAAGTCTAGAGTTGTAAGATTTGAACTCTCTTTGAACATGCTATTCATGCCTGTCACATTGCTAGTATTGAAGTTAGACAAGTCTAGAGTTGTAAGAGACGAACAGCTGCTGAGCATGTTATACATATTTGTCACTTTGCTAGTATCAAAGCTATGCAAGTCTAGGTTTGTAAGAGACGAACAGCCATAGAACATCGAATCCATACTTGTCACATTACTAGTATCAAAGCTATGCAAGTCTAGGTTTGTAAGAGACGAACAGACACCGAACATCCATTCCATGCATGTCACTTTGCTAGTATCAAAATTAGACATATCTAGGTTTGTAAGAGATTGACAATTGTTGAACATCCAAGAAGTGTCTGTGAAAGATACTTTGTCTACTGCGATAGCTTCTTTAATGCTAGACAGTATAGAATTGAAGACAGACTGATAGTTGTTTTGATAGTTCAGTTCAGTGAAGACACTGTCTACGTTATGACCTTCTGGGTCTTTGTCTCCTACAGAAGGTACTGTCTCTCTGTTCCAGAATCTTAGAGTACCCGTACTATTGTCAAATGTAGCAAACTGTGTCTTAGACTTTTCATAACTGTACAAGTCGCCAGTCTCAGGATCTATGTTCCAGTCATCTACTAAAGAGTCTTGGGTGGGTGGGGCAGTCTGCACTGTTAGCTTAGAACCTCTTACGCCAGCATTGCCTGGTTCACCTTTTATGTTAGCTGTCTTAGTCCAATTCATTTGTTGTTCTCCTTGCTTATAGTTTTGCTGTACGTTTCCAGTCAGATCCAAGTCTATGAAAGACATGCTGCGCCTGGCCTTCGTCTATCTGGTTCTTCAAATCTGACCATCCAGAACCAGATCGCTTTCTCAGACCGCCATTCGAGTCAAGTGACTTCCAGCCACTTTTGTTCACAGCCCATGGAAAGTATGGCCAAGACAAACGCTCTGTAGATATTGACGCGTCAACACCTGACCGTACTCTTGCAGTTCTGTTTTGCACATAATCTCTAACGAATGATCTAACGATCGGTATGCTTTTCAATGTCCCATCTGCATTGAAGTCGTTAGCATTCAGTGCTATTGTATGAGACTGAGCGCCCCTGATCTCTTGTCTGACAGTCATTGGCGCATCATCAGAAAGAGCTACGCCATAGATGACGCTATTCGGTATTTGTCCACCAGAAATGCTTGACATCTGCTGAACTACTTGTCCGTAATTCTCTACTTGACCATATGGCAAGCTTGGTCCAGTACCATTGAAGCCAGTGCCATTCCACATAAGACCAAAAACATTGATGAAGCCCCAACCTTTAGCAACACCACCTCTGTATGTAGAATTGTTGCTTGTGATAGTCACCGTCATAGCATTCTTAGCATCGTTGACTTCTGCAACTAGCTGTATGTCGATATCTATCGTGCCATACCCACCAAAGCCTGAACTCTGCACGAAATGCAGACTACCTCTAGCGTAGACCATCTCTCATCTCCAATTCAAAGAAGACAAAGTCTTCTAGCTTTCTGTATTCTAGCAGAAGAGACTGCAACAACTATGCTTGCTCGTCTTATTCTGCTAGATAGCATGTCTGTCATTGAGCCTTGATGTCGTTGTCATGCAAAGAACGAGAACGAATAGAGTTGGCGACAGTATTGTCATCGACCGAAGATGTAGAGAAGATGTTGAGATCTGCAATAGGAATCTTCTGCCAAGAATTGTTGCCTTTGCCCCAATCGACTGTGCCATCAGAATTGATAGCAGCTCCACCCCAGACTTTAGCTATAATAGCTTTCAGTGTATTGTCATGTCTAGTCAAGATGCTGTTGACAGTCGAGACATTGTCATCGACGTACTTCTTAGTAGATGCATCATGTGCTACAGATGGATCTTCGACATTCGTTATTCTTCTGTAGAAATGACTGTTCTCATCATTATAGTATCCGACAGATACTGTATCGTCAGCATTTGTCACAGAAGCATATCCAATAGCAACAGAATTTTCATTCTTTACAGATGCCCCTCTGCCTATTGCTGTACCGTTTTCATTTGCTACAGAACCTCTACCAATAGCTATGCCAGAATCGCCTGAAGAAGAAGCTGCAGGACCTATAGCTATACCATTTGCTGCAGTAGAAGCAGACATTCCAATAGATACTGCATTCGCTCCTGCTTTGATTCCAGAACCTATCGCAACAGCACCCGCAGCAGAACTGACAGGGTCTGTAGCTACTGTTACAGCATTAGCAAGAGTTCTATATGCATTTTCCTGAGACAGAGTTTTGTTTGTCAGCGTTATGTTGCTAGAAGTATGAGATATCGGATGGTTGAGAATGTAGTGATCGCCAGAAATAGCCTTCCAGTCTTTGTCTTTCACAGACTGAATGACATTCTCGTTCTGAGTGGTTCTCGATTCTAGATTCGATATTCTAGTTGTGTTGCTAGAGATAGCAGTGGTAATGTCTGTAAGCTTGACATTAGAACCGACAGACTGGAAGTTCTTCATGATAGCTATCGTGCCATCTTTAGCAGTCTTGTCTTTGTCCTGCTTGTTCTGTTCGAGATTTGTGACTCTAGATGTCAAGCTAGTCAGATCGGTATTCTTAGCAAACTGACTGACATCGTAATACGTCTGATTACCATTTGCATCTGTACCGTAGACTATGTTTGTGTTCGTAGTCTTCTGAAGTGTCTTAGATGTGTTTGCGATGTCAGTCAGATAGACATTGTGCTTCGTGACAGTCTGCTGAATGCCATTGACCCAGATGCTCTGAATGCCCTTCATCTCTTCGACATCGTACATCTTGTCTCGACCATCGCCATCTGTACCATATAGTTTGTTCGGTACCATATGACGATCAAGCTTCCTAGTCAGATCGATGTCTGCTATCTGATTCTTGACTACAGATACGCCATCTACTCTAACATCAAGAACAGGAACACCGTCGAACTTGTCAAAGACTATCGCATTTGAAGCTTGTCCAGCTTCATCGTCTGGATTGACTACATATAGAGAGTACGGATATGCAGCTTTGAATCCTTCAGTGACAAGAACATCATAATCCGAATGGTTGACAGACTTCGGTTCAAGCCTAGTCAGAAGAGTGCCAGTGACAAGATATGCTACAGCATCGTCATCAAAATTCATGCCAATGAACATAGTCTGAGCATTGTCTCTGAAGACGCCTACTAGACGCATGTCATCAACATATTGCCATGGTCTTTGAACTTCTTGTCTAGTCATGCAGTCTTCTCCTCTTCGAGACACTCGACTTTGTCTTCAAGCAGGTCTATTCTGCTGCTGATAGACTTTATTGCAGTGTTCGTGCTTTTAGAATTTTCAAGAATAGATTCTATAGCAATCTGATTCGAATTCATTCCAGTCGATATCAGATCAAGCTTGTCATTCATCTGCTTTCTGAACGGCTCTTCAGAATTGTTGATATGACGATCTAGATTCTTGCTTATAGAATGAATGTCATCTATCTTTTCAGCGTTTGCATCATGCATGTCAATATCTTTCGCTTCTTTGTCAGACAGGGAGTTCTGAGCTATAGAGGTCAAGACTGCAGACGCTACACCAACGACTGCTACAAGTACTGGTGATGACAGAATAATGTTCAACAGTTCTGGATTCATGTTGTCTTTCTTCCAATCCAGTTCAAAGAATTGAGACGATACAAGAACATGCATGGCAATATTAGCCTTACTGCCATTCCAGTAGAAGTAGCTGTCTCAAAATGAAGTGTCACGAACAGTAAGAATTCTGCAAGAGCTGTCGATATGACAATCTTCAATACAGCTTGTTCAAGCGCTTTCTTTTCAGAGAAAGCTAAGACTAGGCAAGCTAGATCTAGAAGCATGATGACAATGTCTACAAGCTTCTCACCAAGCATTGTCATTCCAAAGACCTGATTGATTCGTATCACCATTGCCATCATGTACATCAGAAACACAGAGAAATGATATGCCTTTTCTTGCTTTTCTGACTTTCGCCGTTCTTTCCTGCTTCTCATCTAGCATAAGCCCCTTCGTCTCCAGGCACTGACATGTCTACATCTATCTGTCTTACGATATCTAGAATGTCATTCCTGTCGAGTGCATAGATAACGTTTGCATCAAATGAGAGAGATGACGAAAAGACTTTCTGGCCTTCACACCATGGTACGCTGTTCGATATAGAGTCTGGACCAAGCTGTATGCTGTTCAGTATTGGCTGAATCTGAATGTTCTTAGCTTTTGTCAGTTCATGTGCGAATGCGAAATGCTTTGGCTGAGTGTATGCGAACAGAAGCATGTACAGATATCCGTCTTGCAGTCTGTCTCTCTGTATCGATGACAACGCAAACAAGTCTACGTTCACTCTGACTTGAATTTCTGCTGTCTGATACGGAGAAACTTGACCGATAGTGAAGTACCTAGATATGTTCTGCCAGTTTGTATTGCCGAATGACACAGCTATTCTGACGATAGGGAATTCAGTCTTGACTACTGGAAAGTCTTCAAGAACATGACTCTCTATCTTAGCGTCTTTCATAGACTTGTCTAGACTCTTCCAGAAAGAGTCTGAAAGTCCAGCTCTGAACGCTCTGACAAAAGCTCTTTTTGTCTCTGTCTTCAGGCCATGAAGTCTGTCAAGCTCTTTCATCCGATGCCTTTCAGTATGTCAGATCGACATAGAATGTCACGTAGATCCACAGCGTTGGACGAATGATGGAGCATCTGAATGTGACATCGATGATTTCTGGATTGCTCTGGCGTCTTGACACTTCAAGACTGTCAAAGTCGTACAGATAGTTGATCTCCTTCTGCTTAGTCAAGAACAGATTGACATCTGCATCGATCTCAGAGACTAAGACGTCTGTAGACGGCTTTCCAATGTACGGATCAAGCTCAGCTCTGATAGCACCCATCAAGTAGTTGTAGATGCCACCGAATGTCCAGTCAAGAAGCTGAGACTGCTTCGTCACTACAGAATGACGAATCTTGAGCTGACCATTGATCATTTCAATGACGCAGCATCCTGCTTGAGCAAGAGTGTTCTTCTCTTCATACAGATAAGACTGAGTGCCATAGAAGCCTGTCACGACACGTCTTGTCAGAGATAGATCGATGGGAGTAGCCATAGCAACGCCTGCAACAGCTGCAGCATACAGCCAGCCAGGCAGATTGACTGAGTTTCTAGAATCTGTCACATAGACAGGTGCAATAGTGTTCGGAATGAACATGATGAACTCAGAATCGAGAGTAGAAGCAATTTGAGTCAAGCCTGCAACTGTGTAAGTAGTCTTAGTCCCATCAAGACCAAAGATGCCTCTACGTTCTAGTTGATGCTCTTCGCACCATCTGATGTGGTCTCTGACGTTTGTCAGTTCTGCAGCTGTAAAGCCAATTGGGACTACGATAGCTATGTCTTCATGAAGCTTCAGCTTGTCAAGAGCTTCATCGATAGTCTGAGATGGAAGAGACTTGTCTGCAGGTTCATAGACTGGAATGATGCAGATAGTAGAGGCACCATTCTTGAATGCAAAGTCTGCAGCGGCTGTCATTGGCGTCTTGATAGTGTTGTCATCATTGTAAGCAGCGCCATAGTACGAAGTGATAGATGCTAGCGTGAACCACTTCAGTGGCTCGAAGAAGTCATCTGGAATGTATTCGTAGCTTATTAGCAGCGCTTGAGTCTTGATGTCTTTGTTGATGACTGTGACTGAAAAAGTCGCATTTGCTTTGTCTACAGCGAGAGTGTAGTCAGTATCTTTGACAAGCTCTTTGCCAGAGTAGTCTTTCAGCTTCACAGAAGATTCGACTAGATTCTTGACATTGATGACTGCAGTTGCACCATTGCCAAGCACTCTAGAAGTCTCTCTAGACAGATAGCTGTCGACTTTTGTCACTAGCGCCACGACTGATGGCTGAACATATTCAGTCGTCCCCTGATAGTCGACTTCACCATTGACGATGACCTGCGGTGGAATGTATGATGGCTTTGCCATTTCTTTAAGTCTCCTTGTATCTTAGCTCTGAATGTCAGCGACCGACTTTGTTCTGATTCTTAACTTGTTCCTGTGTACGAACATACTTGCAAGTGAATGTGTAAGAAGCTTGCTTAGCGCCACGATTGTCGATGTGCGGATTCTTCTGTCCATTGACGATCACTACGCCATCATAAGTGTAGACCTTAGATGGCACGCCAGACAGATCTACAGTTATCCAGTTGATCTGCATAGCACCATCTTCAAGCTGCTGATTGAAGATGTCTACTAGATCGCCTGCATTCTTGAACTTCTGATTGAAGATCGTAGCCCATACACCAAGATCTCTCAAGCCATACGTAGTGAATGTGAATGTGCCAGAAGAGATAGCCATTGGTGGAATGATAGTGCGAGGTCTCTGATCGTTGATAGTCATGACATCAAGCGGCTCGCCCAAAGCAGGCTGTCCACTGTCATTGAAGTCAGAGATGAGGTCTAAGACTTGTCCTTTGTATGTCAGGACGCCAAAGCCAGCGCCCCATAGTTCGTAGTTCTTAGCAACGTAAGTGTTGATGTCTGCCATTATGCAGTCCTTTCGTACGATGGCAAAGCGATTCAGTAAGTGACAGTTCTAAAAACAATCTATATCTATTATCTATTCTATCAAAAACTGTCTAGTTCTGCAGCAGTATCTGTCATTTTGCTTTACTTTTCGACAGTTCTGTATACTATTGCTGAACTGAAGACTAGAAAAGCCTGCAGACTATGTCTTGCAGGCTATAAAATTGTCAAGTCTATAATGTCAGAACAAATGGTTTGCTAAACTGCTTGCATAAGAATAGCATAATGTCATATCTGCTATTTCTTTTCTCCTATAATTGTTTCTCAATATATTCTAGAAATAATGAGGTTTATCTCTATGAACTTTTCGTATCATATATGGATAATTATATATCTTCATATTTCTAGGTTCACAGAGATAAACG